CAGTGTGTGATGCAGCATTAACTACACCGGTATAAACACCAGTAGAATTAGCAATTGTACTTGTACCAACAGTGTGTGATGCAGCATTAACTACACCGGTATAAACACCAGTAGAATTAGCAATTGTACTTGTACCAACAGTGTGTGATGCAGCATTAACTACACCGGTATAAACACCAGTAGAATTAGCAATTGTACTTGTACCAACAGTGTGTGATGCAGCATTAACTACACCGGTATAAACACCAGTAGAATTAGCAATTGTGCTTGTACCAACAGTGTGTGATGCAGCATTCATTGTTCCTGTAGTATAAACACCAGTAGAATTAGCAATTGTGCTTGTACCAACAGAAAACAACTGTGCGTTTACAGTTCCTATATGATATGCCCCAAGAGTATTAGCAATAAAAGCAGTTCCAATATTATATGCGAAGGCATTTACAACAGTAGAATTTGCAACGAATGATGTACCAACAGTATGTGATGCTGCATTCATTGTTCCTGTAGTATAAACACCAGTAGAATTTGCAATTGTTGATGTACCAACAGTATGTGATGCAGCATTCATTGTTCCTGTGGTATAAACACCAGAAGTATTTGATATTACTGAAGAACCAACTGTTATTAAAGCAGAATTTACTGATACAGAAGAATTTACAAAACCTGTTATTGTTGTATTTCCAGCAGAAAGTGTTGTAACATCACTAACTGCACCTGCTAACGATGATGTTCCGTTTACTCTAAATTTGTGTGTTGGTGCAGAATTTGAAATTCCAACATTTCCAGAAGTTGTTATGTAAAGAGTTGTTCCTAGTGTGGTTACATTTTGAGTAGATGTTATTCTTAATACTGATAAATTTCCACTAAAACTTGCATTTGAAGAAACACTGAGATTAGTTCCACTAAAGGATATATTAGGACTAGAAAAAGATGTATTAGAATTAACGACAAAAGTGTTTGTTGATATAGTAACAGAACCAATAGTATTTGTAAAAGAATTGTTGGAACTATTAAATACCAGATTTCCATTAAAAGTAACATTTTCATCATCACGGACATATTCTGAAGGTATAAGACCCGGAGTAAGACCAAAAGAAGTCCAATATGCTGAAGTTCCGTCAGAAGCAATAATTTCATTTGTATTTCCCGCAACACCATCAATTAATATTGTTCCACCAATAGCCAAATTTCCACTGGTATGAAAACCAGAACTATTTACTAAAGATGCTCCATTTACATTCAACCCTCCAGAAGTAATCAAAGTATTGACAAGATTGTTTCCAACAAAAACCGTTGTCGTATTTTGTAAACTACCACCAGTTCCAGTTGTAGTATTCCCAACAATAAAAGTATTAGACCCAACAAAGTTAGTATAAACACCAGTAGAATTGGCAATTGTTGATGTACCAACAGTATGTGATGCTGCATTCATTGTTCCTGTGGTATAAACACCAGTAGAATTAGCAATTGTTGATGTACCAACAGTATGTGATGCTGCATTTATTGTGTTAGCATTTATAGATATTGCATTAACACTTGTTGAATTTATAGTACCGTAAGAACTGGCATTAATTGTTGTTGCATTTATAGTAGTAGTAGTGATGGTAGTTGCATTGACAAGACCAACATATAACCCAGTTGCATTTGCTGTGACGGTGGTTGATACTTGTAAAGAAGTATTTACGAATCCAGTTCCGTTGACGGATAAAGTATGTGTTGGTGATGTATTATTGATACCAACATTAGCACCTGATGTTACGATTACGGTATTTGCTACTGTAAGTCCTTTGCGGACTTCAAAGTTCTTGTCTGCCAAGTTCCTATTCTCCCTTGGTTAGTGTTTTTATTATTATTTATATTTATGCTGCTAATTTTGCTTTAAGTTGTTCTACTTCTTCTGATAATTCTTGTATTGCTTTAATTAGAATAGGAAACATTTTCATTGGATCTGCTTCCCATTTATCGGGATTTTCTTTATGAACTAATCTGGTATATTCAGCATAACCAAATTGTTGTTCTACTTGATCCAATTCTTGTGCTATGAAACCAAAATCTTTTTTACCTTTTCTGGTTCTATCTCTGGTATTCCAATCAAACATAACTGGTCTAACTGCTTTGATATAATTGAGACCAACTGGTATATTTTGGATATTTGTTTTATCACGGATATCTGATAGAGATGAAATGGAGGTATCAGCACAACGAAGATTACTTATATTAGCATCACCTAAAGTAAATTCGTTTGATACTGTTGCTGATGATGGTTGTGCATTATATCCAAGTAATGTATTGTTGGTTCCTGTTGTTATGTTGCTTCCTGCTGTTAGACCAACTGCTGTATTATTAACACCTGTTGTATTTGAAATTAGAGCATGCCGACCAACTGCTGTATTATTAACACCAGTTGTACTATTAAATAGTGCTCCCTGACCAACTGCTGTATTGTAGTAACCTGTTGTATTGTAATATAATGCATTCAATCCAACTGCTACATTATCATAACCAATTGTGTTGGAGTATAACGCATTTTGACCAACTGCTGTATTTTGAACACCTGTTGTATTTGAATATAATGCATTAACACCAAATGCTGTATTGTAGTAACCTGTTGTATTAAGAATTAATGCTTGATAACCAACTGCTGTATTTTGAATACCTGTTGTATTTGATAATAATGCATTCAATCCAACTGCTGTATTGTAGTAACCTGTTGTATTGTAATATAATGCATTAACACCAACTGCTGTATTATTAGTGCCTGTTGTATTGTAATATAATGCATTCAATCCAACTGCTGTATTATTAACACCTATTGTATTTGAATATAGTGCGTTTAAACCAACTGCTGTATTATTAACACCAGTTGTACTATTAAATAGTGCTCCCTGACCAACTGCTGTATTGTAGTAACCTGTTGTATTATTAAATAGTGCTGATCTACCAACTGCTGTATTATAATTGCCTGTTGTATTGTAATATAATGCATTCATTCCGACTGCTACATTACTAACACCTGTTATATTTGAATATAGTGCCTGCAAACCAACTGCTGTATTTTCAACACCTATTGTATTACTTAATAATGCTGATCTACCAACTGCTACATTACTAACACCTGTTGTATTATTATATAAACTTGCAGAACCAACTGCTATATTATTAATACCTATTGTATTACTTAATAGTGCAGTCATTCCAACTGCGGTGTTATGAGCACCTGTTGTATTTGTAAATAATGCTCGTCGGCCAACTGCTGTATTATCAGTGCCTGTTGTATTGTTTGCTAGTGTGTTTTCACCGATTGCTGTATTTCTAACACCTATTGTATTATCAAATAATGCTAGATAACCAACTGCTGTGTTTTCAATACCTGTTGTATTTGCTAGTAATGATCCTCTACCAACTGCTGTATTATTGTTGCCTGTTGTGTTATTTTGTAATGCTTGCGCACCAATTGCTGTATTATCAATACCAACTGTATTTGAAAGTAGTGCTGAACCACCAACTGCTGTATTTCTAACACCTGTTGTATTACTTTCTAATGCAGGAGAACCAACTGCTGTGTTACTAACACCTGTTGTGTTATTTTCCAGCGAATCTCTGCCAACTGCGGTATTATCATTGCCTGTTGTATTTGCATAAAGTGAATTTAAACCTACTGCTGTATTTCTAACACCTGTTGTGTTTGATGATAGTGCTGATCTACCAACTGCTGTATTATCATTGCCTGTTGTGTTTGAATATAGTGCTGATTGTCCAAGTGCTGTATTATCAACTCCTGTTGTGTTTGAATATAGTGCTGCAAATCCAACTGCTGTGTTATCATTGCCTATTGTATTAAATCTTAATGATAATCTTCCAACCGATGTGTTATTACTGCCTGTTGTATTTGCAAATAAAGCACCACGACCAACTGCTGTATTTTCAATACCAATCGTATTTGAATTTAGTACTTCTACACCAACTGCTGTATTATTAATGCCTGTTGTATTTGCATTTAGTGCTGATCTGCCAACTGCTGTATTATCATTGCCTGTTGTATTGTTTGCTAGTGTGCTATCACCAACTGCTGTATTTCTAACACCTATTGTATTATCAAATAATGCTTGAAAACCAACTGCTGTATTATCAACCCCTGTTGTATTTGCACCAAGTGCTTGACGACCAACTGCTGTATTATCACCGCCTGTTGTATTTGTATATAATGCTGATCTGCCAACTGCTGTATTATTAACACCTGTTGTATTTGAAAATAATGCTAGATAACCAACTGCTGTATTATCACCGCCTATTGTATTTGTATATAATGCTTGAAAACCAACTGCTGTATTATTAACACCTGTTGTATTTGAAAATAATGCTTGACGACCAACTGCTGTATTATCACCGCCTATTGTATTTGTATATAATGCTTGAAAACCAACTGCTGTATTATTAACACCTGTTGTATTATCAAATAATGCTTGATAACCAACTGCTACATTACTAATGCCTGTTGTATTATTCTTCAACGCATCAATACCAACAGCAATGTTGGTGCTAGAATAACTAGCACCATCATAATCCAAAACAACCGAACCTTGGATTTTTATTGCCATTTTTTACCTTCTAATATTTACTTTATACCATTCGTAAAAATTGCCAATCCATCTCTTTTCACCAGAATGTCCACAACTTACAACTGGATCAATATAAATCTTTTCACCCATATCAACCCATTTTCTACACATTACAATATCTTCACTAACTAATTGTCCATCAATAACTTGAATGTCAAATACCATTCTTGTTGGTTCAGGTTTATGTGGTTCTTTGTATTCAGGACTTGCTTCCCATAGTTTCAATAAAGCATCTCTCCTAATACGCATCATTCCTGTACCAACTGCATCTACAATTGATAAACCATTATCTTCAATCTTTAGTTGTGATGTTAATTTAACATTGTATTGTTCAAAATCACTTTTCTTAACAACAGGTGCACCAACAATACCAACATCATATTCTAACATCCGAAAGAAATCATTTGGATTCCAATCCATATCACAATCAATGAAGAATAAATCATCAACATTAGAATCTATTGCCATCTTAACAATATCATTCCTTGCTCTTTGAACTAAAGCATCAAAACTCATATAAACAGCAATAACATTGATATTTCTTGTTAAACCAATTTTACAGGTTTCCGATAATGCAGATGCATGCCATACATTCACTTTTCCATCATAAGAGGGTGCTGCAAGCATAACAGTTCGCATTTTAGGTTGTTCAGAAACTTCTGGAGTTTCTGTCTTTACATTTTTCATTTTTTTCATAATCATTCATCCTTTTAGTTCAAATCGTTAATATTAAAATCAGATACTTTTTCTTCGGTTGCTGGTGTATTATGTGCTTCATAGTGAGCATCAAAAATTACATCCATATTTGGTGGCATAAAACCAATCAATTCTGCTTTTGTGAATTGTGATGTTGTTTTGTTAAGATATTCCACATCTTCTGTATGTGGATATGCACGAGACCATGTTGTTCCATCATTTCTTGTGTGTTTGTATATTACTTCAATATCCCACTTTTTGACAATATTGTCAGCAATATTAACTGTGGGTTGTGCTTTTTTAAGTGTTTTAGTTGTTGAGTACTTTGCCATTTTCGACCTCCGTTGGATTACTAGGCATTGTTGATATTACTATTTATATTATCTATTTGCTTTTGTTGTTCTTTAATTGCTGCAATTAGAAAAGCAATTATTTCAATATAGTTAATTGTTTTTGTACCATCTGCTTTTTCGTGTACAATTGAAGGTAGAATTTTCTCAATTTCCTGAGCAATTAAACCATATGAAATGTTTTTATTGTTTTTCCATTGAAAAGACACAGGATTGAATTGATTGATTATATCAATTGAATTATTGATTTGTTGAATATTTTCTTTGAGAGAAATATCAGACACATTATCAAAATGGACAGCAAAGACTGTATTTGAGGAATTTATATTCCCTGCGACATCTAATGGATATGAAGGACTGCTTGTGCCAATACCAACATTACCATTAGCAACAAAATAAACAGAATTTCCTACAGTAAAGGTATTTGATATAGATGCATTGGCATATGTGGCAGAATTAGAAGCACCAGAAAAAGAAGTAGAATTGATACTAGAATTAACAGAACTATTTCCTATTTTTATATCAGAAAATACAGATAATGATGTTAAATTACTACCTGTTTCAAATATATTTGTTCCGTCAGATGAATATAGTTTTCTATCTGTGAGATTGATTGCTAGTTCACCAATGCTTAATGTAGATGTGTTTGGTGCTTTACCAGCAACAGAAGATCTTCGTAATTTGAATATTGTATTGGCCAATTTTGGTCTCCTAAATCAGTATATACTGATTGGCAAATATGCCTACTTAAAAAGTACCAGAATCAGTTGATTGTTCTACCAATAATTCTGATTTCTTTTTCTTTTGTTTAGAATTAGTATTGTTATGTAACCGTTCTAATTCTTCTGTCTGTCTATTTATTTCTATTTGTAAATCTTTAATTTGTTTTTCATAATTAGATCTCTCATTAGAGAACTGTATAACCTTGGTTGTTAGTTCGTGTGCTCCAGTCTCAAGTTCTTGGATTTTCTGCTCTAATCTGCTTGAAACTTCTTTAAACTTGGTTTGTTCTTCTTCCAACCTAGATTTTAACATGTTGTTCTCATTTGTTACCCTTTCAAAAGAGTCTATTGCTTGTTTTCCAATATCTTGTTGATTCTGAAAAGCATGTTGCATTTGTTTTATTTGCTCAATTAAATTATTATTCTTTTCACTGAGAATATGTAATTTAATCTCATAATCAACTTTACTCCTCATGTTTTCAACCAACAACTGTTCTTGTTTTTGTATGTAAAGCAAATGCATATTATCAGAATTTTCGTCCATGTCTCACTCCATAAATTAGTCAGTATAAAAATTATCCGTTATATTATAATAGTGTCTATTTCAAAAACTTCCGCCATCAAGCGCTTCATAAATCAATGCAGAACCATTAGATTGTAGAACCTGTCCATCTGTTCCTAATGAAAGTTTTCTAAATCCATTAGAAGTATTTGCCACAAGAATTTCTTCAGCAGTATATGAATTATAACCAGTACCACCTGAATTTCCTGATAATGGAGAAGACAGTGATATAGTATTAGCAGTAATATCAACATTAAGAGTTGAATTTGCAGTAATAGAAACCACTGATGAATTTGTAAACAAACCACCTGATGAAAGATATGTATTCAGAGTAGCAATTCTATAAGAAGCATTAGCAGTATCAATAGTATTATTACCAGTTAAATCTTGTGTAAGATTGTCAAATAATTTAAATAATTGATCGGTAGCATCTCTAAAAAATCCAGCATGTCTGACAGTAGCACCTCCATCAGTATAAGTACCAGAGAAACCAATATCTAATAAATCGCCTGGATTATTTGCAGCAAGAAGAATCTGGGCATCACCTACAATTAACGAACCAACATTTGTAGTAGTGACATTACCAGAAACAATAAGATCTCCACCAATTTCAACATTTCCATCAAAGTAACCTGTTGTAGAATGGACATTTTGTGTATGGACTTGAGTCCATCTCATGGTATTATTACCAAGATGGTAAGTAACATTAGCAGAAGGATTTAGATTGCCTGTAATAACACCTAGTACAGAGATTGTATCTGCGACATTGTTTCCTAAACTGGTATTACCAATAACTGTTAAATCTGTTGTAATTGTCACATTATTAACAGATAAGTTGGCAGCAGCAGCATCAATTTTTGCAGAAGTGACTGTTAAATTAGAAGAAATTACAGTATTAGTTCCACCAAGGGTATTATTTCCAGTATAAGAACCATTTCTAGAAAGAGTATCTGACATAGCATTTGAATATGCAGAACCAGAAACAGTAGCAGCATATGAAACAGCATTTGAATATGCATTTGCTGCTTTATCATCTGCATAAGTTTTTAATGCATAATCGGATGCAGCAGTTCCACCAAGATTATTTGCATTATTTGCAGTACCAGAATAATTGGTTGCAGTAATAGAACCAGAACCAATGGTTATTGTATTAGAGACAAAAAGAGTATTTGTTGATTTAGTAAAGGTGAATCCAGCAACACCATTTGCCACACCACCATCATTAAATTGAACAAATGTATCTGAACCAGATGTTCCGGTTCCCCAATAAATTGATGTTCCATTTGATACTAAAACTTGCCCATTTGAACCGGAAGAACCATTTGCCCAAATAGATGTTATCGCAGCATTTGCAACAATGATTTTATCTATTTCAGAATTTGCATTAGCAATCAGTGCTTGATTGGCAGTTAATACTCCTGGATTTCTTTTGCCACCAATAGCAACAATTGAACCATTAGAACCAATATAGAGCACATCACCATTTGCAGTGAAAGCAAGTTCACCGTTTGCTAATGATGCAGGAATTGCGGTATTTAACGACCTTTTAATCTGTATTAAATTGGGCATAGGAAATCCTTTTTTTATTTCTTATTTATATTTTTAAAATGTTCCCGCATCAATAGGACCGTCAATATCATCAAAATCCAATTTTTCAACATTGTATGTGTCAGTATTAGCATTATAAACAAGGGTTCCCCCATCTACCTCTGAAGCAGCATTTACATCTGTAAGTTGATCTAATCTCGTTGAAATAACACCTGCTGTTATGCGAGCAGGAACTGTTGGTTCTCCAATATCAACCTTTGTGATAATTTTTGGTTGTGTTTTTAATTTTACTTTAATGGTCATTTAGTAACTTCCGGAGTTATAGTAACAATTCCTTCTAGTAATCTGGTAACATTATTTGAAGTATCAACCAACTCTACATCATACACATATCTTCCAGCAACAATGTTTGCTGTTTGTGCAGATGTTAAAGAAAGAGTCAAATCACCATTTGCTAATGCGGTTGTAAAAGATACAGAGGAGTTTGATAAGTAATGTTTTCTAATTTGACCACGGGCAGTGTATACATCAGTATTAACAGAAACATCTGCTGCTGTTGTTAATGAAATAACTTGAGTAAAAGTTGTTCCTTGATCTATGACTAAATTAATTTTTGCCATTGATGCATTTTTTCCTTGACAATGTTTTTTGTACCTGTATAATCACTGTGTCAGTGAAAACATAATATTAAATAACGATTAGATTTCTTATACCTTTGATTTGGGTATTGCTTACTGTAGGTGTTACATAAACTCTACAATGTGTAGTATTTGAATTAGAACTAAATGTTCCTAATTGTGTATTAGTAATCAATACACCAAAATCATTGATTAAACTATTACCATCTGCTCCTTCATGTAATACCATTAACTTATTTGCTTGATGTGCATTAGCATTATTGTCTTTTATTGTTACAAAGTATTCTGCTGCTCTATGTGTGCTAATAGTAAAACTATCAACCAATTGTGTTGCAGTACTTGTTGTTTGGACATTGAGAGTTAATGATAATACTATTGGAATATTATTGATAGATAATCCTGTTGAATTTACTGTAGTATTTTGAGTAGAATTTCCAACAGATATATTTGTAGTAGATACTTGTATTGAATTTGCAATAGTATTTACAGTTGAGTTTCCGATTGAAATTATAGTACTGTTTGCAACAGTATTTGATGAAGAATTGCCTATAGTAATTGTAGAAGAAGTTATATAGAGATTATCAGTAGAATCTCCTACGGCAAGCCTTGTTCCAGTTATTAGAAGATTTGAAGAAAGTGTAAGAACGGTAGCAGTAGATGTATTACCGCCTCTTAAAGTATTTGCGGTAAGTGTAGTAGAAGTAAATATTCCATTAACAACTGCATTACCTGTTGTTGTATCAGAATTGACTGTTATGACTTTATTTGACATAGCATCAGCAAGATCATTGGTTCTATCTAACCAGAATTGGAATGTTGATCCATTTGATGTATTTGCTACGGAAATTGTCATTTACTTTAATCTTTCTAGAATTAGGTTAAGCATTTGTTTCATTTCTTTCACTTCATTTTTTACATTTTCGATTTCATTTAATTGGTTATCCAATTTTTTTTGTTTTGCTTTTTGTAATTTATATGCTTTTAGAGCAGCGTTATCAGTATTTATGACTGCTCCTGGATTATGTTTATCTCTAATAAAACCATCAGACCGTTTCATTGTTTATCCTCTTAGTAAAACTGAGTATATCACATTTGCAATGCAATTGCTCTTACATCTTGCAATTTTGGCACTCTTACTGCATTATTTGATAATAGAACAATTTTTATTGCAAATTCTTTAAACCCAACAAATCTTGACCCTTCTGAGTTTGTATATTCCACAATTCCATCATCTGGAGAATCTGGATAGATATAATACACTGCTGCTGTGTTTGTTTGTTCTAATCCTTTATCGACCGTAAGATATGTATTGTTTGCAATAGAAGTAACAGTTCTTATAGCAAAATAATCATCTGCTTCTATTCTAATCAATTGTCCTACTGTTATGTCTTCCAAGAAGAAGGTTCCTGTAATATTATGTCCTGTTTCAGATGTAGTTGATGCACCAATGTCAACATTAGCACCATCTCTAGTTTGTGAAAGTGCAATATGGCTGGCATTTGCATAACTTATAAAATAAGAAATTCCTGAAATTAATCCTGTTATTGCAGTGTTGCCAGAATCTACAGAATATAAAACTTGATCTCCTACTCTAAAATATGTATTTGCGTCTGTGATTGTAATAGTATCGTTCGTGTTGTTTACTTGTGTGTTTGCATTAAAATTGTGTTTTTTCGCAGAAATTGCGGTATTGCTTGATTCGATTGATATCCCTCCAGGGAAAGGATTATATATATCAAATCCAGAATTTGCAAATGCTGCATATGGCACAGAATTTACGATAGGTACTGTAAACAAATATTCTTTAAAATCAGATGTATTTGTTTGTGATGAATATATAAAATTGCTATTATTTGCATACTGCAATTTTGTCCATACTTTATCATCAAATGGTTGTGGATCTTCATTGTTTAAAAATTTAGCATATACTTCAACATTAGTTTCTACAGGTCTATATGCTGTAAGATAAATGTTCAAAGACTCTGCTTCTTGTCCGTCTGCCAACACAACTTTTTTAGAAATATATTTGCTTGCTGCATTTCCATATCGGGTGTGTTCATCAGTATTATCATCATTGATAATATTTTGAACAAACATCATTACTTTTCTTGAAAGATTGATTACAGGAGAAATCAAACTATTCTCTGTAGACAATTCAATTTTAAACTCTGAAGATTTATTTGAAGATAAAGAAGTTATTTCATTTGACCTAGACACAATATGTCTTTCATTATCAATGAATTGGTAATCAAGTTCATTGATAACATTTTGGTATTTTGTATCAAATGTGTTTGAATTTGATGTGCCTTTAAATGAAAATGATAAAGAGGTTCTTGTTGGTTCTAATATTCCAAATTTAGGAACAACCGCATGATATTTCAAATTGTTAACAGTAACAATATTAGCATAGGCAACAAGAGTGCTTACATTGATATGGGATGTGTTTGATGCGTCCTGTGGTCTATAAATTGCAATTGTTTTATTTGTTGTATTTGAAAAATATGTTGTAGAATTTGCAGTTGAAGAATCTAACCATAGTGTACCGTTTGCTTCATCAAAATATTGTATTCTACCAGAAACAAAATTTGTAACTAAAGTATTTGCTATTATACTATTAATATTTGCAACATCAACTGATGTTGTGTTAACAGTAAATACTGTATCTCCAATTTCTAGTCTTGTTGAAGAATTTGCTTTAGTAAATCCGTCAACAGTTAAAAATTCGTCATCATCATTTTTAAATATTGCAGTTCCTGTGTTTGAAGTGAAATTTGGTCTATATATATTAAATTTCAAATCTTCTTTTTGAAATGCGGTCCATGTATCTCTATTTGCAGATATAAACATCAATCCAGTATAAGGATTGGAGAAAATTTGTGTATTTGAAGAAACATCATACCCCCCTGTTTCAGCAGTCCATATTAGATATTCTGGACTGTTGCCGTCAGGTTGAACAAAAAATGCATATTGATTTCTTAGTAGGTATACAGGATAATCAAAATTAAATTTTGTTTCCAATGAAGCATTGTTGCTTGTAGAAATTGCACTTGATTCTAAATATGAAGATGCCAAAATTCTCCTTGTGTCTGGCATATTATTTTCCATTTCACAAAGATACACAGAACACCCAAGATTTTGATCTTTGCTTTTAAAATATACACCCACACCTGTCATAAAAACACCAGGAATGTATTCTGGAGGTTCTACATAAAATGATTGTGCGATTGGATCATCGTGTATATATGTTTGTTGTGGAGTATTATCAACAACATCAACGGAAATGCTTTGTATGGTTCTTTCTTTTACTGTTTCTGTGTAATTAAATTCTGGTTGCCTGATATTAATCGTAGTTGAACCTTTTGTCACTGCAATGTTATCTGCTGTAAAGGTTGCTTTTGAGGTTGTTATTTGCGCAGAAGCTCCAATAACTAGATCATCAACATTTGTTAATTGAAATACTCTATCTCCTGTCCTGAATTGTGCTTCAGGAATTCTAAACAACCCGCATACAAATCCATTTGCGTCTGATGTTAATCCCTCTCCCCAATTAAATCCTACTTGTTGTTTTACGACAAGATCTTCTTGTCCTTCGGCTACTGCAATTGGAACACCAGGAATGATTGGAAAATCATCTTCATTTAAATTTCCTTGAACACAATATTCATCTACATTAATATCATCAAAAAATGCATGAAGAGTAGTATTTGGTTTCATATTTGTTGCAACAAAAGCAACAATCCTTGATCTCATATAAGGTTGTACTGTAATATCTTTTACATATGAACCCAAATTTATTTCTTCATTAATAGAATTGATTTTCATTTGCTTTACAATTTGTTGTTGCAAAGTTTCTGTTGTCGTTGTTGTTGTGGTTATATAACCATCAACAACAGATTCTGAAGTAACAGACAAATTCTTAACATTTCTCCAATCTCCATATATTGCCGAGAATGGATTTTGTAATCCTAGTTTGTCCCAAGGCATGTTTGCATATTTTTCCCATGCTGTACTTAAGTCCAGATTTACATTTACGTTTGGTGCTTCTTTACTATCACGATAAAAATCATAAGATGGATATAGTTTTACTCTTCCGTTCCATTGCCATAGTGCTTCTGTTGTATTTCTTACTTTTGTAGCGTATCTTTGTCCAATAGCAACTACTTCATTATATGGTAGTGTTAAAATTGGTCCAGTCATTTGGACGTTGGTAGAATTAGAACTGATATATCTAAAATCGACATCATGAACATCAAAAATAGGTCTGGCAACAGTTTCATCTTTATCAATTGATATTTTATATTCTATATCAGAAACATTACCCAACCCATGAGAATTGAATGGGTCTGCAAATATTCCATTTTTAAATCTATCTAATCCGTTGGCATCTGGAATAGTCAAATCTTTAGCTTGTTGTTCTAATGCATTTAATACCGTATAATATTCTAATCTTCTAATTCTATCTTCTAGAGTTCCAACATCCTTCATAGTATATCTTTTATTTGTCTTTAAGTTGATTCTAATATAATCTATGTTAGGACCATATAATTCAAAATCTTTTCTAGTTGGTGTTGGATATGCTGGAACATAACATTCTGCAATTATGCTTCTATCACCATCAACAAAAGGTGCTCTTGGTAATGTAGATGGTTGTCCTTGTTTTACTGTAAAAACACCATTTGGATCAAGAGTAACCAAATCAATTCGTGGTAAATAATTTTCAATGTCTGCTGTGAAATTAGAATCAGGTGCGATAAAATGCTGTCCAGATGCAGAAACATTGAATGATGTGTTTGATGTTGCTGGATTTTCTGTAGCATCTCCAATTGCAGTTGCATTAACGTTTGCTGTGTTGTATTTTACTGGTCTAAAATCAATAACATTTCTCAAACTAACATTTTGATATGTTGGTATTTCTATTGTTTGTATAGCAGTTGTATTTGCAGTGTTTGCATCATCTATTGGATAAGATTCTACTGAAAAAAATCCAATAGAGGCAGAGGAGTTTGCTGTAAAAACATCTAATTCTACGAGAATTCTTGTTGAACTTGTTATTTCAGAAGAATATTCTGGTTTTACAATTAATCTGCCATGATCATAAAAGGAATCTCTTTGTCCTGTATCTAATTCAAACCAAGTTGATCTCTCTGCATTTGTGTTTGCATATGTTGTTCCAACATATATGTTTTTTATTTTGTGAACATCTACAAGCCCCAAATCCCATGGACCTGTTGTTGTGGTTGTGTTGTTTGAACAATTAATTTTTACATATCTGGATTTGTTAATTATTTTTGGAATAGAAATTGCTTGATTTCTATTAACTGGATAAGAACAATAAACTGTTTGTGGTGTTGTTGCAGAGTCAAAAGATGCTGTTGGTATGTTTACGTTTGCTGTAAATGTTGTGTTAGAAGTTATAGAAATAGATTGAATTGGCAATGGTGATCCAGCAACAAAAAATCTTTGATAATTAGATGTGCCATTACTAAATGGTAATGCAGTATCAATTGTTAAAGATGTGTTATTTGCAATTGAAACAACTCTTCTGATATATGTTTGTGTTGTGTTTGCATATATTCTTATATTACAATTTGCTTCCAATTCTGTGGTAAAATTTGTTCCTGACCCTGTTATGGTCTTTGTGCCTGATGTTACTGCAACTGTGCTTGTTAAATTTGCAGTATATGTACTTGATGATATGCAAATATTATAATCGTCTAAAGAATTTCCTGTTAAAGTTGAACCAGTAGTAGAATTTAATCTTTCTGAAGATGCGCCAGCATATGCAGTATCTATGGTCACAGATATTGTACCATCTGTCGCAAGTGTTGCTTGTTTTATTTGATTGTAAATAAAACTAGTATCTCCTATGCCAGTATTATTGGTCAATCTCTTTATCGCAGATAACCCAGTATCAAAATATGATTGTGTTTTTGTAGATTCTTTTATTACTGCAATTCCATTTTCAAGAATAATGTCTGCTTTTGCTTTCCCAAAAGTTCCATCCATGTACATACTTTTAACATCTGTGGAAAAATTTTTCCCAGAATTCATTCTTATATTAAACAAATATAGATAATATCTAGCATTTGGAGATCCTTTTGTACCATCTTCATGAACAACTGCTCTTATGTTAGCATATCCTACAACAGACCCTGATGGAATCGTTGTAATTCCTTCATATTCAGAAATAGATTTTTGTGGTTGGTCATATAAAGAAATTTCAGACAATTTTTTAAAATCAAATTGTCCCAAATATTCATTACATATGACATAATTTCCATAATTTGCTGTTATTATTTGGTTTTCAGCAACCTCTGTTATTGTTGCTTTCTGAACAGTTACTTTCGATGTTCCAACTTTTTCAATTCTATTTCCTCTCACATATCCTATTCCAGGAGATATTCTGTAACGAAATTGTTGAGAATCGTTTTCATCTAATATAGATTCTACTTGAAAAGGATTGACTACATAATCTCCAGATTCTTCATATGTTTTTCTTGCAAGTTGTTCGTTTAAAACATTATAAAACGGATCATCTTTTTGTTGTGTTGGAAATCCGTTATCAAATTCAACAATAGCAAAGAAATTTTTGTTGTTTGAAGTATCAGTGTTTAATTTGGAAACTAAAGTTGGGGTCAACTTTAATCTATGTGCACCAGGAGCATTTTCATTTGGATATCCTAACGCATTATCCAATAAAGATTCATCTTGATTTTCATCAACAATTGTTTCTGTAGTATCAAATCCAACTACATATGAATCTACATTCGTTGAAAAATCTCTGACAGTAATAACTTGTCTATTAACTAAACTGAAAAATCCTTTTTGATAAATTGTACCATCTGTACATCCAATCAAATAGGCATTTCCATCAGCATCAAATACACTATTAGACGACAACGCATTAATTGTATATGTTAAATTATTAGCATCTAATGTTCCAAATTTGTTCTGATTGGAATTATAAAAATATAATGTATCTCCAGGAGCAAATCTATTAACATCATCTCCATCAAGATCTGTTCCCGTAAAAGTATAATCTAAATAAAATCTATTTGTTTCCCTAAAAGTATTATTTGCATTTTCTTTAGTACCATCTTTCGCAATTCTTATTGTTGCACGAACTGCACTGTTTGATTCTGTAGAATTTGTTACAAGATATGTTTCTTCAGTATTAGATGTTAGTGTGGTTGGATAAATATCAGAAATTAATCCGTTTGCAAATGAAAAGAAATCATCAACCGCAATAAAATGAACATTAGGATAATAAATTATACCAACACCGTCAACAATTGAACCATCTTTGAATACATGATTTCCAAATCTTTCAATTTGAGATTGTAATATTGTCTGTTGTTGTGTCAATTCTCTTGCTTGAACAGCAACAGTAGGTCTATACAAAACTCTATAATAATTCTTTTCTGGATCATAATCATCAAAATATGGTGGGACGTTGAGGTCTTTTTCTAATGCCATTTGTTATACCTGTATAATTATTTTAAATGATTCTATTTGTGAATTTGATCTTTCTGTAGCTTCAATATTTTGAAAATACATAGGATATAAGTCTTTTGTATATATATCTTTTATCGAAGAATATTCAGTTGTCATTGTTGAACTGTTGTTTGAACTATCAATAACAGTTTCTGTATCAATGAAATTTTTATCCCCAACAAGTTTTATTGAAGTTCCTTCAACATTCTCTATTGCTGCAATTTTTGCTTTTGCACCAGAAGTTTGTCCAGTCAGTATATCCCCCACGGTAAATGGAGAAGGGGTTCCGTTGCTCGTTAATGCTGCATTAATTAGTGAATTAAATGTGTTCGCAGTATATGCTCCACCCTTTTCAGCAGTCAGAGTCAATGTTGATGGGTTTTTAATCAATCCTATTTTGTTGTATTTTACATTTATTGGAATTGTTCCTAATTCACTGTTTGCAAAATTAAAATTGAATGATACTCCTTGTGAATAAAGTTCTGTTACTGGATTTGCTCCATGCCCACCAGGAGGAGCAGGAATACAAACAACATTTGCAGCAGTGGCAGTATTTTGTGATGCAGTTGCAACCGGAGATGTTATTATTTGTATGTCTGCTCTGGTTATACCATATCCTTTATTTACTAATTGTATAGTGTGTATGCCTTTTGTAGAAGCATTCACTAATGCAATTGCTGATGGACTTTCATCACCGTCAGTGGAAAATTTTACTTGAGGACCAATATAATATCTTGATATTGATGGTGTTATGTATGATGTTGTTGCAGGACTTGACAACCGAACATATATACCAGATGCATTTGAAAATGAATTGCTAACAACTCTCAATTGTGATGGTTGTGTGTTGGATGTTATATAAATTGAATTGTTCGTATAATAACCAGTTTGTCCTTCAGCAGCACTGCTAATCTGTAATACTGTGCTATTTACTATTCCTAATATTGTTCCGTTGCTGGTTACATCATAACCAACTCCTGAATTTTGTATTGTTACTACATCTATACCAGAATATTCGTATGCAGATTCTACCATTTCTCCATTTGCATATACAGGCATAAATGCTTCTGTTCCAAATCTTTTTACTACTTTATCTGCAATAGAAGTAATATATCTCCAAACATATCCGTCTTCTGTAGTGAATGATGTTGCTTGAATTTGTTCTGGTTTTGCAGTTGATGCAGCACCATTTGCATTGTTGAGGCACTTAAAAATGTTATAAAATCCTCCTTCTTCTGAAGGATTTACAATAACATAAAAATTTGAATTGCCTAATGTTGTTTTTGTATTATCAAATTTGTCATATACTGTGTTTGCTGCCCAAGTAATTCTTCTTATTACTGGAAAAATATCAGTATTAGTTATTCTTTTGCCAAATAACATTGTCCAATTATTAAAAAAATAAGAAGTATATTCATCAGAAGTTTCTATAGGAATTGTATTTCCAGTCCATTCGTCCGGATTGGCAGCAAACCCGTAATAATATGAACTGCCTGTCTGTATAGACTTAATGATATCTTCTACCATCGCAGTTTTAAAATGTGGTGTTAATTTTCCCATTATCTTCCTTTAAGATCCTATAGACATCCAAAATACATTTGTAGATGTTGCATTAGCAGTTCTTATAACAGCAACAGTATTATTTACACTTTGTACAGATGCTTGATATGTAGCAACACTAGTATTACTAGTTGCAGTAACAGACCAACAATTTGTCGTATATGCTGAAGTAAATGTAGCATTGCCGTCACTGCTATTTGCAGAAACCCATCCCCAATTTAATTTAAGTCCATTTGGTAAAAATGTATATCCGTTTGCTGCTGATGTAGAACTGCCTAGAGTTAATCCAGTATTTGTCGCAACATTTGCAGTTTGTACAAACAAATAACTAGAGTTTGAAAAAACATTTACTGTAGAGTTTCCAATAGATATGGAATTTCCACTGTATACAGCAGAAACACTAGTATTGTTATTTAATGTAATTTGTCTAAGTGTTATTTGTGTGTTTACATTAGTATTTGAAATGTGTATAGAATTTGATGTTATGTTGTTGTTTACAGAACTGTTACCTATAGCAAATCTATTCCCAACAATATTCACATTTGTTGATGTGCCATTACTAACATATATTGTCGTGGAATTTACATAAAGATTAGATGCCAAATAAACTACTGTAGAATTTACTACAGTATTTCCAATGCTCAATGCTGTACTGGTTAATGTAGAATTTGTAGTAGAGTTTGAAATCTTTGTGTGTGTTGAATTAGCAACAGTATTTACAGTAGAATTTCCTACGAAAATGCTTGTGGTATTAACAGTTACAGATTCTAGTGTAATTGAATCTGTAGCAAAAACAATGTTTGAATCAACATCACTAGTTAACGAGTGTGATTCTCCTGAACTGGTTGTTCTAGCATCATTAATATCAATATTTGCTCCACCTTCAGTTGCTGATAAAGCAAGTGCTGTAGAATTAGCAAATGAAACATAATAAACAGTGTTGCCTGTTAATGGTGAAATTGGTGTGTTGCCAGATGGAACGGTATATGTTACTTCTGTGTTCACTGGAAATTTAGAATTTGCTAATGATACAAATAAAACATTATCTGTATTAGAAAATCCTAAAGAGTTTGCTGTTATTGTGGCAGAATTTGATAATCCAAGAAATGCTAATCCGGTATAAATTTCGGTAAAATTATCATTCACCTTCGTCATTGCATCTCGGAGAGTGTCTCCTGTGCCGTCGTTTGGTGATGAACCTGTTTGAACTATTTTCTTTGCCATCGTCTTCCTTTAATTTCTTTGTTCACATTATTTATATTGTAGTGTTAGCAACATATGTTTGATCTATTGAAATTAATGTGCTATCACTATTGAAAAGAGTATTCGTTGAATCTACAGTTATTGTATTTGCATATGTTATTGTTGCTAAGAACGGTCCAAATCCATCACCAACTGTTATCGGAGAACTTTCTGTTTTAACTAACAAATACTTGCCAAACATTTCTGTTCCGGCAATATGAAAAGTATCATATAATATCTTTTTATACTTGTTCAATTTAACAGATGTTTGTAACTCGTATGAAAAATCTTGGTAATAATAACTGTCTTGTATATATTTATCGGAATTTAAAAATCCTCTTGTGGTTGTCCACCTACCTTTTTCAGTGCCAAGACCAGATTTTCTAACTCTGCCAGTTACTTCATTCTCATAATTGTAATCTGTTAAAGTTGTTGTTAAAATAGCATTAGAACCAGTGTTAGACTTAACATAAATGGTTGGGACAGATGTATATCCAGAACCAAAAAAGGTCATACCAACCGCATTTATTTTACCAGTTGAATCAGTAGTAACAAATCCTTTTGCAGGCACATTTGGATCACCGCCAGAAAATAAAACAACATCGTTATTGGTATAATCAATTCCACCGTTTAATATCGAAGGAGTATTTACTCCACCATACAAATATAGTTTGACAAATTCTCCTTCGTAATAACCACTACCAGAAACTACTGCTTTTGTTGTTGCAACAATGCTATTGCTTGTGTCATATGGAGTAGCATAAACATTTGCTATAGCATTCAAAGAAAACTCTGAAATCAAATCAAACACCGAGGAATTTGGTGGATAATTTGATGTTAATATGTCTGCTCCTATACGATAAACAGCAGTTGCAGTAGAATTTAATGATGGTTTTCCATAAAGAGTTAATTTTCTTGAAACTTCATTGGTTAATGTGTGCGTTTCACCAGGAAAAGATGTTCTAGTTTCTGTTATATCAATATTTGTTCCACCTTCAGTTAATGATAATGCTAAAGAACTGCTGTTTGCAAATGAGATATAATAATAAGAATTGGCAGTTAATCCAGCAATAACAGTATTCGTTGATGGAACAGCATAAAAAACATAATCATTGACATTGAAAATAGAATTAGCATCAGTGATGTATAATACATCATTTGCCGCATCTACTCCAAAAGTATTGGCAAATATATTAACTTGATTGTCTATAGATCTAATTATATGAGATTCTATTGTGTTACCATCATTAAAATCTGCTTGTATGTAAATAATTCCATTTGCTTCCAAGAAGCTATCAAACTCGGTATTAGCACCATACACTATCGTGCTGTTACTATTATATTTCAAACTTCCATCTAAAGGACTTGATTGTATTACTGTTTTAATAAAAGTATAAGGAACTGCTGTATAATTATTTCCAGAATTAAGATTTCCTAAAGAAGCAATTGCTCCTATTTGACCTTCTTTGAATGTTAATATTGTTCCTAGAGGAGTTTCATCAAAAACTAAAGGAATAGGAGGATCGTTGTTGAAAAGAGCAGTAAATCCATTAGTATTAACAGTGTTGATTACATCTCCCAAAAATCCACAAATCAAATCACAACAGTATTCAATTTGTTTTGTATATGCTAAACTATCAATTCCAAAAGATGCTCCAAATCCAGTGGTATCACCTTCAAACCTGTATATAAATGTTTCAGAATCAAGCATATATCCCCACCCACCATTAATGAGTGTAAATACTAATTGCCCTCTACCATTTCTCAATGATGTTACTTTAACTTGACCTTCTTTACCAAGAGAAATTATATTATTATTTGCGTCTCTGTGCGCAATTTTTAACACATCACCAAGACTAAATCCTTTTCCTCCTGAAATAATTTCTACATTATCCAAAGATCCACTTATTACTGGAGAATTTAATAAGGTTGCAGATAAGTTGTCGGTGGTATCTAATAATTGTTGACTGACTATTTTTTCACCAACCGCAAAATCTCCTCCTTTTGGAGAAATGTTTGATAGGTAAAATATGTGAATTATATTATCATAAAATGGTTCTGTTACATAACTTTCAACGATTGCTGTTGTGCCAGAAGCAATGCCACGAATTGTTTTACCAACAAATGATGGACTTAATTCCGATTCTGATATTTCAATATATTTTCTTTCTTTCCAAGTTCCATCAGAAGGTTTTAATATATCTCTACTCGGTAAATAGAGTTCCATTTTTTGATTATAAATTAATTTGAATAATAACTCAAAACATTGTATAGAACCTTTTGTTCTGTATACATCTAATACATGTTTTAACAATTTTCTTTTGTTAATGATTGTATTAAATGGTATTCCATACAAATATTTCTTTTGAAAGAATAAAAGAAAATCTTCAAGAGTTTCATCTAAATCTCTGTAATTCAGAATATTTCTTGATTGGTTGATTGTATTTCCTTCTTCTTCCATCCAGGCATAATATGCTTTTACGAATGAAATAAATGCTGGACCTTCTTCTTGATAGAAAGCAGGAAATTGTTGTTCGACTAGATTTGATATTTTTTGTTCTATATTTTCCATTAGTCTAATCGTTCAATTACGTTTATAGTTACATCTTGTAAATTAACAGAAAGAAAATCTGATTGTTTTACAATCACATCTTTTGCTCTTAATGTTACATAAATTGAAACAAATCCAGAATAATCAGAAACTCTTAAATTACTTATTGATACTCTACCAGTTTCATAATTTACACTTCCAACATTTGAATTTAATACAGTAAAAATATCATTTATATATGCATATACTATTAATCTACCTCTACCGTCATCTATGATTTTACTGTCTGTGTAATTATTTCCAGATTCGTCTTGGAAAGTAAAAATAGAACTTTCCACAATTGTCAATCCTAAAGATTGTTCTAGTGTTGGTGTTACCCTACCAGGATGTAAAGCATTATTATAACCAATAACGAAAGTTTCTCTAAAATTAATTCTTGGTGATAACTTTTTAATCAATCTAACATTTGTATCATTGCTTACAATGCTAACATCACTATCGTCGATTTCTTTTACAAACTTAGAATATCTAAAATCATTATTGAATATTTCTAAATTCTCGTTACTATAATCGTCAATTGCTCTTCTTACTGTGCTTCTTAATTCTGTTGCAGTTTTTGATGTCAAAGTTGTATCATATTGAATCGTTGTTTTTATTTCAAGAAAGAAATATTCTGGATCTTTAACAACAATTCTTGTTGGGATAGATGCATATTTTTCAAGATATGAAGCAATAGTTGTTTTTACAGTATCTGTTGCTATTTCATTTCCAACTGGTTTAATTGAAACAATAACTTTACCATATTGTTTTGGTTCAACAGTTTCTCCACCATAAACAGAAACATCTGAAACAACTTCACTAAACGCACTAAGAACCAATGATTTGTAGTCATCTGATGCAACTGCTCTTTGTTGTGCAGCAAAATATCTTGGTGCTAATTTTCTGATAGATTCAATGGATTGTTCATCTGCACCTCCAGAAGCATTTTCTACAGTTGATATAGTATATGAACTCATTGCTCCAAGATCAGTTGGATCAAAATCCAATGAAAATGATCTAGCACCGTTTGCAAGTGATCCGGCAGATATTCTGTAATCAATTACAATTGTTGAATTTATTTTTGGTTGTCTGCCAAATAAATTTTCACCAAATAAGATTTCATAATAACCATTTCCTACAGGTTGTATGAAAAATACTTTTGATGTTTCTGTCACTCCTAATAAAGTATTTGTAACAGTATAAATGTCTCCGATTTCGGTATTATCTTCATATACAACAACTGTTATTGAATTAGTATCAACATTTCTATTGGTTATTCTAAATCTTTGATTTTCAATTCCTTCTAAAAATGTATAAGTATCTTTTACATAAATTCCTTCATATATGTCTGTTTCAAAACTGTAAGTATTATTTGCAGATGAAACTGTGATTGTTTCTGGAATTGTAAAGGTATATGCATCACTTTTTACTAGTGTTGTGAATGGAGAACCTTTTTGGATTGTGAATGGACCATCATTTCCTTCTTCTACATTAAAAGTGACTTGAACAGTTGCTTTTGCAGAACGAACTGAATTTGGTAGATAATTTAATTCTTTTGCGTGTGATAGAACTGAATTTCTAAGTTGTGCTGAATCAAGGAATGCTTCTGATAGCACCATATTAAGATAAAATGCATTTTTGAAGGTATTGTAGGATAATAGATCCAGAAGAACATTTAAGTTTGAACCTTCAAAGTCATAATCTTTGAAAATTGTTTGTTCTTGTAGGTATGTTTTGAAACTATTTTTTAAAGATGCGAAATCCAGATCAACTAGATTTATGCTTGTATTTGCCATTTATCATCTAACTCTTTGAATTGATAGGTCTAATGAGAAGGTCTGATCTGGTATATTTATAATTGAAAAAACAAGTGTTATATAATATCCATTATTGTCCAAATCTTCTTGTAATCTAATATCTTGTATAATTGCTCTTGGTTCATATGCTGCAATTGCTTCACCTAGTTGTATTCTAATTATTTCAATTGTTGATGGATCATACAATTCAAACAAAGATTGTTTAATTTTTGAACCTTTGTTTGAATCATAAAATCTTTCACCAATATTTGTTAAGACAATATTTTTAAGTGCCTGTTTAACAGATTCTTCGTTAGTGACTCTGGCAAGAGCACCAGTTAAAGGATTTTGTTCAAAAGAATTAAGAAAGTCTGTATATATTTCTGTTTTCTTTTGTTCTAAAGAATATTTATCTGCTCTTGACAATTTTTGTTATCCTTGTCCGTATGCAAAAACATTTTGACTTCTTTGTAATGGTATTGTTCCTGTTGCTGGATCATGCCCTTCACTGTCTTGTGTTTTTGCTTGGTCTCCAAACACAATTACTTTTTTTCCGTGAATTTTGACGGAATCTCCGACGATTGGTTTTAGTGGTCCACTCAATCCATGATCACAAATATCATCTTCAACAGACCATAACAATCCGTTTACTCTAACAGAATTTTGTTCTGTTACTATTGTTCTTGCCCCACAAAGTCTAAAATCCGTATCTCTATGTGCCCCTGGCATTTTTATGCTTCTCCAGGACTTTCTGGTCCTGCATATCCTGAAGCACCTCCAGACTTATTTAAGTTTGTTGCTGGAGATTGAACATCAACTTCGGTTGCTGATCCTACTCTTAAAACTTCAGATGATTCGAGCACTCCTCTTCCTTTAGAAGAAATTTTCATTGTTCCTTCAACATTTAAATTAAAATTGCCAGTTGCTCCCATATAAACATTTTTTGCTTGTATTCCCAAATCTCCTTGTGGCATTGACATTGCAACCGATCCTCCGACAACAATTCCTGCATCACCAGCAACTTCTATGTGTGTTCCACCACCAACTTGTAATTTTGAATGTCCTTTAATATGAACATCATTATTTTCATCTACAGTAATTGTTACTCCACCTTTATTATATTGTTTGTTTTCACCTATATTCATAGAAACTACTTTGCCATTTGGCATAAATTCTACATATGATCCCGATGGATGAAATACCTTCAATGCTTCTTTTCCAGGTTCATTTCCAACAATTACTCTGATTCCACCAGCAGTTTGATATACATGATTATATGGGTATTTTGATTCTGGTGTTGTTGTTTCGTTTGCTCTTTGTTTGCCTGGATCTTCATATCTATTACTCATATAATATTTCTCCGTTCAAATATGCTTGTTTCCATTTTATATATTGTGCGGTTTCTTTACCAAATTCATTCAGTGGTTCTTTTTTAGTTAATTCTTTATACAGTCTTCTTAATTCTTCTTCCAGTGCATTTTCATTATCTTTTTTGTTGTCTCGGTTTGATTCTTGTTTTATTAAAGATGCTATTCCCTGTATCGCACCTAATATGTTTCCAAATCCACCAACAGATAAATTTGCTAATATGTTTTGACCAGATTTAGCAGTTGTTTTTAATTGTTCAATCATATTAACAGCATTTGGTATTAATTCTTGAGATATTTTTTGTACTTCTTTTGTAGGATTTGTCATGTCCATGTTATTGAATGCAACATTTCCAAAAGACAAAAATCCAGATAAAACTTTTGATGCTCCTCTTAAATCATATTTTGCTTCTGTTTTTGCCATTGTTTTTATGGCATTAATTGGATCTCCATTAAATGGAACAGATGGTAATATTCCGTTCATTAACGAATACGCAGTCTGTGTTGTTGCTGATATGCCTTCAGAAACTGTTTTATTATTAAATAATCCTTTGCCTCCAATTATCTTTGTGAATATGTTACCAAAAACAGCGGTAACTAACTTTAGAGAAGTTGATGTTGACTCATCGTGTCTGTCTGCTTTATTTTTTTCTTTTTCATGATTGGTGACTGATCCCATAATTACCCAACCTTGTTGTCCAAGATTAAATAATAAGACTTTAGAACCAATTGCATAATTGCCAGCAGGGAATTTTCCAACTTGTCTTAATTGTGGTTGATTATTTGTTAAACAAGCAACCCAAGGCAATTTTTCGTCTGGTATTTTTCCTTGGTCATCTTGCTCACCAAGGATTCTACATTTAAATCGTCCTGATTCATCAGGGTCTTTATCATCAACCACAACAGCATATTGAAATGTCTGACTTTGTAACGGACCTTGTTTATCACTAGGATTATATGCCATCTTTACCTACCATTGAACACAATATATGTCGGTTGTACCATTTATATTTAGTGGTTCTCGTTTATTCCCTTGACCATTTTCAGTAAATCTAATTTCATGTATTAATCTTGGTACAAATAAAACTTTGTTCATTATTTGTGGTCTATCTGATACTCCAATGGGAGCAGTTACTGTTATTCTACTACCACAAGTAACATTTACTCCTGTTTGTAATGGAACAGATATCCAATATTTGGGAGCATAATTTAATGTCGTCAAAAATGCTTCTTCTGAAGTATTATATCCACCTGGACCGTTTTTATCTATTTGTCTTTGTTGCATTAATTCATCAAGCATACTAAACATCATTCTAGCACCATATCTGCCACGAGATGCTTGTTGTAACATTTGTTGTGCTTTACCTTTTAACCCTTTTATTTTATTCATAAAAGAAAGATTCAATACTTTTGCGGCAACATTAAAACTATTGATATAATTACCAGTTTGTACATCAAAAAATGAGGTTGCATTTATCAATCCTGCAATTGTTCCCGCAGATGCAGCGCCAGAAGATTCTCCAGCAGGAGCAACAGGTCTAAAATGTATGATATTGTTATATCCAAACATTGTTTCTTGTAAAGATGCTCCTTGTGCAGGAATATGCTTAAATGACTCTAATACAGAACCTGTCTCTAATATCATTTGCAACGGTGCCATCACATATCCAGGTTTATTTCTGAAATATACAGGAGCACAAGTTTTATAAGCACCATAGACACATCTATCAAGAATATCATGTATTGCTTTAATAGGTTTCTTATTCTTTACTTCATGAGGTTTTTTTTCACTGCCAATAAGTCCAGTTGAGGGCATCAATATTCTCAATCCACCGTTTACTGCCATATATGCGTTATGTATCGCAGCAGCAGCAGCAGTTCCGGGTATGTTTGCAAAATTCTCTAATACAGTATTATGCTTATCATTGTAGTATTCTTGTCCTATCAATTGTATAGTATGTTGCATTCTTGCATCACCACCTCCACCTAAAGGTTTTGAATCATATGAATAGATACGAAATTGTTCTGTATAAGTTTTAGTTTGTCCACCATCTGACCTAGGTGCTTCAAAGGTGATAGTAACAGGAAATGTTGGTTGAACGAATAATTCCCATGTGTTTAACATGGTTTCAATTACTAATTGTCCTGTGAAATATGCCTTGCATATGTCTTCATAAATACGCAATTCTTTTACATGGAAATTATTTTTAACATCTCCATTAACAAGTTCATAATATTGTACAGAATTAATTGTACATGTTCTTAAAACTGCTTTTGTCGGTTGTATAACTGCCATTATGTTATATTCGTGCTCAGATTTGTTGTTGAATCTACATCTTCATTCATTGCTTGTTGGAATTGGTCAACTAATAAAATGTGTTGTCCAGAACCAACTAATTTAATGTTCTTTTTCTGTTCATTTATTTCTGTTTCATAATCATAATAAGAAACAGCAGACCAAAATACCCCTTCATCAACAGTAAAGTTTTGAAATGTTATATCTGCATTAGATACTGTTACATTTGCAAAAGTTGTTTCACCAACAATAGTTTTATTAAATGTGGAGTTTGCTGATGTATTTCCATCAACATTCTTTATTCTTAATATTGTTGAGTTTGCTATAATTACTTCACCTGTTCCAACGGTTGCATCTTGTCCTGGAATCTTAATATCAACAAGTTCTCCAGCAATAAATCCGTTTGATGTATTATTTGCCGAGATGTTGTATTCTACTATTCTGTTTAAATTTGTTGTTGCATCAAATTGTTTTCTTTTATAAGAAACAATTTTGTTTCCTGGTCCCCATATTGGAGAATAGTATTTCTTCCATGATTGTTGAAGTGTATTATTATAAAATGATACGGACAGTTCTCTATCATCAGAATCCCAATTATTTCTATAGAAAATAATTTTCTTTTGTGCGTGTTCTATTGAACCATATTTTTCAATGATTAAAGATTCAAACTGAGCATCATTTAGATACCATTGATAATATGGATCGATGATTTCGTTTGACATATAGATTAACCAATCAAGTTCTGAATCATTATAATAGTATTCTGCGATATGATCAGAACGAAGTTGGTGTTTAATTTCGTATGGATAAAATAAGTAAGGAGACTTACGAGGTTCTTCAATAAGTTTTGCTCGTCTAGAGATATCCTTGACGAGATAATTATTGTAATATAGATTTGGCAGTTTTTGAAAATATCTATCCATTTCTAATTAATGCCTCTATCTTGTGCATCTCGTGCGTCTGCTCTTTGTGTTTCACTGGAATCATAAGTATAATATCTAAAGGCATCAAATGGATTATTTGTTGGCATATCATTTTGTAAAATAAAGTCTCTAGATAACCAATATTCTAACTCAATGAAATTCATTGATACTAAAACGGACTCTGGCGGAGAATCACTAGGATTTCCCGGTGATGCGTAAAAAGAAGGAACGGGTTGCCCACCTGCGTAATCTACTCTTATAGAGGATAGTACGCACGGTTTGAATTTATATAAAAATTTTGCATTTGGAACAAAATACATAGTAAATATTTTTGGAAAAATTAAAACCCCAGTAGCAACCGTCGCCACAACCCCAGGAGCAAAATTGTCACCAAGAGATCTTGGATGCATTGCCTTTTTTAATAAAAATATAATTTTTTGTATCGTTTCTGATTCATCAAAACTTTTTGGGGACAGTTTCCAAGATAACTGAAAAGTTCTGAAATCTGGAACATCTAAGGTTACTGATTTGAAGTTATTTACGGCAAGACCAAAAGCAGCACCCCCGGCTTGGGCAGCAGTTTGTCCAACTTGCGATGCTGCTCCTGCAAGTACTGAAGCAGCAGAACTAAGAACTGAAAGATAATTGAATCCTGTATTATAATTGACTTCATGTTCTGCCGTTAGTCCTGTTGGAAGAGGCAGTTTAAACATTTTTTGAAATATTATTCGGTTTCCTATAGTCCATTCGTTTTCAATTAAAGTAAAATGATATTTTGGCACATCAAACGGGAATCTATAGTCTGCTTGTCTAATTTGTCCTGCTATACGTTCTTCAATTACTCTAGAAGGATTTCCAATTATGTTTGATGTTTGATATCCTGAAACATTATACCCTTGCTCATCAAAAAATGTTCTTTGAGAAGATTGTGGTGCGTTTGATTGTCCTGATTGCACACTGCGTGGAAGTAATGCCATTTGATTCCCTGTAATAATATGCGTTTTTAGTTATTTATATAAATACTAAGAGGCAATAGTATATTGCCAATAAACATAGAGTATTATCATGGCAAGAAACTATCACCAAGGATATTTTAAACCCAAAAATCCCAAAAAATATATGGGTGATGCAAATAATATTGTTTATAGATCAAGTTGGGAGAAAAAGATGCTAAGTTATCTTGACTCTCATCCTGATGTAATATCTTATGCTTCAGAAGAATTTTTTATACCTTATTTATCACCAGTGGATAATAGATTGCATAAGTATTATCCTGATATGCTTGTCAAAAGAAAGAATAAACAAGGTATAATAGAAACTTTGGTGATAGAAATCAAACCAAAACATCAGACACAACCACCTACAACAAAAAGAAATAAAAAAATGGTGTTACACGAGACAGCAACTTTTGCCATTAATCAAGCAAAATGGAAAGCAGCAGAAAATTTTTGTGCTGATAGAAAATGGAAATTTCTTATTTTAACAGAAGAAAGTCTAGGCATCAAATAATGGCAGAAGAAAAACATAAAGAAACATATTTTGATAGACTAAAAAATACATTGGGTTCAAAATTAAAAGAAGCAACACAAAATGCTATTGACGCATATTTGAAATTATCAAGACAACTTGCTGGAAAACAAGCAAACGGTCGTGAAGTTATGCGTGATCCAGATAGACTTATTACTTTGTTACAACCAAAACATCTTGGTAGAATGTGTATGTATTTCTATGATCCAAAGTGGAAAGAAGAACTGCCTTACTTTGATAGATTTCCATTAGTTATTCCTATTGAAATTTATAAAGACGGATTTCTTGGATTGAATTTACATTATCTTCCTCCAAACAGAAGAGCAGTTCTTATGGATGCTCTGTATAGAAATGTTATTAAAAATAGACATTTGGACGAAAGAAAAAGAATTATAATATCATATCAATTAGTTAAAATGGCATCAAGAAATAGAAATTATCTGCCTTGTGTTAAACGATATTTGTATGACCATTTAAGATCACGGATATATATTGTAGATCCAGATGATTGGAATATTGCTTTGTTTTTACCAACAGAAAGATGGGCAAAAGCAAACAAGAGAAGAGTCTATCAAGAATCTTTAGATAAGATTAGAAAAGGTTAATAAATGCCAGGATTTAATATAGAAAATTTTAAATCTGAATTGAATAGTAGAAATAGTGTAATGAGAAACAACAAATTTCTCATTACATTTCCTTCTCCAAGAATAATGTTAGGAACAGGTGGAGAAACAGCATCAATAAATAGGTCAATTGAGTTTTGGTGTGAGTCCATTAATCTTCCCGGATATCAGTTAATGCAGCATGATACCAGAAGATGGACATATGGACCATCAGAAAAAAGACCATTTGCTCCAAACTTTCAATCATTACAGTGTTCATTTATTTCTGATGGGAAAGGAGAGGTTTGGAAGTTTTTTAATAATTGGTTGCAGAAAATAATGCCGCATGATACTGACGTAGGATTTAATACTATTTCTAATTTTGGTGGATTTCCATACGAACTTAAATATAAAATTGATTATGTTACTCAATTGAATATTGCTGTGTTTGATGAAACTGGAAAAAAGAAACCTATTAACATTATTTGTAAGGAAGCATTTCCTTCACAGGTGATTGACACAAACCTAAATTGGGCAGATACCAACAACACTGCTAGAGTTGGTGTTGTTTTTGAATACTTAGATTGGTATACTATCAGAGAAAATGAATAATAAGGAGAAACATTGAAATGCTACCTAAATTATCACACCCAACATTTGACGTTGTTATTCCTACAACAAAAGAAAAAATTAAAGTTCGTCCAATGCTTGTCAAAGAAGAAAAGATTCTTCTAATGGCAAAACAATCAGAAGAAAGGGCAGAACAATTAAATGCTATCAAACAAGTATGCAATAATTGCATAGTTACCCCAAATATAAAAGTGGATGATCTTTCATTCGTTGATATGGAATATCTGTTCCTTAAGATTCGTTCATATTCAATTTCAAATAAAACTAAAGCATCTTATAGAGACAATGAAGATGAAAAGGTTTATAATTTTGAAATTGATTTTGATAAAGTAGAAATCAAACAAGAAATAGAAGCAAATCCTGTTATTGATCTCGGAGATAATATCTCATTGGTTCTTAGATATCCTCCAGTATCTGTTTATACGGATAAGGAGTTCTTTAATTTGTCAGATGACAAAGTATTTGAAACGGTTCTGCTTTCCAGTATGACAAAGATATTTGAAAATGATAAAGCATATGATTGTAAAACAGTGAATAAAGAAGAGTTGTTAGAATTTGTTAATTCAATTCCAGCAAAACAATACGAAAAGATTCAAGAATTTTTTAATTCAATACCAACACTATATTATGCAATTGAATATAAGAACGAAAAGGGGACAGAAAGAAAGATTGAATTGAGAACCTTAGAAGATTTTTTTACATTTGGTTGAACCATAACACCTTGGAGAATTACTACAAGGTGGCGTTCAACCTAGTTCATCAGCATAAGTTCGTGACGGTATTAGATTTAGAAAATCTGATACCTTTTGAACGTGATATCTATATGTCATTGATTAAGGAAGATATTGAGAAACGTGAAGAAGAAGCAAAACAGGCACGATTGAAAGCAGAAGCAATGCAGAGAAGAGGATATTAATCTTTGGCAGACTTACCAAAACCACCAGGAAAATCGGCAGTTGAAGCAGCAAATGCTGCGTCTGCACCAGGAACTGGAAAAACAGAAACAAAATCTCGGGTGCAAAAGTTTGCAGAAAAACTTAGGGAAAGTCGTGAAAGTCGTGAAAGTCGTGCCGAAAAACTAAAAAGAAGAGATGAATTAGCAGAGACTCCTGTTGTTTTTGGAAAAAACACAATGGCAGTTGGTGCTGCTCGTTTTGCTTCTACTGTAGAAAGAGAATTGACTAATGTATTTGGTTCTAAAATAGGTGCTGCATTAAGAGAATCAAGACGTGCAGAACCAGGAAAGAAATTATCAACATTTGGTGGTGCTTATCTCAGACAATTAACATCAACTATTGGTAGTATGGGCATCATTGGTGAAGGAATTGCTAATAGACTCAGAGACCAAAGAACATTTAATGAAGATCCTCAAAAAGAGTTTGAAAGAGAAAAGGGAAACTTTCTTGCCGTTTCTAATGATTTGAAACAAGCAAACTTTAATTTTCAAAAATTAAAAAAAGGACAAGAAGAATTAACGAAGGTAACAAAAAATGTTGCCGATAAAATTGAAAATATTGATGGAACAGTAACAAAACTCAAAGAAGAGTTTTATGAATTTCAAAATGTTAATTTTAGACAGTTTAGAGATAATGTAGAAAGAAGACTATCTGTATTAGAGGGCAAATCAGAAATGCCTTCTTCAATATCTAGCAATTTTGCACAACCAAATAAAAAGACTTCATCTAAACCAGAAGCTCTTGGAATAGATCCAACAAAAGCACTTGTTTCTGGTGGTGTTGTTTATACTCTATACAGACTTATTAAAAAATTTGGTTTTAAAAGATCTATTGAAATTATAGCAAGAAAACTAGGATATAGAGCAGCAGCGTCTTTGGTTGGAAAAATTGCGGTTGGTGCTGTGGGTGGTGCTCTCTCAGGAGGAGTTGTTGCTGCTATAATGGTTGCTTGGACCACGAAAGATTTGTATGATGCAGTAAAGGCACTAGAAGAAGAACCACCTGAAGAGGATGAACAAAATAAAGTAAAACAATTAATTGAAACGGAAGAACGAAGAAAAAGATATATAAGTAAAAAGTCCAGAATGGAACTCATTCAAGGACCAGAATCAGAATTAAAAAAATTTGGTCCTACTGCTCCAATAACAAAACCTACACAAAACAACCCTCTTATTAAACCTTATGCAACCACCCAACAAAAGAAAGGTTTATTTGGTTTAGGTGGTTTTCCATCTACATCAAGACCTTCTCCTTCTTCTTCAATACAACAATACGCACAAAGATTTAAGAAAGAATCTTCATTTGGAGAATCATTTGATCGTCAGATGATTGAACGTGAGAAGTCCCAATTCCTTCAGTTTGGACAATTACCTAGAGGGTTTGAGTTCTTACCAGGACATATGGGTAGGTTAGGTCAACCAGAGGCAGTTGCTGCTCGTGGTGCTATGCCATTGGGTGGTTATGGTGGTGTTGCAGGTGTTCCTGGAATGCCAAGTGGTGGTTATGCTACAGGTGGTGGAAATGCTGCTGGATATACTACAGGACCAACTGCGAATGTTGGAAGAGAAGGAACAAATGTAGGAGGTAGAGAAACAACTGGTGGTGGTACAACTGCCGGTGGTGGTGCAGAATCTACTAGTGCAGGAGGTAGAGGTGTTGGCACTGGACAAGGATATTCTCCAGGGGCGCAAGTTAATGCATTTCAGGTGGGTGGTGTTGATAGATCAGCATTTTTTAATCAGATGTCTCCAGAAAATAAAGAGAGACTTTTTGCTCTTGTATATAATGAAGCAAATAAAAAAAGAAAAGAAGATTTTGCAGATATTATGGAAACAATATTTAATAGGGCCGCAGGAAGATCAAATAATGTATTATCAAAAGAAATTTTTGGTTTAGCACATTATTTTGAACCTCACTTAAAGGGAAAAACTTCAGCAGCGCAAGAGGCAATAAGAAAAAATCCAGAAATGATGAGAATGTTGGAATCCGCTTTAGGAGAAGTTCTTGCCGGTAGAAAACAAGCAGTCGATCCATCAGGAAATCCCGCAATGCACAATTTTGCGTGGCCTAGATCTGGACAACATGGTTCTATGGTTCGTGGTGAGTTTTTATACAATAAACCAGAAGAACTGGGCAAAGCAAAAAAAATACCAAGTTTAACCGCAGAAAACATAGAAAAATATAGAAAAATGCTTGAAGCCGGGGGATTTGTAGTTCCTTCACCTCCAACAGGAACACCAACATCAGGAGCAGCACCAACACCAGGAGCAACACCAGCACCAGGAGCAACATCTATGTTGCCCCGAGTTGGTGGTTTTTTTGGATTGCCTGAAGGAGCAAGTCTTGGTCCTGGAGGAGGAATAACTTCTGGTGTACAACCTCAACCTCAACCTCAACCTCAACCAGGGGAAGGAAGAGCACCAATAAGAATGGTAGGTGGAGCATCCTCAAGAGGAGAAAGAAGTTCTTGGAACAATCTTTCTCTAGAATTTAGAGCAAGATTGATGGCAATGTATAATGCTATGCCGCCAGAACTAAGACAACAATTATCAATCACATCAGCATGGAGAAGTATAAAAACACAAGCACAAATATATGCAAGATCTCCTGGAATGGCCGCAAAACCATCTTCTAGAGCGCCTCATGTAAGAGGAGAAGCAGTAGATTTTGGTGGATTTAAAAATTTCCATAATACTGCCGCAGGAAAATGGGTTCATGAAAATGCTAGAAAGTTTGGATTACATTTTCCTATGATGGGAGGAGGAAGAAGTAGACTTTTTGAACCATGGCACATTGAACCAATACCAAAATTTGGTCAAAATTTCTACGACCCAAAAAATCCATCAAGTGCTTATACTATACCAGAAACGGGAATGGCACCAAACAAAGTTCCTGAAAATTTATCGTCATTAAATTTAAAACCCGGAGCAGGAATTTCTATTATGCCAGGAACATCTATTGTTGGTCCTGGTGCAGAAGCATTTCAAGGAATGTTTCCTGGATTGCCCGAAGCAACTGGACCTAAAAAAGAAAGTACATTTAAGTTTGGAATGACAGGACATGGTAGGGCGCCCCTTGGATTCCATCAAAAAGGCAAAGTAACTGTTAATCCTGCTTTAACTTTAAGGGAATATGGAGAAACTGCAACGACAATTGTACATGAAAGAGGACATCAATTAAGATATAACGTAAGAAAAAAAATAGAAGAGAAAATCAAAAAAGGAACAGCAACACCAGAAGAACGTGCCGCATTAGAATATAGTTTACAAAGGGCCCCTTATTCTATGAGAAACGAAGAACTTCTTGCAAATTTGGACACTATAAAGTTTGTTGAAGGTCTTCCTGAAAAAGATAGATCCAGATATAAAAAAGGATATGATGCCTCTAACAGATTTGTTGAAAGAGGATTGATGGAAAAATTCAAACAATCATATCAAAAAGAAATTGAATTTTATGGATTGGACTCTTTAGAGAAAATTATAAACTCTGACTTATTTAAAGAATTTGCATCTAAAAAAATGGCAGAACTTGAAAAAACTCGTCAATTCTTTATTGATAAACATAAAGAATTCTTTCCTCAACAACAAGGTGTTACTCCTGCGACTCAAGGAGTTGCTCCGCCTTTTACTCCTGGAATGTTAAGACTTTTTGGTCCACAAAACTCCACCCCAAATGCAATTCCTCCTTCTGTTACTCCTGCACCAGCACCAGGAGCACCAACTGCACCAACACCAGGAGCAACACCAGCACCAGCACCAGTAGCAACACCAGCACCAGGGGCACCAACTGCACCAGCACCAGCACAAGCAGCACCAACAACAACACCGCCTCCACCACCAGTTCCTCCAGGTCCACCAGGACCACCAGGACCACCGGTTCCTTCAATTCCTTCTGGTCCAACTCCCGTTCCTGGAATAATGATAGCACCACAACCACAAACTCCTCCTATTCCTGCACCTCCAGCAGCACCAGGAACAATTGCAGGAATTACTGGAGGTTATATGGGAGGAGCAGCAGCAGGAATGCCATCTGAAGGAGGAGCGGCGGCAGCAGAATCCGCAGCAGCACTACAACAAGCACAAACTCCTCCAGCAGCAACCCCAGCAGAACAATATACAGGACCAAAAACACCACAAGAATCAACAGGTAGATCAGGTTCTCCAGGCCCATCAACAAGTTCAGGAGGTGGTGGTAATCATCCAGAATCAGCAGGAGAATCTCCAGGTTCAGGTGGTTCAGGTTCCTACGGACGTTGTTTTGTATAAAAAAAGAGAGGCAGAAATGCCTCTCTCCTATTACCAAAAGATCAATCCTTGATCTTACCTAGAATGTGCTCTAGGTCATCATCATCATCATCAAATGCCATTTCTGTCTTTGATTCTTTGGTCTTCTCAGTAAACTTTTGCTTACCCTTTGGTGCTTCTGCTGTAAGTTCAACAAGTTTACCAGGAACATTAGTTAAACCAAGAACTCGATCAAGTTTTGTCTTTAGTTCTTCGTAAGTCTTAAAGTTCTTTGGATCAATAAATTCTTGTAGAGAATGTTGTTGCTTCCAAATTGCCTCAAGTTCATCGTCATCATCCGAAATTGCTGAAGAAGAATCAAACTCTGACTTATCATAGTTACGATATCCGTCAACCTTACGAATCTTTAACTTGAAATTTGCACCTTCCCAAAAATCAAAAGGATTTACTGGTGCTTCATCATCAAATTCTGGGTCCATAAGATAATTGATCTTATCAAAAATCTTCTTACCATACTTGTATAGAAATACCTTACCTTCATTCTCAGGATTCTCTGAATCCTTAACTACAAGGATGTTAGAGATAAAATGCAACTTACGCTTCTGTGCTCTTGCCTGTTCCTTGTCTGCTTCAGAACCAGAGTTCCAAAGTGTTGTGTTATAATCACTGACTGGATCAGACTTGCCAATCGTAGTTAATGAATTCTCAATGTACCAAGAACCTGATGGTCCCTTAAATCCATGAGAAAATACACGAACAAACGGAAAATCTTCTCCCTTTGGTGCAGGTAGAAAACGAATAACAGCATAACCATTACCTGCCTTATCTACCGTTGGTTCCCAGAACCTTTCATCTGGACCATTATTGCTTTGTTGGGGAGTGCTAACCTTATTGATTTCTTGGGTTAGCTTTTCGATTTGTGCTTGACGTGACTTCTTAAGATCAGCAAAGGATGTATTTACCATGATTTTCTCCGTATTATCTGTATTGTTTATATTATTGTATTATTGTATCCATAACAAAGCATTCACAATGTTATTTATACAGCATTTACTAACAACTTCACAACAGTCTTACACTTTTGACTTTCTATCTGCAAGAAAGGTTTATACTTAACAATAACCTTTCCTACAGAATTCCAAACAACATCTTTTGCAAGATGTTTATTCCAATATGAATAACAACGACATGCTACAACAAATAGTATTAAGGATTCTAATGATATTTCCTTTTGTAGATATTTGACAATACATGTTGGATGTCCGTCATCAGGAACCTTTATAAGGTCTTCTAAAGAGCAAGTCAAGAACAATTTCTTCATATCTTGTTCAAAATTATAATGCAATGATTGCACTCGTTTTGTCCAAGATTGATATATCTTAGTGCTCTCTTGATTGTGAGATATTTCACCTGCCCAAAAGGTAGGATTCTCAATAAAATTAGCAATCAAATATCCTTGTGGATCTCTATGCTTTGCTAATTTTTGAAAGTAATACTTATCTTTTCTTTTTTGATAATGTTTATCTGTTACTTTTGTTTTACCTTGATACTTATGAAAATCATAAGTCTTCTGTGTAAAATGATTCTTTAAAGCAACATATAACAAAAATGCCTCAAATGGTTTCATGATAAAATGTTTTTTTGTTTATAATGTAAATAAAGTTTTGGAAATGCATTAACGATATCTTCATAACCAGTATCTTCTGGTTTTCGGAAAGGATGAAAAACATCTGGATACTTTTTAGCAAGAGAAGTAAACATCTTTTGGTATGCTATGTGTTTTGCTTTTGCTGCTTTATGTAAACTTGGTTTTCCAAAACCTGGTTCATATGCTTCTGCTCTCAAAAATGTTGGGATACCATTCTGCTTCATTTCATCAGCAAATTGTTTTCCACGAGTGAGAATATGATTTTGTATTATACCTCTAATCTTAGCACCAACTGCTGCTCTTGTTGCTGGAGGATATTTTCCTTTATTAATACTTCTATACTTATCTTTACCAAAAGAAAAAGATATATCAACAGCACCGGGTTCATTTTCCTCTTCTTCAAACTTGACTGGTTTTTTTGGATCGGTAGGAAGATAATGTGTTATTGATACTTCACCCTTATGCCCTTCATGTTCAAAAGGATAAATGTGTTCATGTTGAGAAATATTGCTGCCATCAGTATGTTTTGTTTTTACAATTTTAGGTTCAGGAATATTAGATTCAAAAATAACATCCTTATCCCACACATCTGAATCCCAGATACTTGTGTATGGATAAAGGATGCTATTTAAGGTTTTCATGCTAGTATTGTTCCTGTTCTTTTTAGAAAATGAAGATCTTCTGCTTCTTGTTGAATGAGAAGTTTGATATGTTGATTCTTTTCCAAGATTTCACCAATGTATTCTATCTCAAGTCCAGTTTTTTCACAATACATTATACAGGCATCAATATAAGAAATGTTATTATCTCTAACAAACTTTTCAATTGTGCTGCTCACTTGTAAAATACTTTCCATTACGATCTTACTCATATTTAAACTTTCCACCACCTATGATTTCTAGTTTATTATCTCTATCTATATATGTGTAGTCAATTAACTTAGGAGTAAATCTCTTCATCTTATTGAATACAACATCTATATCAAGGGTTGAACAAGTATAAACATCCAATTGAATTATGGAAGGATTATCTTCATCCCAAATATGCATGGCAATGTGCGAGGTTTCAATACAACAAACACCAGTGAATCCTCTGTTTCCGGGCATATTACAATATACGACATGTGGACCAGATAATATCTTCATGTTAATCGATTCAATTAAATCTTTGAACCAAACATGCATATAATCTAAGTCTTCTTCGTATGGTGGATTGGCAATTTCTGCTCTAATAATCAAGTGCTGGTGTTTTAACATTTCTTTTTATCATCTACCTCCTTTAACCATATTGGTTTGTTACTAAAGTCTTGCTGCCTGAACATGCATCCAGTCAAAATTGCGTGATCTTCCTAATGATATCCAACCTTCTTCTTCCCATATTTTCCAAAAAAGTTCACAATCAGGTTTTGCTAATCTTGCCTTATCTCTTCCCCATCTCAATTGGTTTCTATCAGGATCAAAATCAACGGCAATGCCCCATGAATGCATTGACCATGAGGAACCACCACGCATTTTCCGTACATTAAGACATCCACCCCATAAGTCAATACCTAGTTTTCTTCTAACACTGGCATCTGGATAAGCATCACCAATTCTTTCTAAACAACGTAACATTGAATCGTGAACTTTTTCATGACAAGAAAATGATTTAATAACTTTTTTCTTATCCCATGCAATGTACATATCCCAGGGTAATTGTATTTTGGTTTGGTTCTCTCCTGGTTTGCCAAAGTATTTCAAACAGTCTTGTTGTCTTGGCCAATCATTTTTAGGAGTGATAATATTAATATCTCTCCAAAGAGAGACGTTATGAAGAATGCTTGGATCTTTTCCCTTTGCTTCCCATTGTTCTCTTGCAAATCTTGTTTGTTCTCCCACAAACCCGTCAATAGGACCAGTATCAAATCCTTCTTTTTTATAAATGCTTTGTTCTATACCAATAAGCAATCTGTATCTGGTCCATCTTTTAATACCAATTCCTTGTTTTATTAAATATCTTCTAATTGCAGAAAGAGATTGTGGTCCGATGATACCATCAACATTTCCATTAAAGATGCCTTCATCTTTTAGAAATTGTTGGATATAAGAATTATTCATATTTTTGGTTGACATTTTTTCAACAATACCTTCTTTAAATCCTTCATAAATTTGAATATATGAAAGAAGTGAAATTCTTTGTTCTTCAGTTAATGAAGATAGTTTTGTATTTATGTCTATGCCAGTTTTGTCTGATAGAAATTTAGCATATGCTGTTGGATTGTTATTATCATATTCTGGAGCATAAATTTTAATAGCATTAATCAATGATAAGTTATAATATCGTGTTGTTGGAGAAAATAACAAATCGTGTTTTGCTTTATTTCCATGTTCGTAAGTAGGAAATATAGCATGTCCTTTATTATCTTTTCCAATAGCACCATATTGTTTTGCAAAAGTTCCAAATTTTAAATTGCCTGGATTATTACATCTCCATGAAATCGTTCCTTGTGATCTTTTCAGTTTTGAACCATCAGAAATTTCAACGGTTATATAATCTTTACCTGTAGATAAAACCTTTACAATTTGCATTGCTATCTCCATAAAAAAATAATGGTAGTTTTTCTGTTTCGAGGAAAACTACCAAACCCAATGAAACTATGCTGCTAGGCGAGTTTCAAATGGTGCGTTATCATTTGCGACACCTAAGTTTTTTCTTACGTTAACCCAGTTTGCACGGGACATCTCCATTACCTTCTCTTGACCCGTCGAAACTATTTCGTCCCCATCAAAGATACACTAGTGAGATTGGCACTCACATTCCAGGAATCTCCGCACTCCGTCCCTGTGTCCTACTGCTTTCTTAGACGATAGTGTATCTATGGTGGAGACGTGGAGTACTGCCCTCCAGTCCGAATCAATCGTTAATAATCTCAACGATGTAGGGTTATTTATATCTCATCGTTATCTTGTTGTCAAGAGAAATGTAGATAGGTGCTCAACAAATATTTGTTGTTTGAAATCGGTGGATGCCCCTTATGCGGATACATCCACATCGGAGGAAACATTACTAATCTTCCTGCCTTTGGTTTTACCTTTAAATCTAAATTTAAAAATTCAGTTTCCCCACCTTCATCAACATCGTTTAAATACCAAAAGAAAGCAAAAAACCTTTTCATTGTTTCAGATGATGATGCATCAACATGGGTATCAAACAAATCATTTCCATCATTCAAATACTTCTTAATTCGTACTTGTTCAAAAGAAAATCCAGGTTTCCAAAAAAATGTTTCTGGCACATTCTTTCTGTAAACTTGAACAGCAGCAATCAAATGATCAACAACCTTATTATGTAAAGCAGTATCAATAGAACTATGTTGTGTGAAATTTAGTTGTGTGAAGTTTGGTGTTTTGTTTAAATCAAAACGTTGGTGAAGTTCCGGGTTGTTTTCAAATAATGAAATTAATTGCTCACATAATTCTGGAGTCATAGTCCCATCAATAACAGCACAAAAATCTCTCAATGCAAGTTCAGTCATTTCAATTCCTTTCATTTTGGGCAAACTGTATTTCATCAAACCCTTCTTCTTTTAATGGAAAATCACGAGTCACAATCATTCTAGAAAGAACTTCTACGGGAATTATCTTTCCAGGTCTATTCTTTAATCTCTCATTTAAGTCAGTTGGATTATCAAAATATACAGCAATCTTTTTATAATGTGATGGAACTAGTTTAAGTTTCTTTGCACGTGATTTGAAAGTCAAATTAACTTGGTCCCATATCACATCATCATTTCTATCAAATGCATATCGTGCAATCTTATGTGATACCTTTTCTGCAAATGAATATGATAAATCGTCAAACATCTGATTGTAAGTTAATCGATGTTTATCGGCAATCATTTGAATGATATCGTCTGTAGATATGATTGTGGTGGGTTGGTCAGTTTTGAAGTTCTGGCACCATGTTGTTTTTCCACTTCCTGGCAATCCAACTAGCATATAGAATGTGTTCATGATGTTCTCCATATTGTGTATGGTATTTAGGTAACAAAAAAGGCAGGAACCGAAGTTCCCGCCTCGTTTGAGTTATGCTGCTTCTGCCATTTCGTTCTTCTCATCAGCATTCTGCTTCAAAGCATCAACTGTATTCTGGGGTGCTTCAGCAGCCATAAAACTATCATATCCAAGTTGGGTAATGGTAAGAGTTGCGTCTTCACCAACACCATCCTTAACTGCCAGTCCCTTCTTCACAAGAGAAGAAGTAGAACCAGCAAATGACCGCTTCTTTTCAAAGAGGTTGCAAGAATGCGACCAAACAGGATTACCAACCGGGTGCTTACCATCGTGAAACTGACTAGAGATAATACCACGAAGAGCAAGCTTCTCATTAGCAGTAAGAGTGATAGTCATTTTTGTTCCCTTTCTCATCATTATGTTCATACTATAGCACAGGGTTTAGTTCAAGTCAAGCACTTTGTTGAGAGGTGGGTATGCTAGATTGCATATCTCGCAATCCCCTCTCCAATTGTTGCATATGTTCCAGTTCACTTTCCAATCTATTAGTACGACTAGCAAGTGAAATATATGATTGCATCATATATCCGAGAGCATAATGAACAGACTTTTCTTTCTCCATAAGTCTAACCACTCGGACTACGGTATCCGTGAATTCTGAGTATTGCATAGTCAACCTCATTCCAAGTTGAAACATCGGATCAGTGAAGGCCATTTTTGTCCCTCCTTGATTATGTACCTATAATAACATACCTCTCTGTATTTGTCAAGCACTTTTTTCATATAAATAGATGTATGCTGATACTTAGAAAAACAAGTCTAGTCACATTAGACATATTCTATTATATTCCAGATTATCCGATGCTTGTCAACGAGTTTGTTTGGCAAACAGAAGACATTGTTCCTGATATTCCGAGGGTACATAAGTTTCTGAAGTTCTGGAAAGAAAACAATTTGGCAGTTATAAATCAGATACTAATTTCACATTCAGATAAATCAAACATGAATATAACAGACTTCTATGAGAAATTAAATTGAAAAGAATCAGGGGACCGAAGTCCCCCAATTTAGTTCAATGATATGTTACCCATTCATCATATAGAAAAACACATATAATGACATTTCGTTCAGATTTAATCGCACAAGTGCAATCATATCCTTCTGCTACCTTCTTTGCGTCTTCTAAAGAATCACTATATGTGTAATCAAAGTTCTCATTCATGGGTATAATGGTAAACATTATCGAACCTCGATTGTGAACTTTTGATTGTTTGAAAGAAGACTATCAATCGTTGATTGAATCTCTTTCATTGCACCATTGATTCGTGCAACAATCCGAGTCTTGGTATTATCAAATACGGTAATAGTGATCATTGATTCCTCCGTTGAAGACAATTACATCATACCACAAAATCGTCGGTTGTCAAGTGCAGGAGTTAGATATGCTGCATTTTTCAAAAGACGAATCTCTTCGGGTTGTTCACAAAACTCATTGAGAGAATTGTGGACATGAAGTTCCCGTCCTATATCACGAATTGTTTTAGAAGGTGATGTTAGACGGAATTTAATAAAGTTCCAACAATCTCGTTCTACACGAGAACGAAAAAGTGTATGGACTGTGAAACAATCCTCAGATTCGATTAGCACTACCTTGAACATTTGCTTACCCCAATAGGTCTATTAGGTTTCCCTTACTATCAACTGCCTTGACACGTTTACCAGCAAAACTGGATTGTGTCAATTTCATCTGTTGAATTACATACCTATCGTTTAAGTTTTCAATAATGCGAACTGGCATCCAATTGCCACCTACATCTTGAATCATAATAGTTACGTTATTCATTTTAGTTTCCTATTTATATAAAAAAAGGATGGCAAATTAATGCCATCCATTTAGTGGGGAGTAAGTTTCAAAGTGCTCTGCAATTCCATCCATGATATAAGCAAGAGAACATTCAAAACCAGACTTCTCTGCTTTCTCAATCGCAGAAACGATATCGTTTCCACGGTAGATGGGAGTGCCAAAGTTGATCAGTGTAACAAGATAAGTCATCCCGTATCTCCTTTTCAACGATGAACATACTATAGCACAGGGTAGGATGGATGTCAAGCAGGAAAAGATTTATACAAAACATATTTCATTCGAATATATTCTGGTAATTGTTTTGGGTCAAATAACATCCATGCACATCTTCCCGTGCCATTTCCATTAACAATTCTACCAGTTTCAGTTTCAAATTTTATCAAATCAGAAACGATATGCATTTCAACTAAATGTTTAACAACATCTTGTCTTGCTTTAGCTGCTATATATTCAACTCTAAGCAAAAGCAAGCAAGGAACTTTCCATTCATATAAACATTTTTTTATAAGGCTGTATCCTAAAGTAAATGGTGGATTTGTAATAACACCATCAATGTTATCTGGTTTAGACATCAAAGTAAAATCTCCTTGTAATACTTTTGGAGATTTTGGATTGATATCAGTTCCTAAAATCACATTGTCAAAATACTCTAGTATCCTTCCATCTCCAGCACATGGTTCCCACCATTTTTTATTAACATCGAGAAGAGGGCGAGCTAATTCAATAGCAGGAAATGGTGTTGGATAATATTCTAAATATTCTTTTTGTTTTCTATTTCTCATAAATAGTGAACCTTACATCCATTAACAGTTTCTGTTTTTTCAATCATGCTTTCTAGAAGATTCTCATGAATTCTAATTACATCATAACCAGCTTTTGTGGCGGGTTTTCTTTGCCATTCTTCCGATAAATTCTGAAGTGTATCATTCAATTTTTTAACATTAGTTGGGTTTCTAACATAATATGTGCGTAAAGGTGTTAGATTTTCTTTATGCCACACATTGAATATATAAAGATCGTGATTGATTAGACCTTTTGCATGAAAAGCAAAAGAAGCTTTGCCTTTATTTATTTTAGAAGTCTTGGTCTCTATTTTGATTTCTTTGTTATCAACTATCGTTTTTCCATCTTCACCATTTCTACTATAGTTGCAATTGTAATTAGGGTCTATTGACCGTATTATTACAAAAAATTTCGTCAGACTTATAGTATCAGTTTCTAAAATATCTATTTCATGGTTTTTGTATATCACATTTCTTATTTCAATAATCTTTTCTACAGAATTTATTATTTCTAAAACCGAAGAATCGTTTAAGTATTTTGCCATTATTCATCTCGCAGTATTCAATTGTTTGAGTTAAAATATTTACCAGTCAACCTTATACCCATCTTTTTCAGGATATTGTTTGCGCCAATAAAACGCAGCATCCATCATAGCGTGACCACTCATTTTTGTATATTCCACGGTCTTTACTACATTACCATCTTTGGTAATAGTAAGGGTGTATGTGCCCCAAGGTCTGGTCATTTCGTTCCCTTTCTTTTGCATGACTATAATATAACATATATCATAGATGTTGTCAAGCAGGATTTGCTCAGACTACGGAATCTGAAGTTGTCGATAACCAAGAGTGTTTTGTATATTACATTGGTCCTGTGAAGGCAGACTTTATATACAGAACACTCTTTTGAAGTTGTCGATTGTTGCACATAAAAAGAAACCCCCAGGTTTCCCCAGGGGTTTCTTGATTAGGCAGCCTCAGCAAAGTCCACTGCCTTTTCCAGTGCCAGAATCTTCTTCTGACGATTTGGACCGTACCAAGCAGAAGTCAATCGGGTATCTTGCGACTGACCAAGAACGTGGTCAATAACAAAGGTAGCAGAATTGTATGCCTGCCACCAAGTACCCCGACCGAAATCTGCACCGGGCTGTGTATCGAGTGCATCATAAGCAGTCTGTCCGGGACGAGACAACTTATCTTCAGCATCGTCCTTCTTTGAAGTAGAAGGAAACACAGTCTGATAGTACTCCTTTAGAGAATCTACGCTGAATTTCTTCCGAGAAAGAAACTCTGCCATCTCCTTATAGGAGCCCATGTTGTTCTTAGCAATGCCAAGCGTCTGCTTCACAAGATCAGCATCGAACTTACGACGATGATTCAGACGAACAACCATATCTTTCTTTTGCCCAAGGGCAAGAGTCAGAGTATTGTTGCACACAACACGGATGGCAGTGAATCGAACATCGACGCACTTGCCATACTCATGAGGATTAGAAAAGAGTAGATATGAATCTACTTGATCATCCCCAAGGATTGAGAATGAGTCCTTAACTTTCGCCAAGGCCCAAACCATGTTACCCTGCTTGAGTGAACCAGCAGTGTTCATTTCCATATCACCTTCAGCAACGAATTCGGTGAAGAACTCAAATGCTTCAGTGTTCTGGACAGGCTCCCAATCAGAAGAAATATGAGTGAGAATACGATTGTCCGAAGAACGAACAAGCACATCCTTACCGGTATAAATCTTCTCTTCACCCAACTGGATGAACTGCGGATGCCGATCAACTGTCCAATCAAGTCCAGCCTTTCCTAGCATCTGCATAGGAGTGAGATCGTTATGAACAGGAACACCAAGGCCATGCCAAGGAGTCTGATACTGTTCAAGGTTAGACCCTTGCGAGTGAGCATAGGCCATCGTCTCGATTTCATGCGACATAGGTTATCTCCCGTCGTTTATAAATGTACCTTACATCAAGTTACATAAGATGTCAAGCACAAAGTCCACACCAGCAAAATAAAGGCATTTTACTCTGTTCACGGCAATCAATTGTATAACAACAAATGGTGCCGATGTGGACGTTGTGCTTGACCTTCTCAAGTGTCCTGTATAGTAGCAGGTCTTTTAAGAAAAGTCAAGCACTTTTTTGATACTACCACAGTGGGATTTAAACCCACGCTCCTAAGTACAACTTAGTGTTTTAGATCACTAAACTATGTGGTAGTACTGATGAATTAATGATCAGAGAATCCGAAGTTCTCTCGTTCCTCATCCGTCATTAGTTCATCACAGATGGCAAACAAATCACCATCCTGGTAAAGGTACCACTCCTTTCCATTCTTGTCAACATACTTTGCAGTTGTAAGAACAGAATCCCAAGTTTCCCAATACCATTCATTCTCCGGACCTTCAACCAGAACTTGCAAATCATCAGGATGAATGCCGTTCCAGTTGTCGGAACAATACTCCGCAAAGAATTGCGGAACATATACTCCACGAGAATCCGAAGCAAGAATCTCAATTCCAGACATTTAAGTTCTCCGTTATTGATACAAGAACTATACCAAACCTTTTCATAAGAGTCAAACACTTTTTTTGGGCAACTTATGTTGCCGTGTAGACCAGATATGCAGTCAGTGCATGACTCTTAGGAAAAGATGAAGATGCAACTCCCCATTAATACTCAGTTATCAGAACTTGCTTACCAAGATGATCTCGGTGATTCTTCACCCAATATCGTCTACGAGATTGGTCGTGATACACCGGATCATGTTCCTCAGTAAACTCAATACCTATAGACTTACCCTCATTAGAATTGCGCATATCATCATGAGTAAGATATGCAAATCCACCATATTGGTCTGTCTTATGTAGGATAGATTCTACAAAAGACGCAAGAACCAATCGTTCCTTATCGTTATCATCCTGAGAGTTTCGCAAATAGTTATTTGCCATTTCTACAACGGTAGTCACTTGTATGGTTTTACGAGGCATATTATGCTCCAAGATAAAACATATCGTTGCCTTCCTTGAAATCGCAACATGCGATCCAAAGAACCTTCTGCGCAAGTTCATCATCAGACAAATCTTTCAATTCATCTTCTGACCAACCACCAGTAGATTTAAGATATACGATTGCATCGTTCCTGTCAACAACAAAATTGAGTTGCTGTTGCCAGTAATTTACTGCTTCAGTAACATCTCCTGATGCTGAACATTCGGAGATACAATTATCCGGTAAGTCTTCTGGATAAAGATCAAGCACATATTTCATCATGTGATTTCTCCTTTGATTTTCCTACTATAGCAAACTTCAAGATGGAAGTCAATCAGAAAAAAATCCCTGATTTCTCAGGGATTTAGAATGATATATTTTCCTCATGCAGATGTCTTAGATATCGTACATACAAACCATGTTCTCTGCCCCAAGCTTCAACCTCCCACGGAAGATCGAAATACTCAGTTTCAGAATGGTCTACATACGAATCTTTCCATTTCTGTAGTGTACCTCTTAATTCACTTTTCAATTCGCCGGTTGCGAATTGTTTGACATGCACGAGTTCATGTGCCAATGTAGACAATTGGCTTTTGCGAGATAGATATGGATTTACAACAACCACGAATTCCCGTGGATATTTACGATCATCTGCAACTTCAGTTTGTCCGTTGAGACCTTTTATTTTACGCAAAGAAAGCTCAACACTGATATTCTTCATGAGTTTCTTTGATACCAATCTGGACATAATCCAATTGGTTGCATAGTCATACTCTTTTAATGAAACTCGCACAGGTTTGCCCGTATATGTAAGTTCCATTTACATCTCCTATTACGATTATGCTGTACTATACCACAATTCTATTTAGGTGTCAATACCTGTCACCACAAAAATGCATAACAGGTATGCTGTTAATAACCTAAAGTTTCACATTCAATAATGAAATCTTTAACGAAACCACTTCTACAAATATCATTTCTGGTCATTTGAATAAATTCAAAACTATTCATATTTCTACAAACATTAATTAGTTTTAATAAATCTCTTTTACCATCTCTTTCAGAAAGGTCTGATTGTTTAGTATCACCTGAAATAATAACTCTACAATTTTCTCCGATACGAGTTAACACTGTAGATATTTCTGCCCAATTCATATTTTGAACTTCATCAATAATTACTACGGCATTTTTAATAGTTATACCACGAATGAATGATGTAGATATAAATTCGATTTGATTTTTCTGTTTGAGAATATCGTATGCATCTCCTCTATTGAATAATTCAGTACAAATTAATTGATATGGAGATTCATAAACTTTAATTTTTTCTTTTTGAGAACCAGGAAGGAATCCGATATCTCTGGATGGAACAACAGAACGTACAATAATTACTTTATCTTGTTCTTCATGATGTAAAACTTCTTTTAATGCAAGATATAAACCAACGAATGTTTTTCCTGTACCTGCTGTACCATGAAACATCACATTTTTGTTTTTTCGGAATGAATCAAATGCTTTTTTTTGATTCATTGTTTTGGGTGATATATCACTTAGATTCATCACATTGTTGACTGTGATTCCTTGTGCTCTAAGGATTCTTCTTTCTTTTTTAGTTAGTTTTTTATCTTGCATTAAACCTTTACCAAGTGTTAATAGTTGATCTCCGATGCTTCTTTTTCACTTCTTTCAAAACATCACGGAATCCACTATCAGGTTTCTTGGTAAGTGTAGAATACCCTATACTGGGAGCACCATTTACAAGTTGTTCCATATTAGGATTTTCCTGTAAATACTTATCTCTTTCAGAGATAGACATAAACACATCTATCTCTTCGTTTGTATCTTTATTTAAGAACTTATACGATGGCATATCAATAATCGTCCGAATGCTCTGATAATGCTCTAACATCTTTTGTTTTAAGAGCAGACTTCATTCTCTTTTGCTTTCTACGATCAATGTCCTTCTTTCGACGATTCTTTTCTGAATAATCATCATCTTCATAGTCATACCATTTTTGATTACGAGATTTGCTCATAGTAAGTCCTTAAATGCCTCCTTAATTAGGTTTCTGTCTAGTCCTTTGTAGGGTAGTTTCTTATCTTTTACATTAATTATTAGTTCAGCATCTTTTGGATCAATGCTTTCCAATAATTGAACGAAAAGTTGTTCTCTTCTAAGTTGTTTCAGATTTGGATTACCTCCTTCAACAAACAGATAGAGTTTTCTTGCTTCATGATATAACATCCCATGTCCCTCATTGGTAGGCATAGGTTTATATGGTGCTGGTCCTTTTGGCAACAAGAATTTGATGTTATCATCCCAGGCATACTTAATAACTGTTCTAAGTGCAGGACTATCATTGCGTTGTAACCAAGCAACCTTTTCTTTTCTTGTCTTGAAATCCTGAGATTTCTCTAAAATCTCAGATATTGATAATCTCATGGTTTCCTCTTATATCAAAAATCATTTATATGTTCCATTAAATTCTTCATCCTATTTTTTACAAAATATCCAAACAATTTACTTCTATCGTTAGTATTCTCTTTATTTAATTCAAAAACAATTTGTTGTTCGATGTGATCTGGAATTTGTGTCAAATCAATAAGCATCTTATTTCTGACATAATTCCTATAAAGAGAATGTTCTGGATTACTTTCGATATTAGAATAAGTTTCTAACATCTTAGATGTGATTCTACTTTGTCTTTGTCCAATGACAAAACAGTTATCAGGAGAAGCAATGTTTGGAACACCATCGTTAGAGTCTCCACGAACGATATGTTCAAACAGATATGCTTTTGGGTCATCTGTTTTTAACATAATCATCTTCACCGGATCATATTGTTTGACATGTGGATTTGTTTGCAATTGTAAATAGTCTTTATCTGTACTAACGATTAAAATAGGTTCTTTTGTATTTTTACATGCTATAGCAATGATATCATCTGCTTCAGCAGTATCAACACGAACATATTTATATGGAAACACTTCTTGAAGATCTTTCTTCAATTCATCTAAAGATTCAAAGATCTTAGTCCAATTTAGTTCAGATTTCTCCCGTGCTTTTTTCCTGGATGCTTTGTAGTATGGGAACTGTTGTTTCCTCCAGTAATTGAAGGAATCAACAGCAAAGACCATTTCACCGTACTCGTGTTTGAATTTAGCATTCAAAGAACGAATAGAGTTGAGAGCAATATGTCGAAACAAATCAACATTGATTTCTGATGTTTTATTCAAATCTTTAAGAACAGCAGAAAATAACACATTGTTTAGATCAAGGATTATCATTTGGTTCTTCTTTGATTTCAATTTTTTCTTTGAAGGTTGGGGCAATAAAAACGATTCTATCATCATCTACTTGTTCAAAACAAGCATTAGCAAATGCATGGAATGGATGTTCAATATCATAATACTTACACATCAATGCTTTCAATGCTTCCATGCAAAAACAAAGTTCTTTTACTGTTTTATCATCATTTGATAAATGAAAACCAGCATTAGCAATTTGTTCAAGAAGTAGATTTGCTAAGATTTCTGAAATCTCTTCAATCTGTTCTTCTTTTTGTGTGAGAATGTTTTCTCTTACTTCTTCAATTGTAGGGGGAGAAGGAACTGATTTATTTTTAATAGGAAAAGTAATAATGTTATTTGACATTTTTATTCCTGTGTTAGAGTTATGATCTACCATAGCAAAGACAGAGATTGTTGTCAATAAGATTTATAGTATGATTTTTTTATTAAAAGAATATTCTAATCTAATATCTTGTGCTAAAGAATGCATCAATATTTGATGACAATCTTCTACAATACCATAATTGTTAGAGTTAACATGAATGCATATATCACTAAGTTTTTTACATTCTCCTCCATCAAAACCAACAAATGATATGGTTTTTATATTCAATTCTTTAGCAGTTTTAATTGCAGTAACAACATTTTTTGAATTTCCACTAGATGATATTACAAACAATACACAATTCTCTGATCCATACCATTCCAATTGTTTGCTGAATACATATTCATATCCAAAATCATTGGCAATAGCAGTTAACAAGGAAACATTAGAAGTCAATGAAATAACTTTAGTATGTACTTCAGTATCTGTTCTAATTCCTTTCATATGATCACATGAAAGATGTTCTGATATAGCAGAAGAACCTCCATTACCACATACAAAAATTGTTTTATTATTATTTGCACATGATAATAAAGATCGTTTTACTTCTTCCAATGAAAAAAGATTTATTTGATTTAATGCATCATTTAACATCTTTTGGTAAGATATGATATAATTATTCATGAACACATCTCTATAGAACTGCCTTTATCTGTAAATTTAAATTTCACTAGATTTTTATTTGAAAATAAATCAAGGAATTTATTTTGATTTTGTTCTGGTACATAGAACATAAAATATCCTCCTCCACCAGCACCTAACAACTTACCACCAAGTGCACCAGATTTCAACCCATAATCATATATTTCATCTAATAAAGGATTGGTGATATTTGTTGATAGTGTTTTTTTAACTTTCCAAGATTCATGCAATAATGAACCAAAGTCATCTAATTTGTTTTGTTGTAGATAGGAAATAGATTTTTCTGCCATATCAACTAATATTGATACATCAGATACTTTTTTATTTTCTGATAGATTTTGAACTTGTTCTGCCAATATATCAGAAGCAAATCTATCTGTTTTTGTATTAACAAAAAATAATCTTTGATTTAAGTTTTGTTTAGTGAAGAAATTAATTTCAATTGGTTTTACTTCTACATCATACTTATTAAATATGAAACAATTCAATCCACCATATGCTGCTGCATATTGGTCTTGTTTTCCAATAGGTTGTTTGCATCTATCAATTTCAATATAAGACGACAATTCTGCTAACATTGCTGGACTCAATGCACAATTATATTTCATATAATGTAAAGCATTAATCAGTCCTACAGTAAATGTAGATGATGAACCAAGTCCAGTTCCTTTTGTAGGAACATCAGAGAAACTAGCAATTTCAATGTTATTTTTAATATCATAATGCTTTAGAATTTCTTTGATTCTATCGTGTTCTATATCATCAATAGTTTTTGGATATTCCATTTTAGAATAAACAAGTTTGATATGATCTGCAACACAAAAATTTGAAGCAATGTAAATGTGTTGATTGATAGTAGTTGATACTACCAATCCTTCATTGTTTTCATAATATTGTGGTATATCACTGCCACCACCAAAGAAACTTATTCTTAAAGGAGTTTTTGTTAATATCATTATATTTCTTCTCTAACATCCAAGATCCACTGATTGTTTTCTAACCAATCTAATGTACGAACAATTGTTTCTGGTATAGAATATTTTGGATTCCATCCCAGAGAAATTAATCGGGACACATCTAAATAATTGATCTTACTATCACCAATCCATCCTACTTCATTGCCCGACCAAGTAATCTCAGGATTAATTTTCATATAATTAATAATAATTGGAATAGATTCTGTGAGACTACAAGTAGTTGTATTTCCTATATTGAATATATTAACAGGATTATTAGTATTACTAACAATTGTTAACATTGCATCTATACAATCATCTACATCCAAATATGTTTTTCTTTGATCTTTACCACCATGTACATATAATTCATTAGGATTCTTTTTCAACATGGAATAAAAATTATAAATGAATCCATGAGAATATCTTGGACCTGTTATTGATGAATATCTAAAGATCCAAGATTGTGTATCATATGCGGCACAATGTGCTTGTACTAATCCTTCACCTGCTAATTTTGCTGCTCCATAAAATGATGTTTGTATAAAAGAACTATTTTCTGGAGTAGGAATTATTTCTGAATCTCCATATACTGCTGAAGTAGATGAATAAGCAATCTTTTTAATTTCTCTTTGTTTGATCCAACGAAGAACATTATAAGTTGCAAGTATTCCATCATTAATATCTTTGTCAGGATAAACAGAACTAAATCTAACATCTGCATTTGCTGCTAAATGAAATACCATTTCAATATCAGATTCAACAATCTCATTTAGAGAATTAGGTTTTGACAAATCTATATCATAAAATTTAAAATTATTGTATTCATTTAATTCTTGAAGAATTTTTTCATGCATTGGTTGAAATCTACTTACACCAATAATTCTGATGTTAGATTGAAGCAACCTTAATGTAAGATTGCTTCCGATAAATCCACAACAACCAGTAATCAAAACTGTTTTCATATTATCCTCAAGTTCTATAAACAAAATATTTGGTTGGAAGTGCTCTTGATTCTGCTGTAGGATACTTAGCATTCAACTCTTCTAGAATTCGTATCCACTTACTATAAACAAATTCTGTATTATATCTATTTTGAATATATCTACGAATAAACTTTAATGATTCTATATGAGATGGGTCATTATTTCTTACATCTTCAATTGCTTGTTTAAGATTCAAATAATGAATTCCAGCATGTTCATTAGGATTCTCAGAACCATTATACATATACTTATTCAAAGCACCAGAAGTATCTGGTAATGCTGCTAGGTCTGGATGAACACATACCATACCATAATACATTGCTTCAAGCAATGCTCTGCACATGGTTTCTGGCCATATATTTGGATATGCAAAAATATGATAGTTATCTCTCAATTCTTTTATTAAATCAGTATGCTTTGTAAATCCATGATATGTTATTTGTGGATGATCTTTACAAATATTAAATAACTTTTCATATTGTTGATCTCTAGCATCCCAACCATACATTTTAAAAGAAGAATGCACATGAAGATGAATGTTCTTATCTTCTTCTGCCAATTTCAAAAATACAGGAACCAGCAATTCCAATCCACGATGTGGGGTTGTATGATATGATATATTCACTACTTTCTTTGGATCTGGTTTCTTTGGTAGTTCAGGATCTTTTTCATATGAATCTATACAATGCATACCACCTTCTATAACACTACATTGTGATGAATATGGTGCACCAATTGCTGCTACGAAAGTATTATAATGCCAATTAGATAAAAACACCATTTTATGAAAACTGTTTTTCATTTCTTCAGATTCAAAAGGTTTTCTACTTTCTGGATCATTTGGTAGATTATGTTCAAACCAAATTCGTATTTTATCTTCTTTTAGTTGTCGTAATCTACTTGGAATGATTTGAACATTTTCTAATAGATGTCGAGGAATATGACCATCATATAGAAACCTCATATACATCTCAGTTCCACCTGATGCATTTGAGTTAGAAATTTCATTTGTTTCCATCAAATCAAAATTATCTTGCATTCTCTATCTCCATAATTGTATGACAAGCATTGTATATATTAGTTGTTTTATAAACAGGATAACAGAAATCATATTCTGGAGGACATGAATACTTATATTCATTCCCAACAAAAATGGTTTTCAAACCACTTCTATTTCCTGGAACAATGTCTTTCCATCTATCTCCAATCAAATAACTATTGTCTCTATCAATATCATACTTATTGATAAGATATTCAAACATTCCATTATTAGGTTTGTAATCGTTTGAACTTTTATCTAAAGCACAAACGATTTCATCAATTTGTAGAGTTGATTTTAACATATCACAAATAAGATCAAGTTCATCTTTGCTCATATCTCCATCTTTTACTCCAGGTTGATTTGTAACGATGAAGGTCATGAATCCTAAAGATTGAACTAATGAAAAAGATTCTTTTACTTTTGGAAAAAACTTAAATTCTGCCAAAGTCCATGGAGAAGTAAAAGAACCATCTTTTCTTTCTACTAATTCATTAATAACACCATCTCTATCAAAGAACACTGCTTTTTTCAATTCTTTTCCTCAATTCAGTTGAACTATAACTATGTTTTCTATTTAAATAAACAATCTTGATATTTCTCTCTTCACATATCTTTTGTCCTGTTATCGATTGACCAAGATATTCTTCTCCCATAAATCTTACATTAATTGATTCTATTGCTAGAATGTTTTCTAAATCATTTTCTGTGTCATATGGAATTACTTGATTTACTAATTTACAAGACACCAATTGTACATATCGTTCATACATTGATTGAATAGGAATGTTTTTGTATGAACGATCTGTTTGAGGATTGGTATGCAGTCCAACGATTAAATAATCACAATGTTGTCTTGCTTCTTTAAATAAAGCAAGATGTCCAGGATGTAAAAGATCAAATGCACCGCATGTAAATCCAACTATCATTTAACCCTCTTATAACTTGCCTTAATATCTCTTCTTTCCAGAACTTCAAAACCATTCGGAAACAACAAATCTGTTTCGATCTTATCGTGGTCATACATCCAAATATCATCATAGACATATACAGAACCAACTACAGATCTTTCAATAAAGAACTTGGTTTCTAGTTCTACTGATGGATTATCGTGAGGACCATCAAAGAAAACAAATGCATATTCATTTTCAATCTTCTTGAAATTGTTATATACAGGAACGCCATCTGCATATCGTTTAAAGAACTCGGTATCTTCTAAACAGAAAAAGGTGAAATTCAATCCTGCTTGATATGCACAATAATATAATGATGGAATTGTTCTATTTCTCATATCATTTGTATAATCAAATCTGCGTTGTGATGTGATTTCTTTGGAAGTAGGATCACCTTCAATTACAACTCCTGGATAATGAATTGCCATGTTATAATTTGTACATGGGATTTCAATATTACCATAAGGATCAATGCAGAACATAGAACGATTAGTATCTGCGTTGTTTGCAAGAGTATCTATGACCATCTTGGCAGAACCACCACGTCTAGTACCAATTTCTACAACTGCCCCAGAAACTCCTCTAATCTGATTTACAGCATTGACGAGAATATCATACTCTTGTGAATCTGTTCCAAATACTTCTTCTGTAAATAGTCTAACTACTGCCATTTCATTTTCTCCATATAAAAAAAGACCATAGGATTTCTCCTATGGTCTATATATTACTCTACCTGATAAGATGTCACTGAATCTACTCGGAATGATCTCCAATCATCCTTTTCAAGATCAAATACAGAAATCACTGCATCAGACTTCTTTCGTGTGCTTTCACCAGTTGGCAATGCTTCTGTTGGAATCATTGCTTCACGAAGAGTACAACGCATATTACGTTCAGTTCCATCCTTCTTTGTAAAGGTTACATTGACCGTACCAGTACGAAGGACATCAAGCAGTTCTTCACGAGCAAACATTATATTCTCCTCTCATCATTATGTTCATACTATAACACACCACAATCCAATTGTCAAGCACTTTTTTGTTGCATATGCTTTACTAAAGCATCATATCCTCCAAGTAGAGTTCCATCTACATTTACAATTATAGGTAGTAATTTAATACCTGGAAATTTTTGAATAACTTCTTCCCTCTGAATATTTTCACCTATAATCATTTCTGTATACTTCATATTATTTTCATTCATTATTTGTTTTGCTTTATCACAAAACGAACATCCATCTCTTGTATAAATTGTAATCATATTATTTCACCTTTCGTTGTACCAATTCATATATTTCTTCCCACATGAATTTACTATACTTTGTAATTTTGAGAATACCATATTCTGTTGGACCAAATCTTTTTTCTAATTGTCTAGCATATGTAAGGGCATCTTGTAAAGTATCAAATGTAGGAGATTTTTTAAAATAATGAAATACGTAATATGGAGAAATCTGAACATTATCTATTGCTTGACAATGTTCAACCCTATATTCTCGTACATTCCATGAAGGATATACCGAGGTTTCTAAAATTGCAATACAATCATCTGCACTCATTTATTTTCTCCTTTCGTATTATTATTTATGAAATCAACATAAATACTTGAGTTGGTTCTAACAAAAGGAGAAAACAATGTTTGGAGGATTTTTTGATTTTTTTAAATCATTCAGAAATATTGAAATATCAAATAAGAATAAACCTGATATCAAAACCGTTACATTTGATAGTGACGGAAATGTAGTTAATTATCCAACTGGTAATCCAAAAGATGGAACACCAGAGGAAGTTAAGAGAGCAGCAAAAGAACTATATGAAAGAATTCAGAAATACGTTAAGTAACTACTTATAGTATTCTGATGAATCTTTATCCCACCATAAATGTGCAGAATCATATCCTTCTTGATATGCAGCATTAATTTCATCTTGAATAAGGGATAATAGTTTTTCTGCAATGATATCATTCTTAGATACTGGTTGAATTGATTCTGATTCAACCAGTATTTCTATTATTGTTTGTTTATCTATCATTACTTTGTCTTATTATAAGTCTTAAATGCTCTTAAGATATCATAATTTGTTAAATGATATTTCGGTGTCATTCTAACAAAATCATCTTCAAATCTAGAACAACTATTACGAAAATAGTCACTATCCATTTTCCTTGTTGGATATTTGAAGTTTGTTACATATTCAATCAAGTCTAATATTGATAAATCAGGATTTCTATTTGATGCTATCTGAATCTCTTCTAGTAATTCTTTCATCTCTATCTCCATTACTATTCATTTCATAGACACTTATGATTATACAGATGAGACAAATCATTGTCAATACAAAAGTACCCAAAACATAAAAAACCCCAACGACAGTTTCTATCATTGGGTTGCTCTATTAATTATGAATAACATTGATACAAAAGTAATTTCTAGTAAACTCGACAACTTCCATTGGTTCTTAATCAACCAACAATTGAGGGTTTCCATTTTCACTGTCCGTTGTTGTTGTGTTTTCTTTTATAGTTTTAGTTGCTGCTTCAATGATGATATGCTTTAGTGCATATTGAACAAGTGCATATTTTGTGTCTTCATCCATTTCAAATTTGACATCACATGTACCATCTTCATTTTCAATAAGTTCAAGAATGTCTAGGTTCACGGTTTTCATGATTATTCCACCAATAGTTGACGAGTATCTTTATCAGTATCTTCTGTCTTAATACATTGACATTTATCTTTTTGTGGTGCGTTAACAGAACCACATCTAGGACATAACCATCCTTCTTGAATTTTATTTTTTTCCATTTTTAAATTTCCTATTTTTATTTTGAATATTGAAATCTGCTTCTCTTAAATTTTCAATTCTATCATCGTCTCTTTGTCTGTTTATATGATCTATTGTATTTTTAGGAAATCTTTTATGAACATAAAAAAAAGCTAATCGTCCTGCTCTATATCTTTTTTTGTTTATCTTTATATATCTATAACCTTTATAATATATTGAACCTGCCCTTTTTCCTTTTATTCTAGCACCACCAGTTGATTTTTCAATTTTCCAAGTAAAAATGCCGGTATTAGGATCATAATCTAAAACATTAAGAAGATGTTCATGAAAAGATTGTTCATCTGTTAATTGTTTGTCTTTATCCATTATTTTCTCCTTCATACCAGTCTTTGCAGTATGACCATCCTTGTGTTGCACCAAATGCTACCATAAAACCATGAGATAGTGCATTGCTGATGTATTTAGTCCAGTCAATATTCTTATGAAACAAGTGTTGTATAATAATATCAACACCATAAAAAACAACGGATGATAATACAAACAGATAAACTGCTAGAATACATTTTAGTGAGGTATCTTCAGACATTATCTATTCCTTCGGGTATAATACCAATAGCAATATCATTCAGTTTTTCATTCAACTGATATTCAGACAATCCTGAATAGTTAATTCCGTTATGTCTGTTCTTTAAGAAAGTATATGTATTATCTTCTTCACGAATGATCACATAGTCAAACATAATAATTGCTCTTCTTGATTCTTCAACCCTGTTACGATCAATAATCATCATGTTATTCAAAATCATAGCAAACCTTCTTTCTTCAAGAAATCAATAATTTTCTGTGCTCTTTTCATGTTACCATGAGATGGACCACCCATATACACTGATGGATGATCCATGATAGATGCCATTGTACGCTGAATTATCTCATCTGTCAAGTGTCCATTACCACCACAGTTATTGCAGACAGGACCACCACGTTCTTTAGTGAAGACAACTTCACCGGTTCCATTACATTCTTTACATGGTGGTCTATTCATCACAACTTCTCCATATTCTCTAACAGAATCTTACGAAATTCTTCTGTCTCTGATAATGCTAATCCCATCTGATGACAAGTCTCATTTACACAAGCAGCAATAAGACTTTCGTATAATGGAATATTGAAAGTTGTTTTATCTGGATCATCAAACTTTGCTGCTTGTTTTCTGGCAAGTTCAACTATCTGTGAATCTGACTTTAATTTATCAAGGATATCTTTATAGATCATCTTTCAATTCCATATTAATAGCATCATAAACATTTCTTTCAATAAAGATACCAACAAATTGTGATGCTCTTAAACCCATCAATCTTTCTAATTCATAATTTATTTCTGTTTTATCTAAAACATCATGAAATATTTTGTTTATTTGAGATGTTGTTTCATCAAAGATATGGTAACTCATTCTGGTTCACCAGCACAATATGTCACAGGATCTATCAGTTCTTTTGCTGCTTTCATTGCCAAGAGCATTTGATTGGCAACTGTTGACCATGTGAAAGGATCAATACATTCTGCCTGCCAGATATGTAGACCATCTTGCCAATCAAGTCTACCTGTTAGAATAGGACTTTCTTCTTCATCAATATGATAAATGATAATTTCGACATCTATCACTTTACCTGTCAATTGAACATATGAATCTCTGGGAATTACTTTATATGTAATCATAGAGCAATATTCTTTTTGATAATCATTCATATCACATACTTCCTCCAAGTTTCAATTGTAGCAGTATTCTTATTTAATTCATGTTCATCTGTCCATTTAATTTTTTTTGATGAACCTTGAACGAACACTTTGACAAAATCAATTTTATTTTCAATGATGTTCTTATATTCATTTGGACCATAATCTTCAAAGTCCAGAACATAAACTTCAAACTTATGAATTTTCATTTTGTTCAACCTTCAATCGTCCCATGCGGCATTGTAATATCCTTCTTTCCAGGCATCAAATTCATAATCTTGGTCTATGCCAGTATATGGATTATCTTCTGGTTTCTTACCATCATAATATGCGTTCTTGCCTTCTTCATACGCAAGATCAACTTTTTCTTGAAGATTCATTTTGCTTATATTCTCCACACCATTGATTAAAGTTTGTTGTTGGTTGTTCCCATTTTCCACCCACAAACCAGTGTAGGGGTGGAAACCGTCTACACTTACCCCTATCCAAGTCTTGTTCCCAGAATTTACAGTTATTACACATTTCTCTATTCATAATACATCCTTGATCAATAAGACAAACAACACAAACAACATAATAAAGAAAATCCAACCTGACATTGTTATGTCTTTCATTTCGCATTCCTTTCAAGATCATTCCAAATCTCACTATAAATAGCATCTCTTATAGGATTATGTGTACCAAGATAACTTGCTTGATGTGTAATAGTCATAATCATATTATATGTGACTGAATCGGTTGAATTTACTACTGAATTGTGTGTTGCTATATTAATCAATTTCTTGATAAGAGAATCTATATCAGTCATTTGAAATGCTCTTAAACATATCTTTAACAATGTTTTGCAAATTTATAGTTGCTATAGATAAAACTTTTTGTGAAGAAATTACATCTGTTAAATAATATACACTACTATACAATTTTTCATCTTGAATTGAGTCTGATGTACTAAAAACTACACAATTATAAACATTTCTTATTTTCCTATCCGGTTTCATTTATCACCTTTAGTACCATACTTTTCTAGTTTCTCTACAATGTCAGTCATTATTAAACTCTTTCATGAATTCTGGTGTCATTAGTTCTAATGCTTGTTGATAAATAAAATCATCTAGCACATAAGGTATCGTATCATTTTCAACCATGAACTTCACATCAAGCAAAATTCTCTCTAAAGAAAGTCTCAATCTAACGATTTCACCAATTACTTGTTGCCTGACATCATCTCTTGGAAATCCAAAATCATCCTTGATATTCATATTATTCAGTAGTTCAATAATATCAGTCATCCTTATATTTCTCTACCAATCCGTTGTCATAATTATCTTTCCACCAAAAAAGACACGTCGTATAATACTTTGCCATACTATCAGGCAAAAAAGATTTTACTTGATTTTCAATTTGAATTTTAGGATTCCATTGAATCCATTTTTTGTTCCAATAAATTGCTTTAAACAAATCACATTTTTGTTCTAAATTAAAATATACACACATGTAATAACCAGAAACAGATGGGATATTTTCAGGATAATTGACCCAATTATATTTTTTCATTATTTCCTCATCCACTTATCTTTGATTGATCTACGTAACCAATGCTTTCCATCTTTAGGTGAATTCCATGCGTTTCCAAAATTCTCTTTATCAGGTAGAACCATATTATCATAGTCCACAGCACTTGTCAATCTGTGTTTGACAACTCTCCGTTCTCTCTTATGCTCTTGAATTTTAAATGGTTTATCGGATGGAGATTTTGTGTTACCGGATATTGGTGTCTTCTTTCTGGATCTGGACATTAGATTTCTCCTTCAAATCTAGTTCATTAGTAATAGTCATACCGCCTGCTAGATATAATGGCATATAGGCATCACCACCAAATCCCATCTTATTATAAATGAGATATCTAAAGGTTCCACCTTCAATAGCATTATCTACAATATTTTCCATTACCCAAGCAGTGATTGCTAATTTAGTTCTATAATCACAGTTCTTGACTAATTCATCTAATTCAGTAAATTCAGACATTTTCTAGTTCCTTATAAATGGCATTATTAGTGATATTCCAAGTGATATTATAAGTGACCTCATAAGCTGGAAACAAAGTAACATTTTTAGTGGAATTATCAATGATATGATAAGCAGCATGATGGGTGGCAATATCAGTCGAATTCCAAGTCGAAATTCTAATGGCATCTTTGATTTTATTCAACATGTTCTAGTTCCTTTTCAATTTCATTGAATATAACATTATCAAGAATACTGCGTGTGAAATGAAAATAATCAGTAAAATATAAAACTGACCATGTTGCTTCTTTTGTAGCACGGTAAATTGATACATCAAGAATTAATCTATTATATGTATTAATATCATCTACGATTTTATTTGACATGTTCTAGTTCTCTTTTGATAGCAGTCAAAATACAAGATATTGATGTATCTGTTTTATGTAAAATAACATATGAAGTAGAATAATAAACAGGTTTCCATGTATCATTTGAAGTGGCAGCAGTAACAGTTCTGCCGATGTTATTTGTTATATTCCTAATTTCATTCCATGTTTTATCTGACATTATACAGAGTCTCTTTTATTTGAAGACGAAGAGAATCAAATGTTGCTTCTGTCATTCGTTCTCTTACATTATCAAGTACTATATCTTGTAAATAATCACGTGTCAAATCATCCAAAAAGGTCATTGTTGAAGTTCCGAAATAATGTGTGCCTACTTTATGTGTTTTGATTTTCACAAAGTTCACTGGTTTAGACATGTTCTAGTTCTCTTTTGATAGCATTCCCAGTAGCATTAAAAGTGACATTCCAAATGGCATTATCAGTGGCATTCCAAGTAACATTATAAGTGACATTATAAGTAGCATTATAAGTGACAGTTCTAGTGGCATTATCAGTGACAGTTCTAGTGGCATTATCAGTGGCAATCCAAGTTGCATTTCTAGTGACATACCAAATGGCATTCTTTGTTTTATTTGACATGTTCTAGTTCCCTATCAATAGCATTCCTAATTGCGTTAAAAGTAGAATCACTTGTGGCATTCAAAATGACATTAATTGTGATATTTCTAGTGACATCCAAAGTAACATCACATGTGACATTCTTAGTAGCAACATAAATAGCATTGACCGTTACATCATTGATTTTACCTATCATCAAATTCTCCATATGAAAAGAGTCCCAGTTACGGGACTCTCTCAGTATCAATCTTCAACTCTTCTATATCCTTCTGGTACATACTCCCTCTGACGGCGAACATGATATGTTCCCTTCTCAAATAGAATGGGTTCATGTGTATCATAATCACGGAGATGCTCTAGAGCAACAGGATCATTTACAACAAGTAGACAATCCATGATAGAGTCAGGAAGTTGATACATCTTTACCTTCTCCTTCTCCATCACATGATTATGACCAGTCTCGGAGTGGGTAACAACTACATACTTACCAACTGGCGGCACTTCAACAGCATTTGCAGGAATTGGTGTATCAATGCGACGGATGTAAATATCACCTTGAGCCGCACAATTAACAAATCGACGAATATTCATTTTATTTCTCCTAAGTTTTTCCATGTTAAGTTACGACATATTTTATATATAGTATTTCTGCTTACTTTATATTCTCTCATCAAGTCTGCTTGTTTTACACCATTGTTAAACCTCTTTCTTATGTCTAAGACATCTTTTTCTTTCAATATATGCTGACTGTGATTTTCTCCTTTTTGTTCTGGAGGTAAAACTGCTCTGTTTTTATTTCTACAATCAGCATTATTTTCTGCTGCTGTTCCTAGCCAAAGATGATTAGGATTTACACAACTAGAATTATCACATGTATGACACACAAATTTATCGTTGTCAATATATCCATTACTTAGCAAAAAAGAATATCTATGTGCCCTAACAGACTTTTTGTTGTCCAATATAAATTCGCCATAACCCTGTTTATTTTTATTACCTAACCAAACCCAACATCCATTTTCATTACTTTTATCAACTTTTTCCCAGAACCTAACCGATTCTTCTTTTTGTCTTTTAGGTCTTTTATATGGTTGTTTTTCAGGTAACATATTATGACGACTATAATATAGATAATGTTTTTTACACAATCCTCTGGATTTAACATTATTTTTACATGTGTTTACAGAACATTTTATCATTTATTACATTTATCTTTTATTGATGATGGTATAACTATACACTACTTATGTGATGTTGTCAAGTGAAAATAATACTCTGTGAAGTTCTTGTTTTATGATAAAATCTGTTGGAAAAGATATTCTATTTATCTTTCCACATGTATGAGAATCAATTTCCATATATGAACGAAAATCCAATATGTGATAAATTCTTTCATCTACTAAATGTGATATATGATTTGTCATTTTGTTTGTTTTATTCAACATGTTCTAGTTCTCTGACAATAGCATTCAAAGTGTCATTATCAGCGACATCCCAAGTGGCATCCCAAGTGGCATTACAAGTGGCATTATAAGTGACATTACTAGTGGCATTTTCAGTGGCATTTTCAGTGGCAACCCTAGTGGCATTATAAGTGGCATTATAAGTGGCATCTTTTGTTTTATTCAACATGTTCTAGTTCTCTGACAATAGCATTCTTAGTGGCATTATAAGTGGCATTCCTAGTGGCATCCCAAGTGGCATTACAAGTGGCATTATAAGTGACATTACTAGTGGCATTTTCAGTGGCATTATAAGTGGCATTCCAAGTGGCATTCCAAGTGGCATTATAAGTGGCATCTTTTGTTTTATTCAACATGTTCTAGTTCCCTATCAATAGCATTATAAGTGGCATTCCTAGTGGCATCCCAAGTGGCATTACAAGTGGCATTATAAGTGACATTACTAGTGGCATTCCAAGTGGCATTCCAAGTGGCATCCCAAGTGGCATTTTCAGTGGCAACCCTAGTGGCATTATAAGTGGCAACCCTAGTGGCATTCTTAGTGGCATCTTTTGTTTTATCAATCATCATTCACTCCATATGAGAAACGGGAACATTTTTGCTCCCGTTCTCTTTTCAGTTATGTACGAACTTCCGGAACCACAAACTCATTCGTATCCATTCCAAAAGTCCAAGCATTGGCCTGTAAAGCAGTCTTCATATCAGGTGGAACTGGCAAAGCAAACTCTCGACCTGTTCCACACTTTACACGAAGAAACTTCTCAGTTCCAATGTCAGGCAATGTAACCTCCAATAGTTCACCAATCTCTGGATCACCATCAGTATCAATTACCTTAGCATCAAGTTCTGCCAGGATCTTTGCCCAACCAAGAATCTCACATGCCGCACGGCGTTGCTCAATATTCTGCCATGTAATTGCTTCCTTGGCACTCAATGACTTGGTATCCATAATCCAATGCTCAGGAACAGATACACCATGCCAATGATATAGTGACCAACCATCAGACCAACGATGTGAAGGACCATTCTGTAAATGAGCACGATTCTGGTCATCAATCTTCAGCACTTGTGGAAAGTCCGAAACAATACAGAACTTCTCATGCATAACACGGAATGTACCATGAATGGCTGCTTCTTCCCAATACTTATACTTCTCATACTCAGGAAGTTGAAGACCAATCACATCCCGCATAGCAGTAAGATAAACATCATACTGTGCCCAATATGCACCACCCTGATACACATTTGACCACTGCTTTGCTTCTGAAATACCCTTCTTGCCTGCGAGTTTCTTACATACTTCAACATACTTTGAAACAACACCACCTGAAGAAGTATCAACGGCATTGAATGCTTCTGTAACAGTATCCATTACAGTTTGTGCATCCTGTGCGTTCTTCTTTGAAAGAAGGGCAGAAGCAGCACCATACATGAATACCATCTGGATTGGTGACTTAGCAAGAACAACAATAGGCTTTGCTAGATCAGCAGCAGCATATAGACCTTCAATAGCAGGCTTTAGTTTAGTAAAGTCCGTAGGAGTTGTGCGTAGAATCATCTTGATCCACTTATCGGTATGCTCCTTGAGCAGTATCTTCTCCTCTTCAGTGATACCACCAGAAGCCTTAGTAGGAGTACGAACGATATTGTTAGTCATTGATCAGTTCCTTTGTTGATTAGGATGTAACTATAGCATATGGAAGGATGGAAGTCAAGAGATATTTTTCAATTCCATTTCAATAGCATCCCAAGTAGCATTATAAGTGGCATTCAAAGTGTCATTATCAGTGACATCCCAAGTGGCATCCCAAGTGGCATCATAAGTGACATTATCAATGGCATTTATAGTGGCATTATAAGTGACATTATAAGTGACATCTTTTGTTTTATTTGACATGTTCTAGTTCTCGCCTGATAGCATCTTTAGTATCATTAAAAGTGACATTTCCAGTGGCAGTCCAAGATGCAATTGTGGCAGTTCTAGTGGCATTCAAAGTGTCATTATCAGTGACATCCCAAGTGGCATCCCAAGTGGCATTATAAGTGGCATTATCAATTGTATCTTTTGTTTTATTTGACATCTATCATTATCCTATCAATAGCAAGAACAAGAGTTCCTCTTTCAATAATTCTATCTTTGTAGACATAACCAAAGATATACTGGTCAATACTAAATTCAATAGCAGAACATATAACATAATCATTCAACATAAATGTTGTCTTATCTTGTGTTCTTCTATGTATCCAATCTCTTTTCATGGCAATTCAATGTCCCTCAAACCAGTGAAGTTATAAGCACACTTCTCAAAATGATAACCACGTTGATTTGATAAAACTCGGCACTCCGAATCACCAACAACATAATCAACATTCATATGAGTGTGTCCATGAATCCAGTACTTGATAGATGGATTGTCCAAAATCAAATCCGATAAGTTTGAGAAATAAGCAAAGTCTAAACTGTTACCAGAATGTTCTTGGTTCAATGATAGATGTGTTGGTGCATGATGTGTCATAACAATCACTTTATCATTATTTTTGATAACTTCCTCAATGTATGCCCTTGAGATATTATGCTGATTCAAAATAAACTCAGCATCAATCTTCCTGTTAGATGTACGATTGAAATAGTTCATGTCCTTGACATCTTCTTTGCCAATCAACTTATAATCGTTCATCTTTCTTTCAACATCCCACATAGCAAACGAATTGCCTTTGAAGAAGTCTGTCCATAGAGTAGCACCAACCAATGTCCAATCGTGAATCTTGACTGTATCATTATCAAGAATCCGAATCTTTGTTAGTTCAAGATTAGCAAAACCATCAATCAGTTCTTGCTTAGTATTGCCAAAGATAGAGTTATAATGTTCATGATTTCCCATGACCATATAAACAGCATCATACTTATCAATCAAGTCCTTCTTGAACTTCTTCATATACTTTGAATGCTTTCTAGCATCCTTATCTGTTCTATGTGGTCTAAGCATTGCTGCCGTAGTAATATCACCAGCCAGCAATAGAACATCTCCACCAGGTTCATTAGAGAAATCAGGCCAGTCTAAGAACTCAAGATGGAGATCGGACACATATGATATTTTCATTTTAATTCTCCATAAACAAAAGGTGCTTGCACTTTAACATGCAAGCACCTGATTGTCAATTGTTGTAGGCAAGTTTATGAACTACATATTTGCCTTTATTTGTTTCTGCATTTAATTTACTACACAAATCATATGCACCTGATTCTTTTTCTGTATAGGTGAAAAAGTTCATTTCTTTTCCAACCTGATGTATGATTGCGTAATAATGTGTAGGACGAACCCAAGTTGATTTACCTACATGCAGTGTATTTGCTACTTTCTTTTCACGTGGTTTTCTTGTTCGTTTTACAGTTGTAGTTGCAGTAGTTTTGGGTTTGTTTTTAGAACCCTTTGGTCTAGGCATCTACATCTCCTTTGTTCATTATGCCTTACTATAGCATACCTTTCAGGAGATGTCAAGTACATATGTTGTTAGTAAAACTCAACCTTGCGTCCAGTTTTCTTTTCACATTCTTTAATTAGTTTCAGAACTTCACTTTTACTCGTTGTTACAAAAAAATATGCGGAAAACCAAACAAGCAATATTACCGCACTGAAAAATTCAAACATCTTTATCTCCTCTGTTAATAACATAAGTATTTATCAAAAAATGATGCACTGCAAAAACAAAAGAGGCATGCTTTTAACGCATACCTCTTTTTAGATTTTATATAAATACTAATTAAAGGTTTGTTCCAGGTTTTCCTTTACCCAATTTAAATACTCGAATGCAGTCAGACATAATAGCAATCAAGTCTGTAGAACCATTCAAATTGATTTCTGCATTTTGAATTGTCCCTGGCATTAGAATAACCATTCTAGAAAATCCCATAAAGTCTGGCAGGAATTTCTCAGCAGTTATATTTCTAATTCTAATTGTATTTTTATTCAAGAGTTCATATTGAATGTGTGAACCTGTTACTCGATTTCCAGAATAGAAATTAATCCTTGCGGTATAATTTCCAGGGGCATCAGAAATATTCCAAGTTGCATTCATAAGAACAATATAAAGTTCTTCATCTGCCAAATCTTTGATTAAAGCAAACTGCGATCCATCATTATAGTTTCTTTCACCACGACAAACCGGATGCAATTCGTTTCTTTGCGGATATCCGACAACTTCCCAACCTTTATTTTGGGTTGAAAAAAACGCAGATTGTGCTAGTGCTACTGTAGAAAACAAACAGACGGTTGTGGCAATTAACAATGACTTAATATTCATTTCTATCTCCATCGTAAAAGATAATTGGTAGGGATTACGATATATTTATCATCAATTGCTACATCCGTCGTTTCATTGAATCTAGTTCAACTTCTTGAATTTCAATTTTATTCTTATATGTATCATTTCCAAACATCTTGTCTACAAATTCTTCTGCTTTTTCTTTAGTAGTAAAAGCACCTTCAAAAGTTTGATAAGTTTCATAGTCTACAGTAGACATAACAACAAAGATTTTCATATTGTTTTCCATAGAAAAAGAGTGGAGAACCCTCTCGGACTTGAACCGAGAACCAACTGATTAAAAGTCAGTTGCTCTAACCGATTGAGCTAAGGGTCCTAAACTTTATATTCAATGGTCCAAGGGAGTGAACCATCATCATCACGATATTGTCTGTAGTACTCATTCACTGCTTGTTCATAAGAGTTACAAGATATGAACTTGTATTCACGAGTATGAGCAAGATACCACATTTTTGATTCCTTGTCAAGTAATATTTTGGAAACCCGTGTGGGAATCGAACCCACTTATTCTACTTGTATGGCTTATTCATTTCAAAATAAACTACGGGTTGACCATTCACAGGCGCACCATAACAGATATACTTACTATCAGTTGTCAAAAGTCTACCATGCATCACATAACATTTATCATTTGCTTCTTTATAAACTTTGTAAACAATGCTATGATAAGCCTGAATAAAACCTGCTAACAACATAAGTATTAAGATACCCGTAACTAAAAAAAACATAGTAAGAAAAAAAGCATCAAGAATCTTTTCAAGCATATTATATATCCTTGTTTATATTTGGTATCATACTACAAAATAGATATTCTGTCAATAGGATAATTTGTAATTAGCAATTCTGTTTTTACATTTATTTGTGGTAGGGAAACCAGGACTTGAACCCAGACCAGAAGGTTCAAAGCCTTCTGTGCTAACCATTACACCATTTCCCTTAATTTACCAATAGAAAAGTCCTGACATGCTCATGACAATTACGAACAATAAAACGAGAGCAACAAATCGACCAAATGCTGTTTCTTTTGGCATATTAAATAATCCTATTTTAGAGAATTGAATTGGCGCACATGGAAGGACTCGAACCCACAACCTACCGGGTAGAAACCGGTGGCTCTATCCATTGAGCTACATGTGCTATTTGTTTATTCACAAACTCTTCTTGTTATAGGATCACCAAATCGGTCATATCCCACAACTTCACGAAAACACCTACGACCATATTGATCATAGATGATCCCACCAATGATTGCAGCACCAATAGCACCAGCAACATACGGAGCAATGTTATTTCTCCGATAATGCCTGTAGGGTCTATGTGATCTATAATAATGCGAATGATGGTTCCAATAATGCCCACCATAACCATGCCTTCTATGTTGTGCTTCGGCGGGAGCAATTGATAGAAACAATGCTGCACAAGCAATGATTGGTGTGAAAAGTTTGAACATATAAATCTCCGAATAAAACAAATTAAAAAATAGATCTAGGGATTGAACTCAACTTTTTTCTAATAGCAGTTTCACTAACATTTAGGTATCTGGCAAGAGCAGATTTATTACCATCATATTCTTTCAACAACTCTAACAATTGTTCATCAGTCAAAAATATCTTTCGTCTATCTTGTTTTTGAGTAACAACTGTGTATTGTTGTTTTAATTTTCTTTTTAATTCAACTTCACTTATTAATTTGCTTTCATCCAAAACAGATGGCATTTCAACTTTAACCATCCCGGCATGAACTTCCCTATGACATCGTGAACATAATAAAACACACTTTTTTAGTTCATTAATTAATGATAATAACGATTTGGGTGATGCTCTGACAGATGAAAAACTAAACTCTTTTTCATTTGGATCAATGTGATGAAAATCCATTGCATCTTGACATCTATCATATCCACATAATTTACAACAACCTCCCATAGCTTCAACCATTTTATGTTTGGTGCGTCTTCTCCATTTTATGACTCGTTCTGAACCTTTATTCAAAGTAAATACTCCCAATTTATCTCGAACTGAAAGTATTTATATAACTTTGATTGTAATGCTCTGGAGGTAGGGATCGAACCTACCGTATACTGTTTAACAGACAGTCCCGTCCACCTTGTTCGGCTCTCCAGAGCATTACAATCAAGTAAAAGCTCTACCATTGAGCTACACTAGAAAAGTCATCAGGGACTATGCCCTGATGTAATAGGTTACACCATCAAAGTCAATGTTGGTATAATCACTCCTCAGTTCTTCAGCAGCAGCATCATAATCAATCTTAAGATGACGATAAGGCCACTGAGAACTGAACTTATTTATATCTGCTGCGATATCCCAACAATCATCAATCAGATCTTTTACATATTCTACAAAGAAATCCTCATGAATCATTGGAATTCCATCATCCCATTCAGATGATGTTTCACCTTGACGGATTAGTTTTTCAAGACGAGTTGCCTCATCAAGAAACTCAGGATCACCAACAATCTCATTATATCGATGAACGATATCACGAGAATCAATAATGTCAAGACCGTTATGGATGTCCATAACATTTCTCCTTTGTTTGATTATGCACATACTATAGCACAGGCAAATCGGGATGTCAAGCACATTATAGTTGCATATCAATCCCACCAGAACTCAACAACATTATTGTTTAGCATACGAACTGTATCAAATCTTGCATTTTCCATTAAAGGTTGTATAACTTGCTTAATTACACCATATGCTGACATATCTTTAATGTCAATATTTAAAGTTGCATCCCAACGATTTTCCTCAAGCAGATTATCAGTAATAATTCTAATTGTACCTTCTTTATGCAATTTAACAAAATGGTTTTTAAGTTTGGTTGCATATGATCCGTTTGCATTTGGATTAAACATCCAAAGTTCATTAAGAATCAATTCAATATCGGTATCGGCAGTAAGTGGTACAAAAGGCATTATCGTTCTCCATAATAAAAAAAGAGATTGGTGTTTAAACACCAATCCCCTTGACAGTATAAGAAGTGACAGAAGGAACAGTAGAATCAAGAGTATACTTACGCTTAACTCGTCCCTTAGTATCTACATGCTCTACCAGAGCAACAGCATAACCATTCTGACGAATAGAATATACAGCATCACGAGGATTAGCAAGACCATAACGAGCAGTAATTTGCTTTGCAGTCAGTGCTTCACCAGAGAGCAGAGCATTATAAACACGATCAACACCTGTCATACTATTCTCCTTTGTTTTACATGCTCTTCATTGAGCATCCACAAAGTAGCATAGTGTTCGGGTGATGTCAAGCACTATTTAAGTCGTATAGTGATAGTTTCTTTTTCAGAATCAACTTTAATGTTTTCAACATTAACGGTTTTACGATTTGAATCTTGAATTATAATTTTGTATCGTGGCATATCCCACAATCCAACTTCTGCTTCACCAACTTTATCTAGCAAATCTTGAACTTTCATTGTATCTCCTACTTATTTAATTCTTTTAATTTTCTTTCTGCTACTCTACAAGCATCTCTTAATTTACTATAATCTGAAAACATTGATGCAACTTGTGATTCTGAAGGCAAAGATCTCAATTCATTTGCTGCTTGAATCATTTGTTCTTTTGTATATTGTTTGAGCGCAGGACAACGATTTAAGGCAATAGTAATTCTTTCTTTAGTAACACTAGCACAACCTGTTAACATTAGTGATAAAATAGATATAGATAATAGTTTTTTCATTTAAAATGTACCTTTTTCTAATTTATCTATAACTTCAGTTTTTGGTCTATCTTGAATTAATATTTGATTTTGTTCATCTTGTATTTTTTGATTTGCAACTATATTATCTGCCTGCTGTTGAACTTTACCAGAATCAACAGCAGACTTTGTTCTGAAATATTCAGTTATTCCACTTAGAAATTTAAAAAAATAGGAAACCGCAGAAACGATTGATCCTGTAATTGAAGCAAACATTATTTTTGCTCTGTATTATTCTCAACAACTTTTTGTTCTGGTTTATTAACTACTACTTGAATAGCACCAGGAGTTGTTGTAATTGCTCTAAGAACAGCAAAAAGAATTGCTGAACCTAATGCAACAAGACCTGCTTGTGGATTGTTGAGAAATTCTACCCAATTTGTCTGTGCTAAAATACCAAATGCTGCAACCAATGCTGCTGCTACATATGTTTTATATCCTTGTAACATTGTATTCTCCTTTGTTAAAAATGCTTGTTCATATATTTATATAAAAAAATGCCTTCCCAAAGAATCAAATCTTTGAGAAGGTCAAAAAATGTGATAAATTATTTCTAGTATGTTCACAACACACATCATTATCCATTTCAGTATATTTTCTTGCTAATCGGTCGAAATGGTAATCATATAACTTATCTTTGTAATCTACTTCTGTTTTATTTTTACCTTCTGCTTCAACCATCAATTGTACAATTTTGTTATCATTTATTTTATTTAATACATTTTCATTTATGTATTCTAGCAATGATTTTTGCACAATCACAAATATTTTATACAAATCAGGAATGTATAAAGATACTTGTTTAGATGTTGATTGATTAATCTTGAATGTAAATTCATATTTCTCAATCAAATCATCATTAGATGATAGTTTTTCGGCAAATACTTCTACTGTATTACCATTTACCATTTCTGACAAATAGTAATCAATGTTTTTATTACTTTTCATTATTGGTCCTCTGTTAATGCTGGTGTTGCCGAGGTTCCATCAACAACACCGAATGCTCCTTGTACTCATGGTACACGAGACTATACTTATTTAGTTGGAGCAGAGTATGAGAATCGAACTCATTTAGCCAGATTGGAAGTCTGGGACACAACCAATATGCCAACTCTGCTTATTTGGCGCTCCATGAGAGAATCGAACTCTCGCTACCGGATTGAAAGCCCAGTGTTCTGACCACTAAACTAATGGAGCAATTCATTATATATATCAACCCTTCTAATTCTTGTCAATCACTATTTTTCTCACCAAGCAATTGTAACAAACTAATAAAGATATTAATAAAGTTAATATACAAACTCAGAGCACCAACAACACCTAACTTCTCTCTTTCCTCACCATATGTTGTATAATATGTATCCTTCAATTGCTGAGTATCAAATGCTACAAGCAAAGTAAATACAATAACAGAAATGCAACTAATTGCAAATGCTAGTGCTGAACTTTGTAGAAATAGATTTACAATACCTGCAAGAATGATACCAATAACACCCATCATAAGAAATGACCCCAATGATGTCAAATCCTTTTTGGTTGTATAACCATATACTGACATTGTAAGAAAAGTTGCTGATGTAATAAAGAATACCTGAAAGATACTACCAAGTTGATAAATCATAAAGATAGATGATAAACTAACCCCCATAGCAGCAGCAAAAACATAAAAGAAAACTCGTGCTGCTGCCGCAGAGATTCTTTCAATGAGAAACATAAATCCTAGTGATAGAACAAGAGGTGCAAAGATTACTGCATATGCTAATGGTGGAGTCTTCCAAATTGTTGCCATAAGAGCAGGATTTGTAGACATCCAGTATGCAATACCACCACTGAAAATAAGACCCATTGTCATATTGTTGTAAATACTAACAAAGTAATTGCGTAGTCCGACATCTTGAACACCAGTATTGATTGGTACACTAACCATTTTTATCTCCTTAAATTTTGAGAATTCTTGCCAATCCTTGTAAGTCTGCATTTTTTGAATCAAAACTATGATGATTCATCATTTGTATATGATACCACTTTTTGATTTCTTCAAGTACATTTTGTAAATTTTGAATCTCTTCAACCGCTTGTTCTTCCAGAAGTTTATAATCTGGAAGTTTATACATCAAATATCGTTCTCTTTCTGCCTTAGTTTTAAGTTTATTTACTACAGACATATAATCCTCCTTTATGATATTTTAAGTAACCTATCAGCAACTGAAGACGAACACCAAGCATTGGGTTTTATCATCGGAACAACATTACATGTACTTTTAATATAACTTATTGCTTGATCTACAATTTGATTTGAAATATGTTTTTTTGATGGATTTAAATCTAAATGAACTTCTACTTCTCTTTCTCCAATAGATTCTTCCAACAACAAATATAATTCTGATGCTTTATATACCTCTTGCATCAATCTGTAAAGTGGTTTTCTCTTATCTTTGGTATAATCAACTTCTGTAGTCTTTTGTCCAAAAACTTTACATCCACTGTGTTTATTCTTATGAATAACAACAACAGCATAATAATTGATTAACCATTTATCATTTCTTTTAAATACTTCCGAATCACATCCAATATAGATTTTTGATTCAAGAGATTGATTTTGTATGAAATGTCTTACTTCTTTTATATTCATAGCACACCAATAAAAATGCCATACAGTGTTGATTCTGTATGGCAAATAATTACTTCTTTCTGTTTGCTCTTGCTTTCCGTTTCTTACTACCTAACTTTCTACGACCTTTACGTGGCCTATTTTTATGCGGATGCGACATTTTGTACTCCTATGAATAAATTACTCTAATTGCATCATTTGGATCGTAAATTTTACGATAAGACTTATCTGGATACTCAATATATACATATTCCGGATGAATTTGAATCTTCATATCTTCCTTATGAAGAAAGCAACGATTTCCAGAATAACAAGAATACCGCAAACCTGTCAATGTAATCATTGCATGTAATTCCTTCTTGAGTTCTTCAGTTGGTTTTACATGCTGATTCACACGAATAAATTCTACAAGTCTCATAAAAGTCACACGTTTTTCAATGACTTGGTTGTGTTCATGTTCTGGTGTAGTTCTAATTTCACGCTTTACAATTGTTGTAGAACATCCAGCAAGAACAATTGCTGCTAGAGTAGTAACAACGATCTTATACATTTAGAATCCTTTTCAAATTTGGTTTTTCATACTTTTCAGACTTTAGGAATTTGCCATCATCTCTGATGATTGGTTTGCCATCATCTCCTAATTTTGACATATTTGAACGATGGACTTCGGCAAAACATGCATCAAGATCAATGCCAAATTCCGAACCAGTACCATACACTACATATAACAGATCCACAAGTTCTTTTGCTAGATGTTCAATTGATTCTACTTCTGTTAACTCATACATAACTTCATTATATTCTTCTTCAATCAAAGTTTTACGCAACTTAACCATATTTAAAAGTTCAGGAGTTTCTTTGGTAATATCAATAGGAGATTCAGGATCATTCTTAAGGAATGATTTATGAAACTCCTTTACCATCTCAAAATTAGTTTTCATTATTACCTCATATATCTATATGCTATAACTACTTTTTTAGAATAAGTTCCAATACCAACTCTTCTTCCGTGATTTCCAGAAATCAATATTGGATTTCCTTTAGCATCATATCCTTTCACAATTCCAACGTGGTGTCCACCTTTTCTTTTTGTAACTGCTATGCAATTTGTGCATCCATGAGATGCGGGTGAACCTCTTCTAGCATATGAAATTGCTCTTCTATCTCTTCCTCCAAACAACATATTCATAAAATCTGCACACCATAACCGTAGTGGCAACCCAAGTTGTCTAGCATTCATTCCTATATATGCTCTTGCTTTATCAATAGGAGAACCAGAATCTGCCACAATTTGTGATGTTTTTGGTGGTAAAATTCTTCTTTTCTTTTTTTTCTTTTTGATAACCTTACGAGTTTCTTGGGTTTCAATTGTTGTTGGATGTGGTCTTGCTTGTGATGTATTTACTCCTGAAAAAAATACAAAAAGACCTATTAGAGTTATTGTTACATAACTTTTCATAGTTGCTCCTTTTTTATTATTTTTGAACAGTTGATGTGATTGATATTTGTTAAACTGTTCTGTTTGATGGTATTCCCTACACCTTTTTGGTGTAGGGTTATTTAGTTCACTATTATTTCACATCTTTTGTGGTTAAGGAAATCATATTCTTAACATTATTCACAACTTTATCAAGTTCCTTCTTTGGAAGTGCTACTAGACCCTTTCGTGCAAGATAACCATCTTGAGAAATTGCACGATTAGATACATATTCTTCTGCGAATTCCTTTAGTCCAGGAATTACACCAATATGTTGCTTCTTGATGTAAACAAATAGTGGTCTAGCACCCTTATATCTACCACTTGAAATATTGTCAAAATCAGGAACAACTCCGTCAATTGCTACACCACGAAGGGTTGAGATGTTCTCTTCAAGGAATGAATAACCAAAGATTCCAAAAGCATTACGATTTGCTTGTAACTTTTGAACTATTACGTTATCATTTTCACCTGCTTCTACATATGCACCATCTTGACGAATAGACTTCCATGCTGTTTCAAATGCCTTGCGATTAGACTTTTTTAGATCCTTGAGAACTATTTCTGCTCCTGGTTCCATGAATAGTTCATGAAATGAATCACGAGTACCAGAAGTTGGAGGTGGACCAAGAACCTCAATTCTTACATTTGGTAGTTGCGGATCAATATCTGACCAGTTCTTATATGGATTTGGAATCAGATTACCAGACTTATCAGGAACCTTTTCTGCTAGCGCAAGAAATACTTGTGCTAGTGATAGTTTGATATTTGGTCCATTCTTTGATTGTGTGATAGTAAGACCATCAAAACCAACTTTGATTTCAACAATCTCTGTTACACCATTCTTCACACACATTTCGAATTCTGACTTCTTGATTGCACGAGAAGCATTTGAAACATCAGGATGTGATGTTCCAACACCTGCACAAAAAAGTTTAAATCCACCACCTGTGCCTGTAGATTCTACAATTGGTGTCTTTGTACGTGTATTTCGTCCAAAGTTTTCAGCAACGGTTGTTGTAAATGGATATACAGTTGATGAACCAACAACACGAATTTGATCACGTGCTTCTGATTGTGGAATATATATCAAGATTAATGCCAACGGCAACAAAAATTTATACTTCATCATAGTTCTCCGATAATCTGTTGAAACTTCCTGACCATTTCTTCTCCTTTGGATACATCACCAAGAACAATCTTGATGTGAATGTCGTATCTGCCTGTGTGATCGACTCCATATCGATATTCGACAAATGGATGTTTTGCTCGATACTCATTTAGTTGCTCGGTCAGAAGTTTTTTTAGTTCTTCTTGTGTGTATGTCTTTTCTTTGGATTTGACTTGTTCGCTCATAATAACTCCATTTGTTGTTGATACTGGTAGACCTATCAGGATTCGAACCTGAATAACCCTCTAATCTGGAGTTACGGCTTATAAAACCGGTGCATTACCGTTATGCTATAGGTCTATAAATGGTGGTAGATGTTGGAATCAAACCAACTCGGTCTTTCGACATACGGTTATGAGCCGCAGGGCACCTCATTTGCCATATCTACCATGTTTAAAAAAGATTATACCAATTCACTGTCATTATGTTTTAAATAAGTAGATTTAACTAAATTAATATTAAACATATCTTTAGCATTATCAAATTCTTCTAGCAAACATTCTTTTATACCATTAAGTGTATAATCAAGATATTGCGCATCGTGCATTCTTCCTTCATTTTCACCAAATTCTTCCATGAAACTTTCAGCATAAACTTTTAAAACAAAAACGTGCTCAATCATATTTTTCTTCATAATAAAATCTCCTTATATATAAAAACTGGTGTGGATGGTGGGATTCGAACCCACACTGTCAAAATTTTAAGTTTCGTGTCTCCTACCTATTGGACTACATCCACATATTAGTTGAACGAGTACGCAAAACCTCAACCCGTTCTATTCACCAATATATCTCTGTGGGAGAGTTAAGTCAAGTGGTTTTTGTCGAGTATCATTAACAATTTTTTCTACTTCAACTTGAGATATCAAATTGTGTTCAATTAACATATTCAAAACATCAGTGGGATATAACACATAAGATTTTCTACTCCACATAGATATTTGTTCAACTATTTTAACAACATTTTCATTTGCAGGTTTAAAGAAATCTTCACAATATGCTTCATGTGTCATATTCATATCCTTATTTTAAATGTGTTCTTCTTATTCTTGCTGACAACCATGTATTATAATACATATCATCTATTAAACAATCACGAACAAGAATTTCTTTCGTTTCCATATAAGACATCCACCCCTTTGACTTACATAAATGAATGATCTCTTTTTTTATTTGATCTCCATTTTTAATATCTTCATTTAATTGATCATTAGATCCCGTATATGTTATCCAATCAGATGATACTCTAGTTTTTTTCTTCTTTTTATTTTTCTGATAAGTTTTTGATTTTGTGAAGGATTTTTTGCCAACATACATTTTATCATTGGTTAAATTTGTTATTATATAAACAAATCCAACATTATCACCAATCATATCTTCAGTAAATTCTGTTTCATTATATAACCACATAATACCTCCATTGTTTTAATGAAGGTATTTATGTACTTAAATATTGACCAATGAAGATATAAAATCTTTTGTTACTTCTGTCCAATCATAATTTTTTGCTAATGCAACACAATCGTCTGATTTTAATTCCAAACAATCTATACATGCTTGATATAAATCATCAGAAAGAACACCGGTTTTACTTGTAATAATGTCTTTAGGACCAGTAACAGGATAAGCAGCAACAGGCAAACCACATGCCAATGCTTCTAATATAACTAAACCAAAAGTATCTGATTTGGATGGAAAACAAAATACATCAGACATTTGATAATATTCAATTAATTCTAAATTTTGTTTTATGCCCACGAAATTAACATTTTGATATTTTTTCTTATAATTATTTAATTCTGGACCATCACCAACGACTATTTTTTTTCCTGGTAAATCTAAATCAAGAAATGCTTCCAAATTCTTTTCTTTAGAAACTCTACCAACATACAGAAAAGTTGGTAGAGTTTTTTTTGACTTATAAGATGGTTTAAATTTATCTGTGTCTACCCCACGAGACCAATCAATAATATTTTTATATCCTTGTGCAATTAATTCTTTTTTTAACGACGATGTAGCACAAAACATGCCTGCACCTGAACCATGAAACTGTTTGAAATACCACCGTGTTATCCATGTTGGTATATTTAATTGTTTTTGAAGCAACTCTGGAAACTTAGTATGATAACTGGTAGTAAATTTCTTATTGTTTTTTAAACACCATTTTCTCACATAGAATCCAATAGGACCTTCTGTAGAAATGTGTATGTAATCAGGGTTTATGTTTTTAATCAGATCATTTATTTTTTTATTTGATGGGACAGATAATCTAATTTCTGAATAAAAAGGATTTGGTAATGTTGTGAAATCATTAGGTGTAATAAAAACCAATCTATGATTGATTGCATTTTTCTGTATCTGTTTTAGTGTGGTTACCACACCATTTACTTGAGGTTCCCAAGCATCTGTTGCTATTAAGATTGTTTCCATTTGATTAACTCAAAATTTCCGTCTAGTGTTTCTACTATTGCTGAGCAACTTTCTACCCAATCTCCACAATTTAAATATTCAACACCATTTATCATGGTTATATTTGGATGATGAATATGACCACATATCACACCATCAACACCTCTATATTTTGCGTAATTGCTCAAAGTTTCTTCATATGCACCTATAAAATTGACTGCTTTTTTAACTTTATATTTAACCCAAGAACTAAGGGACCAAAATGGCAATCCAAAAATTTTTCTAATAAAATTTACAGCAATATTAAGATTGATTGACATTTCATATGCCCAAGAACCAAGTTTTGTTACCCATTTGGCATTTCTGATAATAGTATCAAATTGATCACCATGTATTATCAAATATTTTTTGCCTGAAGAAGTGATGTGTATATCATCATCAACAAGTCTAATATTACCAAACCGAAAACTTTTATCACAAAAATGTCTTAAAAATTCATCATGATTTCCTGGTATATAAACAATTTCGGTGCCTTTTCTTGCTTGTCTTAACAATTTCTGAATAGTATCATTATGTTGTTGAGACCAATATTTGGTTCTAGACATAGACCAACCATCAATTATATCACCAACCAGATATATTTTGTCACAATCAATGGTTTTTAAAAATTCTAAAAATTGTGTAGTCTGGCTTGCCTTTGTTCCTAGATGAATATCCGAAACAAATAAAGTCTTATATTTTGTTTTTAACATAATTAGCATCCATCTTCATTTTCAAAATCTAAGAAATCATCATCTTCATCTTTTGGATATAACGCATAATATACTTGATCGAAAACAGAATCTTCACCCAAACATTCTTGCAATGTATCACAATCTTCATCTTCAAAAATTGGAATCAACTTTTCATATAATGCTTTTTTTGTTTCAACATCAACATCACAATCATTAAATGCTTCAATGATATCAGAAAACAAACTTGATCCAGATGCCCATCCCATTTAAATTCTCCTTAATTAGTTCGTATGCTTTTTTGTTTTGGTTTAACAACAACAGGTCTATAATTTTTATTATAATCTGGCAAAGTTGGTCTAATATTTCTAAAATAAAACATTGTCATATCTTCACCACGAAGTAATGATTGCGGAATAAATTTTTCTTCAACAACTATTTTGATTTCTTCCAATTGCGTAATTTCTGTATCATGATATTCAATACCAGAAAAAACATTTTCTCTTAATATAAAAAATAAAGATGCTGGAGAAAACAGATATAATAAAAAAACAACAATCAATGTTTTATTTAACATCTGATTTTATTCCATATATATAATTGTTATTTGTTTCAATTTGTCTTTTATTTTCAACACTATAGACAGTTTGATCTATGATATATCCTGGATTTTGAGTTATTCTATTTTCTACCCAAGCATCATCAAACCAAATGATTCTATTATTTGGATAGCAATAAAAATTACCATTATCCATTTTGAAAAAATGTCCACATTTGTGTTCAGGACTCTCTGAAAAATTAGTATCTAATGTAGATTTATTTTCCCAAGACCAATCCAAAGTAAACATATATGTACCAAATTCTTTTGTGTTTTGTGGGGTTATAAGTTCTGCTTTAAGTCCTGATAATCTTGATCTAATTTGAACATCTATATATGGAGAAAAACAATCCCAATACATTGCATTTTCCAATGCAACGACTGGTGCAGATTTTTTCCAACAAAAAGCAATTATAGGTCTACGAGTCCAATTGACCCCATTTTCTAAAAATGCCTCAAATAATGGAACTCTCTTTTCTATAGATGCAACAGAATGAACATCACACGGGGTAAATTCCCCGTGTCCTTTTTCGTGATTGAACAAATATTCATTTCTGATGAAACAAGTAAATGTCGGCAGGTTATGATTTAAATATGGCATTAAATCTCACAACCACCAGCAACACATGCTAATGTCTGTACACCTTCAACATTGTCTTCCTTTTCAACCAATTGTGTCCAATCAATGTTAGTTGGCATCATAGACAATAGTTCTTCATACTGTTCCTTTGAAACAGTTTCATATGGTGCTTGACGATATGTTCCTCCATCATGCGGTAAGAATGATACACCAGACATTTCATCAAAGTGTTCCCATACCCATGCACCAACAGTTGGCCATTCTTCTTCCTTAACAGAAATTGTTACAGAAGGTTTATGTTCACACCAATGACGCTGATACTTCAACCATAGTTCTAGGTGATCGATGGCAGAAACATCACTTCTCATTGTAGCATTATCTGGTGCTTTCTTTGGAAATGTGAAAACTGTTGTTGAATCTGGTTTAGTAACATCTGGTTCATGTGGAATTCCAGCATCAATCATATGCTTAGTCAACGGATCTTTATTATCAGAACGAACTCTTCTGAAATAATATGGATCGTGTCTTGGATGAATACCAGAAGCAGCATCAACCAATTGCGAAACAGTGCCAGAAGGTTTGACAGCAGTAATAGCAGCAGAAACAGGAACTCCTAATTCTTCTGCAAACTGTTGATTTGTATCAACTGCAATCTGTCTTAGCATTTCTAACCTGTGTGGTAGTTCTGGATCTTTATAATTATTTGTCAATGCAGAATCATAAATTCCAGTTAGTGAAACACCAAGCAATCTTTCTTCTTCTGTATTCTTTTGCCAAATCTTTCTTAGATATGGAAAATATGTAAGAGTAGATTGGAACGTACCAAGAATAGTTGCTAAACGTACTTTTCTTGCTAATGATTCTTCAGTGTCATCAACACGAACAATCACTTCAGTTAGATTGCAAAATTGATATGGACGAAGAATAATTTCTGAACATGGATTTGTTCCAAATTCTTGATTTGCATCTCTACGACCATTTTTCTTTGCTACTTTTTGTGAAGCTTCTCTAGAAAAGATACCACGTTCTCCGCTTTTCGACTGATATAGTGATAACCATTCTTCAAGAAACATTCCGACTTCGGGTTTCTCTGTATAGACAGCAGAATTATTCGATAGTGCTCGTTGAACATTTGCTTCCCACCATGCTCCTGACTTTGCATTTCTCATTCTATCATCTGATAGATTTGATAGTGAAATCATTGCAGAACGACGAACTCCACCTACAACAACCACTTCAGCAATCTTACACATGATATCATGACATTCAAGTGATGTTAGTTTTCGTCCTCTTGCATTTGTAAAGATACGAATAACAAACTTAAATAGTTCATTCATCGGTGCTGGACCAGATGATCTTCCACCAAATGTTTTGAGTGGTGCTCCTGCTGGACGAACCTTTGACAAATCCCACTTTGGAATTTCTCCAGAATATAGAAGTGCTACAAGCATTCTCAATGCTTTTGCCCAACCTTCTTTTGAATCTTTAACAACAATTGTTGTATCAGAATCAAACATTTGTTCTGGGATTTCTGGCAATTTATTGATATATTGTCTTTCTACAGAAAATCCAACACCTGTACCATTCATCAGAATATGCATACATTCATCAAATGCTTTAGGATCATCTACAGGAAGGTATGAGCAATTGTATCCAGCAGTATTATCTCTTGCTAGTGCCTTTCCAGCAGTCATCATTGCTCGCATAGAAGGCATTACTTCCATGTTCAAAATTGCTTCATAAATTTCTATTTTGAGAGAATTTGATAATGTATAATTACATTGTGTCTTAATATGTTCTTGCATAAAGTCTACATATCGTGACACAGTTTCTTGCCAATGTTCTCTACGATTTTCATTAGAAAGATATCTTGCGTATCTGCTCTTGTGTATGTACTGCTGGTACAAATCCATTTTTTACCTCTTTGTTTTATTGTTAGTTCAAACCTTCATAATATCAAACTTTTGCGTAGTCTCCAAATAGTTCTTTTGCTTTGGCAACATATGCCGCATGTGCTTCTTCTGGAGTATCATAATATCCTATAGACATCGGTTTATTATTTAAACTTATTCTTGCTCTCCATTTTTTGCGCTCTTTAGAAACTCCTTTATATCCAGAAACGTTGATTCTTCTCGGAGTGTTGGCATTATTCTGAGAACCGGTTGCTTCTCTCAAATTACAAAAACGATTATCATTTCTAATGCCGTTTATGTGATCTATTTGGTTTTCTGGCCATTTACCCGTCATCAACAACCATATAATTCTATGAGATTTATATTCTATTTTTTTTATTCTTATAGTTACATATCCTGTTGAGTGTAAACTACCAGCAACAGTTCCAATGAGATATTTTGAGTTAATCGGGCGTGTTTTCCAAATCAATATTCCTTTCTCTGAATCGTAATCAAACATTTCTTTTACTTCTTCATATGTGAGAAGTTTTTCTTTTTCTCTCATTCTTTCTATACTATTCATTTTTCAAATCCTTCAGAAACTTAAACTTTTCAAGCAGAATATTCCAACACTTGTCAGCAATATCCTGATGTTCTTTTTGTGTTCCATTTTCCATTCTCAATTGGCAATAATGAATCCAAGACCTAAGTGTCCCACTCATATAGATTCTGGACATAGTAAGACCTTCTGCAAGAATTGATCTTGCTACCTCTTTAGCAATACCTGCTTTAATTGCCCAATTATATTCACGCAATGCAATTTCTTGCACTCTCGTTTGTGCAAGCAACCAATTCATCCGCAGCATATCATTATCAGTTTCAAGAGAATTCTGACGATTCTTCATATCTTGTAGTCTGCATTCTCTCATATCCTTATCAGGAAATTCTTCACCAGATTCTGCATATCGTTGACTAAACTCCTGAAAACTAAATGAACGATGTCGTAGAATCTGTCTACCAATATCTCGGGTAGTCTCAATTTCCATGGTTAAAGATACCATTTCAAAAATGCTCCAATGATTATTTGTTATGCAATATTTCAACAATTTGTTTGCTGTTTGAACATTCATCTGATTTGATTTATTTGAAACTCTGGCGCAATATGCAATAAATTCTTCTGCATTAATTTTTATTCCTTGTTCATTATCAATATCTGGTTGAGTTATTGCTACGAGTTTTACTTTTTGCCAATCATATGTCATAACTTCATTCCTTTTTTCCATTTTTCATTTGGAGCAAATTTACTTCTAATTCTTACTCCGGTTTCAACATTCGTCCACCAAAAAGTATCTTTAACATAATTGCTTCCGTGTTTATCAGTATCAGGGTTTAAAAATCCTGATTTTTTTTGTGCTGCAACCAACCCTGCTTTTTTACTATTCAATTTAACATCATCTATACCTAAAAAAGCAACCCCTTCTATTTTCAATCTTTTTTTCATAGTTTTTTTACTTATTTCAGTTCGTCTCTTTTTACTCATGCGTTGAAAATTGTGAGTATTTTCTTGCAATTTTTGCAATTGAAAATTTCTTGCTGCTTCAATTATACCATCTCTATTTTCCATTCTAGCAAGAATTGCTTGTACTGCCCCCCAATCTTCTTGTGTTTTATGTATTTTTAAATGTTCTTCGATAGAAACACATAAAAGATTATCTGGGTGGTTGTTATTTCTATTACCATCAACATGATGTATTTCATATTTTTCTGGTATAGATTCGTTGTGATATGATTCCCATATTTTCCTGTAATGCATAACATTAGTCTCCATTTGAATATTTTAAAGACCAATTAAAATTAAACTTTATATGTCATACTTTTCTCCATGACGAAAATTTAAGTTCTGCTTCCAATCCTTGATATGTATTATCATCAATGATTGATTTGATTTTTTCTGCTGCTCTTTGTATAACTTCAGTCTTACAATAAGTACCAGAGACTTTCTTCAATATCATATCATTTATATCTTTCTGCTCCATAGATGGTGGCCACAGGCAAACCTTATATCCCTTTTGAATTGCAGTCAATATGTTCTTCACAATGTCTTTATTTCTTGGTTCATTATCATAAACCACAACAGCATTTGAGACATTTTTATTCAACAAATCCATCTCTCGTGTAAGTTGACCACCACAAGTAGCAATAGAATTAGAAATAAACATTGAATCTATTGGTCCTTCAAATATGTAATACTTATAGTTAAAATCGGTTGTATCTATGCCATATACTCTAGGTTTCGTTTCATCAAGCATAATAGTAATATATCTGATAGAATCATTAGGATGTAATGCTCTACCTTGATATCCTATCAAAGATCCATCAGTCCAAAACATTGGAATAATAAGTCTTGGATAATCTATCTTCAGATCATTAAATTTTCCTGGGAGTATATTATTTGTCCATTCCTTGAACTTGGAACAGTAGTATAATTTATAATGGATTGTAGTGGGAATTTGCCTAGATACTACATACTTTTTGCATAGGTGATCTGCATTTAATTGAGATACTTTTTTAAGTTGTGATAAGTATGAATTAGAATTTTTTACTACAGTTTTCTTTTGTTCAACCGTTGGTTGTTCATTAGAACTTGATAGTTTTTCTTGTAGATATTGATCATACAGGGTTGAATTAATTTTCTTTAGTATTGTCACAAAATGATGTGAAGCATTGCAATTATGACAATGGTAAACATATTTACCAGATTTGAAATAGATATAACCTCTTGTTTTGTTCTTATTGGTTTTTGAATCACCACATAAGATACAACGAAAGTTAAACAAGTTTTCTGATTTTTGTTTAAAGTGAGGTAATTGACTTGATAGTAATAGAATATACTTTTTATCTAACCACATCATAATATAAATCCTACATTACATTTCATTGACATAGTCATTATACAGGCAAAAAAAACCTTGTCAAGTGAAAAATGTAAGATTTTAGAATTTTATGTATGAAGATGCTTTTGAGATAAGAAATCCAATAACAGCAGCACCACCTGTAACAACCCATATCCATTTTTCAACAAGTGCTAATTTGGTTTTCATTTCTTCGTGCTGTTTTTTATTTTCTTCTTTTAAAGATTTGATTTCTGAAAGCAATTCAGATTCTAGGTCATCAATTTTACGATTGAAATTTCTTTCAATTTCATTATTGCTTTTTTCAGATTCTTTGTCTGTATTTTGAATAAGTTGTGATAACTGTTCAGACATTTTTTCTTGATATTGTAGACGAGTTCCTTGAACTGCCAATAATTCAGAAATATTTTTTGAAACATTAGATAATTGACTTATTGCGATATCTAATCTGTCAATTAATGAATTGACATGTTGCATATCTGCTTTTAATTGATACACATCTTTGTATAGTTCGTTTATATTATTTTCTGCCATTTTTCTTTTTCTTCTTCTCCGGAATTGCTCTCTCCAATACCCGCTTCAATACACCTAACAATCTTGGAGAAAAAGAATTATCTCCGTCTGTACCAGAAACACCACTTCCTGTAGCATTGACAGGAACTTGATCTTCATTTACTTTCTTCATATTCTTCGTAGTGCCTCTATTATATTTTGGTCCATATCTATACAATCGGTATTTATGCTATTAATTTTTTCAATGTTGTAAATTTTTTCTGGCAATATGTTCAACAAAATCAAGAAAGGTTTGATGTATTTCATATAATCTTTTAACTTAAAATACAAAATCCTACATGTTACTGTAGGACCAAAAACATTGTTTAATGTAATAATGTGATTTAATATCAATCTTTCTTTCAAATCTCCAGATATTGTATATCGGGTTATTAATTTTTTAATATATGCAATTCTTTTCAAATCTTCATAAAAATCTTCTGTAGAAGAACAATGTCTGCCATCATAATGTTTCGCACAATATAAAATGAAATTATTTTCAGTAAGTATTTCATCCATTTAGAAACTACTTAAAGCAACTCTCTTCAAACTATTGTTTGCAATTGCAATATAGATGAAATTATCATCAAATAAAATTGTGCCTCTAGTAACTGTAATGGTTGAGTTTGCTGGAGTTTGTTTATTTCTCACAATAATAGTATTTGCTGATAGTACGGCAGTGTTTACTAAAGTAACATTAGCAGCAACATTGCTATACAAATTATTTGTAGAAAGTTGGTAGGTATTAACTACACTACCAACTGTATGATTGACTACCAACACTGTGTTTGCATTAGGTGCTGCAAGTGTTGGTAAATCTGATATTGTTACTGCATTATCTGCCATGTTATATTATAACCTTTAATTATTCAGGAAGAACAGTATCATCTGAAGCATCAGATGTCATTGAACCCATAGCAACAAGTGTTTCATAAGAAACTCTTCCTGCTCTGCCACCAGTTCCTTCTGTTCTTACAACCCATCCAGCATGAGTAACACCCGTATTCTTTGCACCACCTACAACAACATATCCTGTAGCAGTATCACCAGTAAATGTGTGTGTTTCTCCTGGATCGTCTGTTCTATCATCTGTAATATCAATGTTTGCTCCGCCTGATGTTGCTGATAAAGCAAGTGCAGTAGTATTAGCAAATGATACATAGTAAAATGCATTACCTGTTAGAGGGGCAATAGGAGTGTTTCCAGTGGGTACAGTATAGAATAGTCTATCTCCTGCCTGGAATAATGAATTGGCAGTAGAAACTAAAATTACATTGTCTGTATTTGAAAATCCAGTGGTATTTGCAGTGATATTGATTGCAGATGGTGCAGCAATAGATACTGCTGGAGCAACTGTATAATTGTTACCCGCTTCTTCAATTAATAGTGATGTGATAGAACCACCTACACCAGCACTGACATTAGCAAAAGCATTTACTGCTGTAGCATTTGTTGAACCGTTGGCAAATGTTAAAGTAACAACAGCATTTGCTGAATAACCAGAACCACCTGATGTGACATATGCAAATGCTAGATTGCCAGCAGAAATTGCCATTTCTGCTGTATCAACACCAAATTGTCCTACACTAACACCAGAGACAAATGCTCCTGATGTTGTATTGTTATAAAAGTTTGTTTGATTTGTAGTATTGGCAGTCTTGTTATATTGAGCAACGCCCCATAGAACAGAGTTTGCTGCCGAATCGTCGTTTTTCCATTGAGACATTGTTCTTTACTTCCCTTTTTTATTTTTAATTGCTGTCTTAAAAAGAGTACCCCATTTATCTGGCACTTTGCCATATTTTCCACTAGATTTATTTGATATTATTGATTGATATTTTGACTCTTTTGCCATTTTATGTAATTTAGAAGAAATGTCTCCTGATTGCAGAGTTGCAAGCATTCCAAGAAAAGAAGCAAGTTTGTTTTTATCTAAATTTGAAATTTCTTCTAAGTTTTCCATTATACTTCCATTAAAAGTTCTATTAATTTTTTTCTTAATATATCATTAAGAACTACTCTTTCACCATTAATAAACAACTTTAATTTATCGTCAGTTACTCTATCTCCATTTTTTGAAATAGCAGTTACTGATGATTTGTTTCTATCATCAATTATATCTACTTTGTTATCTTGTATATTTATAGTAGACTCATTTTTGTTTTTCAAAATTATTGGCATTATTCTTTTTCTTGTTTTTTTTTCTTACTTGTCTCAATGTGAGGGTGTTTTTCTTTTGATTTCTTCTTGTGACTTTCTGGTTCTTCCACTTCAACTTTAAACTCAGTTTTACCTATTTTAATGGTTGTTTCTTTTTCTCTTTCATGTTTTTTTTCTTCAAGAAAACTTTTAACACTTTCAACTAATCCTGAAGGAAGATCTTTGATTGACATCTGTTCGTCTACTCCTAAATTTAAATATCTTTTCTTAGCAACTGCTTTTGCTCTGGTTATATGAAATTTCTTCTTATTATCCATATCAGAATCAGAATTTGGTTCTTGTGTAATATATTCTTTTTCAGGATTCAAAAATCTTTTTCTTAATTCTTCTGGAGTAATAGAATCTACAACTTGTGGCATATCTTTATATTTAGATTTTATTTCATTGACAATCTTATCCACGTGTGAATGGTCAATTTTTACTTCAAATCTTCCAGTCACATCAAAAATTTTATTTGCTAATTGTTCTGCTGTATCAATATCTTGTTTTGTTGAATAACCAGAAGCAATTACTTTTTTCATTATACCAAATAGTTCATCCTGTGTTTTTACAGAACGTTCTACTTTATCTCCTGAAATGTCTTTTGATATATCTGAATATATTCTTTGTGCATCTGGTGATACTTCAAAATGTTGACTTCTATATGAACCAGCATATACTTGATCGTTCATATCTTTTTCTTTTTTGCCGTGTCTTGGATCATGAGTTGATGATAACTCATTAATAGAACCAAAACGAATTGTGTTTTCTAATGAACGATACTTTGACATTTTATCCCTTTTGTACTGCTTTTAACATCCAAGCATGTTTTTTATGTGCATCTATTCTATCTTGTAGAAAGTTTGCTAATCCGAGTTGCTTTGTTCTTTCTGCTTCTGTATAAGCAAGTTCTAAATCTATCAATAAAGATTCGTTATCTTTTGCCAATCTTTGACACATGATAACAGCAGATGGAACTGATGTTTCGTCCATGATTGTTGACAATTCAGAGAATCTTTTCAATGAACCTGGAGCATATGAATCTAATGCACGAATTTGTTCCGCAATTACATCAATCGAACCGTGAACTTCTTCATACAAATTACCAAAGAATTCGTGGTATTGAGGAAAATTTACTCCTTCAACATTCCAATGATAATTTTGTGCTTTAAGATAAAAAGCAAATGAAGAAGCAAGCACAACTTTCATTTTATTGATTAATTCTTCCATATTATCCTCTTGCTGACATTGTTAATGTTCGTCTTGCATTTTGACGATTTCTCATGGATACTTGAGACATTCTTCTGCTCTTTGTTGCTGCTTTCACAAATTTTGCTGTATTACGAATACCACCAGCAACAGTTGATCCTGGTCTTGGTTTTCTTATTGGTCCTGGTCCACGTGTTGCAACATTGTGTTTTGCTGTTGGTCTTTTTATAGTAACTTTTCTTCCAGGAGGTGCAGATCTTTTCTTTTCTTGAAATCTAACTGTTCTTCTTGTAGTTTGTCCAGCACCTATTCTTGGAACTGCCTCACACAATACTTCTTCTTTTATTGTTTGTTTGATAGTATCAGTAATTTTCTTTTTCTTGTCATCAATTGGTAATTGTCCTGGAGTATGTTCAATATAGTTCTTAGTGAGTTCTGTGGTTCCCATATCTCCTGCTCCCCCTTCTTCTCTCAACCCAATTCCTTTCAATAATCTGTGAACTATAGAATTTTTTAAATCTCTGTGGTGTTGCATTTGTTTTAAATATGATTCTTCGGCACTGTGTCTTTTCAACCAACCAAATTGATCGTTTGGTTGAATGTTTGATTTTGCTTCTTTATATTCTGCTTTAATCAGTTGTTTTCCTTTTTTTGGGTTGTATTGTTCGCCTGATTTTTTAATATCTTTTACATATGCCCAAAAAGGAGAAGTTGGTCCAGTTTCTTTTTTAGTTTCTTCTGGTTTTGAAGTGTATCCTGGTCTATTAAAAGCAGATGCAATTCTTTCTCTTGGAGTATCTTCTTTTGGTTTCATAGGTGGATCTGGTTGTTTTTCTGCTTTTTTTTCAGATGCTTTTCTTTTTCTTGCTGCTGCTAAAGTTCTTAAAAGTTCTCTTTCACGTGCTGCCTTTGGTCCTTTTACAGAACTCAATCTTTTATATTCACCCTTTAATGATCTTCTTGCTTCTGTTATTGCTTGTCCTGGTGTAGAAACATAAGAAGGAGATGTGCTATCATCAGCATAAGGATTTGATCCAGGTGTCATCATTTGAACTGTTTGTGGAATTGTTTTTTTATCCATTTTCTTTTTTGCTTCTTCTATTAGTTCATATGCTTCTTTAACTGTTTCGTCCCTTGAATCCATATAGTCAGCAAGAGTATCAATATAGTCTGCTGCTTTAGTCAGTTTAGACTGTACCCATGCTTCTAATTCTCCCTCACCATCAAGATGCTTCATCAGTCTTTCAATGCCTCTCATTGCTGTTCGCAATTCGTTTCTGGCCATTTCATGTTCATAATCTTCATTCAAGGATTTCCATCCACCACCTTTAGATTTATACCATTTTGCTGCCCAACCATTCGCATAGGCAGAATTTCCTGTAATGGTTATAAATCCATTTTGTACCATTACCCAAGTTTGATTTTCTGTTGTTGGGCACCAAACATCTTCAGACCCCGCATCTTCTATAATTAGGTTTTGTGTGTTATGGTATTTTTTATTTCTAATTATAGATGCTCCAGATATACTTTCTGTTTTTTCATAAAAACTGATATGATAACCGTTAAGATACGCAGCAAACAACGCAGACCAAAAATGATCATCGTTTTTTTGAGTAAATCCAAAAGTATGTCTATCTTTGATTTTTGATGATCCCCCAACATCATGCCCATCATATATAATAGAAGATGCCAAGAAAACTTCTCTCGTTTCTTTAGACCAAGATAAAACTTTAGATACCCAATTATCCTTTTTAGACCAATTTTCCTCTAAAAATTTATTTTCTTCGTTCTCTAAAACTGCTCCTGTGACAATTCTCATTCTTTTATGTATATCTTTAGTTTCTACCAAAGATACTTGATCATAAGCAGTTCCGGTCTTGACAACCCATTTATGATTTTCTGTTGCTTTAATACAAAATCCGGTTGATTTATATATTTTTTTCAAAGGAGCATTTTCATAAAAATGTAGATTTGTTATTGGACCCCATTCCAACACATCTTTATTAATATTGTATGTAAGTATTTCTTCTCCTATAGAAAGTTCATCAAAAGATTTCAATCCTTCTCTAGTAATTGCTTGACTGTCCATTGGCACACAAGGATATATCTTAAACTTTTTCTTTGCTTGTGCTTTTGCTTGTGCCCATAGTTTAGGATTTGTGGGTACATTCTTTTCCAAAAGAACTTCTTCGTTATGAGTTTTCACGAATTTTGCCTTTCCTTTTCTTTCAGCATTTGGATCTTCTCTTCTTTTTCTTCTTGCTGCTGATGCTCTTCTTTTTTCACCTAAAGCATGTGCTTCTGCCCTAGGCAAACATTTTGGTTTGCCTTCTCCTGGTTCTTTGGCACAATCACCTTTAATCTTCCCTTTGGTGTCAAAACGAACCCATTTTTCCTTAAACCATTTTCTTAAGTCTTCGTTTATGTCAGTCATTTTTCTCAACTGCCATTTTGACTCTTTGATAAATGGAAGAATCTTTTGTTACAACATCCATAAGTTCATCTAATACATCCATAATCATTTCTCTATAGGCAGCAATTTTAGAATTCTTTCTAATGTCAGACATTGCTTTTTTATATTGTAGATACTTATTTTTATCTACAAGACCAACTGCCATTAGTTTATTGAATTTGGACATATCATCTTCAAGGATTACTTCTGCAAATGTAAGGATTTCAACTTCATCTGTCATAAGTTTATTTCTATATCCAACTTGAGTATCAGCTCCAGTTATTGATTCTGGTCCGGTTGCTGTTCTTCCTCTTCTAACAGATTTCTTAGCAGATTTTCCGGAAACACCACGAATCATTTGGGCAATTGTCCAATTATCTGCATCCGCTGCATCAAATCCTTTAAGATGTTTTTTTGATTTGCGAACATTTCTCCAAGCAGTTCTTGCTTCTGCTTCTGGCGAAGCAAATCTTTGTTGTCTGGAATATTGTCCTCTTTTTCTTTTATGAATATTTCTTTCAGATTGTGCTTTTCTTCTTAATAGCTCTAATCTGGATATTTCATCCAATTGTTCTGTTTGCTCATTAATTAAAAAATCGATCGCAGTTTTCTTGTTTGTCGTGATTAATGTTTCGCCGTCTGCTTTGCGTTCTGCCCGATACTTGGTTACGGTTCTCGTTGGTATTTTAGCATGGGTCCCTGATATTTTCATAATATCACCAACGTGGTCACCATTGTTATTGTGTACCTTTTCTTCATTTTGTAAATGTGGAACTGTTGGTTCTCCATGTTTGCCTTTTAATGCTTGAAATCTTTTATATTCTGCCATACGAACTACAGGAACCAATCGCATAGCAAGTCTTTTAATTGCTTTGCCTTTTTCATCGATTAGTTTATCAATTTGAATTTTTTGTGTGGGAGAAAGTGATTGATAGTGAGCACCTTGTTGTCCAGCAAACTTAATGCGAAACATTTTTCTTGCCAATTTTTGTGCTCTGGCATATATTACATTTTCATCAGCAAGACGTTTTCTTTTGATTGCTCTTTGTCTTACTAATTTAGGTTCAATGCGTCTTAATTGCTGTGCTCTTTTTCTGCGTTGAGCAATAGACATAACCTTTTCTACAACTAAATCTTTCATGAAAATGCCTTTTATTTATTATTTATATTAAGTTATTTCTTCCCAATCTATAGCACCTGATGCATCATCTCCAGCAGTTCCTGCCATGCCAGCAAGAGTCAATATCTCAGGGGTATTTGTCAAACCATTTCTTCGTAATTGAAATTTAAATAAATCATCTTTACCAAGTTGAATAATAGATGATGATTGATTTGTTACTCCCACAAATCCTTGTTGAATAACATCACCACCAGTTATTGTATTTGCTACCATATTATATTCTACAGGAGAATCATTAGCAGCAGATGTAAAATCAGTATTACCACCTAAAGTGCCACCTGAAATTAATCCAAATTTTATTCTTCCGGTATTTCCTTCTCCTAAGAAAGATATATTTGTTGGAATAACAATTGAATCAATTTGGGATGATTTTAATCTAATAGATACGATAGGATACCATATTCCTGCTGTTGCCATATTAAAATTGCTATTTGCTGGGGTGCCTATTGATCTAGGTCTGCCCTTCAATTCATAACCACCTTCAGAAATAACTGAAGAACAAACTTGTTTCAATGTTGATGAAGTTGTTGTATTTGCAATATTTTTTATTTCAAATCTAACGGGCAAACATGCTGTTGTCATATATGGTCCATCAGAAATATTAGCATGATGAAATGAATGACAATGAATTAATTGACCATTTATGATAAAACCACATCTAACTGATCCAAGACCCAACCATTCAATATCTATAAACATGATTTGACCTTTGGTAATATCTAAAGTCAACCCAGATGGTCCTGTGCCGTCTAATTTATCATAATTCCATTCTGACTGTGATGCTTTATTATCAGTAGGAGTATTAGTTGAATTGCTTCTTTTAACAAAAGATAATGTTGAATTTTCTAATTCAAGAAAAATACCATTTCTATCATCAAAATAACCTGTTCTCTGTCTCAATCCGTCTTGTGCAGGATTCATAACGAATGTTTGAAGAACTTGTAAACTTTTTCCAGGTTGATATGCAAAAACTCTTTTTGACTCACGAACAACTTGTGCATTATTAGCAGTATCTACAGTCATAGAAAATGCAGCAGTATTTGCATTAAATGTATATGTACCACCAGCAGTATTTGCAGTATCAAATTTACCATTTGGATCATATCTATGATATGAATCAAATAGTGTTAATGGTGTAGATACTCTTGCTCTACCAAAAGCATCTACTGTTGTTCCTGTTGGATTAGCAGCACCAACAAGATTACCATATTGGTCTGCAAGCATTACTACTTCAAATACTGTTTTTCCATCATTTAAGTATTGGTGGGTATCTTTTCTAAATTGTGCCATTATGATACTCTCTTAACTTTTCCTTTGGTGAAGTGTATACCAACAAATTCTTTATCTGTGTGATGATCTCTAAGAGATTTTCCGCCCAACTCTTCAAGGGGGGTTGTGTGAATATCATCAACATTTGCTTTATGGTCATCGTATCCAACGATTTTTTTAACTCCAGATAAACCAAACTTTGGTTCTGTCAATATGCGATGCAACATTCTTGCTTTATTAATGTGTGTTGGGTTTTTGCCGTAATTTCCTGCTCTGTGTAAATGGAAATTAGGATGTGAAGTATCCAATCCCATTTGTTTCAAAGATCCCAATAGAATTTCTGGATTTTCTAAATCACTTCTTGCGGTGATGATATGAACATGATGTCCGTTATCTAATAATCTTTGTGCGTGGTTAATCATTTTTCTGATTGGGTGTGCAGAGTTAGCAAACACCTTTGGATCTTTAAATTCTTTGAAGTCATAACTATGTCCTGGTTTTAGATTGTCTCCCTTGACATGAGTATTAAATTCAGAGGTGGATAGAGTTTCCACTCTGTTTCCTTTTTCATCATTTACATGAACCTTTGCTCCTTTTTCTGGGTCATGTTTGACCAGTGTGTCGTCCAGATCAAACCAACTTACAAATTTTTTTCCTCCATACAGTTTTTTCATTATGGATTTTAGTAGTTGTTCGTCTAATTGAATGAATGATTTAAATGGTAACATTATTCTTCTTTCTTAAATTGTCCCAGTTTTACATTAAATTGTAATGAACCCCATGGACCTTTTGTAGACCGGTGTTCTACATAAAATAGAGGTATTTTTCGTCCATCTTCATGATGCGTATGATATTGTATAACTCCGTTTCCATGTTGGGTAGCAGACAATCTTGTAGCAGAATTGATCCTTTTTCTCATTGTTCCTCTGCCATGAAGAATTGCTTCACCCTGTCCTTGATTTCTATGTGGCAAAACAGTATAATATGGTATATCCGATTCTGGTTTTAATAAAGAATGAAGATATTTTCTTTGTTGATCTATTGAATTTGCACCATTGAAATTCTTTGTTATTTTATCAACAATGCCTTTTCTTGTTTCTAAATAAGAAGATCTTTTGCTTTCTTTATTTTCTTTTGTCTTGTTTGAACCAAGTTCTCTGGTTCTTGCAGAATTATAATCAGCATACGCATGAGATGCTATTCCAGTCGTGTCCTCTGATGAATGCCTGCGAGCCCCAAGATTGTTGTATGTTCCAAAATCTTTTTCTGATCCTTTCAACGATGCTCCATGAAAAGAACCGGTTCTTAGTTTAAACATTAAATCGTGTGGATATCTTCTAGCACTAAAAGAACTGTCAGGGGTTCTTCCTATTAAACTAAATAAATGTCTAGCATTTTTTACATGCCTTACTTCAGATACATCTTGTAAAGTAAAATCTTTTTCCTTAGACCTTTTTTCAGACAATTTATCTATTAATAATTTTGAAGATTTTTTTGCTAAAGAATCTTGAGAATCCAACCTGTCTTTTAAATGAGGATTGTTTGCTCTGATCGTGTCCAATTTTGTTTTTAAATCTTCAATGTGATCTAAATATTCTGGATGTTGATTTGGATGACTTAATGAATTGTGAGTGTGCACAACCGTGGCCATTTCAAAATAATCGGAAACAGTTTTGTTTACTCTGCTTCCTTTTTTTCTTGCTTTTTCTCTGCGAAAGTATCTTCCATAAGACTCATTTATAAAGGTTTTAAATCTCATCATTCCTTAATCCAGTCCGGTGGTGATCTGTTGGTCCATGCGTGCAAATGCACTTTACCATATTTATAATAATTCATATACGACTTCAAACTGTTACCTTTCACAATATACTGCTCATCCATAGCAGGAGTTGGTTCACTAAATCCACCAAACTTAATGCTCTTTGGCAACTCCGATAATACATCTTTCATAGATGCACATTTGTGAACTTTGCCATATCTGTGAGTATATTCATCCAACAATCCAACAAAATGCCAATACAACCACTGATAGTTAGCAGATGTTTCTCTACACCAAATTGCACTTGGATGATTTGTGTGAGAAGCAAGATATAACTTGGTTTCTCTATCATCTCGTAATACCCACCGTTTCATTTTCCTTCCATTTTCATTTGGAACAACTACCATATTACCATCTAATACTCTGTGTGCTGTAGATAATAGTTGTGCTGTTTCTTTTGTTTGAGAAACAACATGTCTATTGACCAACGTTTGTGCTGATAGTTTTGCATTTGGTGATAGATAAAAAATATTCATAGTTTGTCTTTCATTTTTTCTGCCCATTTTCCAAGCATAATCAATTCATCTAACGTTGCATCTTTTTTTAATATATTTGCTTTTACTGACATAATTAAAATATTGTCTTTAATATAACCTTTAGTGTTGTCAATTCTATCAATACTGGGTGCGTTTATATGATTTTTTCTATTTCCTGTTTCTAACTTAATGCCGAACACCGGACAATAATCCGGTATAACTATATCTTCAATAACTAAAGTATGTTCCAAATTACTATTTTTTGCTCTTTGCTTTGAGTTATTCAGCATAGATAAGGTCGGTTTATATTTCCAATCGTTTTTTCTTCTATCTCGTTCTATTTTTGCTTTTTTTGCAGAACAAGATTTGCAATTTGACCTCCGACCTTTTTTGCTGTCTGTTTTGTCTATTAAAGAAAATTTATTTTCACGCAAATATTCTTTACATTTTTGGCATTGTATTTTTGGTTTTGGATTCCCATACTTATTTTTGCCTGATCTTGCCATCTGTGGCATTTTTCTTGGTGGGGGGGTTTGAATTGTCATAAAATTTTCCTTTGTGCAATTTCTGTTTTATTATTTAGTAAATTTAGAAATTACACAAAATTATTTTTACTACATGACGATCTACCATCATTTGAGCAGCAATGATTGGATCGGTCGAAATATAAAAGATGTTCACGGTCAATCTCCTTGTTGATGAAGGATCATAGCATAAAAAAATAGGGAAGTAAAGTTGCCTCTACTTCCCTTATCGGCAATACGATGCCTATTAAAAACAAAAATGTCGTGAACGAGAGGAACCCCACCTGTGGTCTCGTCACTTCCTTGCGTCTAAACTAAATAAACACTTGCCTCTTATGGAAAACCATAAACACGACTCATTGTTCACTATTTATAATTTTTACATTTTTGATAAAAAATTCTGGTGTAAATCCATCAAATCCACCTCCCGCATTAAGAAAACAACAATATTCAAATGCTTTCTTTTGAGTTTCAAAAGATTTAATACAATGTCCTGTTTGCTTTTCAATTACATTAAAAATTTTGTTTGTGCGAGAAATATCATAATTCATTAGATCACCCCTCTATAATTTTCCCATGCTTCTTCAGACATAACTAACCCAATCTCATTTTCAATATCTTTAATTTCTTTCATTAAAGATTCACACATATAATCTCTAATATCAATATCATACTTTGTAGATTCAGTTACAAATGCAAGAGCAGAATGCAAATTTTGCAACCTGATAATGGTTGAATTAATAGAACGACTAAATGATACCATCATACAAATCCTTTGAATTTATTTTTGTTGAATTTCTTTTTTGGTTTCTTTCTCTCTTCTTCCTCCTCACCAAATTTACTTCCATCAAATACTGGACCATCCAGGACATCATCCTGTGCAGCATTTTCTACATTGTACAATCGCATTTTAGATCTGTCAACCCCAACAACAAATCTCTTGTTGATATTTGGATCTCCAAATCTATTCTTCAATTGTTTTACCATAATCTGTCCAAGATCGTCAAGTTCTTCTGTTGCAATTAATGCCAGCATCAAATCAACCGTCATTGGCAATCCAATACTATCAGAAGTATTCTCAAGACCAACATCAGATGCATTAAATGCTCCACGGTTTGCTTGTGTTGCAGTCCAAATTGGAACCTTGAACTCTACTGCCAATCCTCTCAATTCTTCTGCAACTGCTTTAACATATGAATAAGTATTCACTTGAGAACCCGGTTTGATTCTTGAAGATATACAAAGATTCAAGTAATCTATGTATATGACATCAGGAACAAAATTCTTCTTAATCTTCAATTCGTTTAGAAGATGTCTGAAATGTGCAGAACCAGCAGATGCTGTTGGATACTCTTTGATAATCAATTTGCCTTTCGTTGTTCTCTTAATCTTATCCATCTTCTTCTGATATTCAAGTTTTGATAGTTGCATCAAATCTTGAATGCCAACATCTAATAGATTCGCATCTATTCGTTGGGCAATGCGTTCTTCTGCCATTTCTAGTGTGATGTATAATACATTCCTATTACACATCAAATTATGTGATGCCATATGACACATTGCTAATGATTTACCACCACCTGTTGTTGCAATAAGACAACATAGTGTTTTTTGTGGTACACCACCACCTGTAATTTTGTTTAGATATTCGATATCAAAATCGAGTTTGATTTCTTTTTTATGATATACATCAAATCGATCTGATGCATCTTCAACGAAATCGTGTCCAACATGAGAATCAAAGGATACCTGCAAAGCATCTTGTAATAGTTTAGGAATAGTTCCCTTTGGTGTCTTTGAATCCTTATCCATAACTTTGATTGATTGTCTTAGAGCATTGAATAATGCTTTTTCCTGACAAAACTCTTCAGTTTTATCTAACAACCAATCAAGGTTTGTTGTTTTATCGATTGATAGTCTTGAAATCAAATCTCTCACATCTTTGAAAGACTGTTCGTTAAGATTTGTTTTGTTTTCCAAATCAATGAACAAAGCTTCTTTTGTAGGAAATTGATTATACTTCTTTGCATAAGAATCGATTAGGTCAAAAACCGTCTTATCGGTTTCTGACTGGAAATATTCTAGTTTAAGAAATGGAAGAACCTTTCTTCCATAACTTTCGTTTTCAATTAGATGCGATAGTATTAGTTGTTCCATGAATTGTGTTATTCCTCGTATGAATAATAACCGAGTTCTCTCATAAACTGTGCAGTAGATATTGTATTCAGATGATTTATTCTTCTTTGGAAATATTGAATAAATCTTTGCTTTGCTTCATCTGGACTATATCCACACTTTGGTTCACCGTCTACTTTTGTTTTACATGAACATGCCCAAGGTTGTTTGCATGATGTCAGATTTAATTGAATTTCATCTTCTTTGAAGATAATTTCATACATATCACTCATGTTATTCTCCTTTTACCAAAGAATACTTTTGTTGAACGAATGTTTTGAACTTATCGTCTTGTAATAGATTATGCCAGAACTCATTGTCATTTTCAATGTCTGCCCTTCTTCGTTTCTTTTCACCATCTGTAGAAAACCATCCAGAAGACATTTCTTTAATATATTCTCCTGCCAAAGCAACTTCAAACAATCCTGACCATTTTTCTATACCAGATTCTAGCATTACAGTAATTGGTATCTTTGATTTCTCTTTCACTGTTCTAGACTTCTCAATGTTGATAATAAAGTTAAACCCGGCAACTTCAGAAGACCCCTTTTCTTTCTCTTGTTGCCTACCAATGATCCAAATATCACTTGCTGAATAATAAGCACCTGTTCCACCACCTGGAATAGTTTTTGGAAACATAGTTCCGATTTCCTTATACACATGATTGATAACAACCATAGGAATATCCTTTAGTGTAAGATGCGGAGTAACCATTCTAAACAAGGATTTGAATTGCTTGGCACGAGACATATCAGCAACACTTTTTCCTTCCATAGCATCTTCAACTTCTTTCTTTGAAGCAAGATTGCCGAGAGAATCAAGGATAATGAAAACCTTTTCTCCTCGATTAATATTATCTAATTGATTAACAATATCGTGTTTTAGTTCTTCAACATCTGTAATTGGAACATGAACTACTCTATCCGTATCAATTCCAAACTGTTTGAAATATTGTTGTGGCATTCCAAATTCTGTATCATAAAACAGAATAATACCATCAGCATATTTCTTTTGAAATGCACTGCCTAATACTAGAGCAAATGAACTTTTGAAATGTTTGCTTTCTGCTGCAATTACTAGTAGACCTGGAGATAATCCACCGTCAAGTTTACCCGACAATGCAACATTGATCATTGGAACATCTGTTTGAATTACATCCTTATCTGTGAAAACTTCACTTTCGGTGAGGATTGATGTTTTCTTTATCTTTGAATTGCTCATTAGTTTTTTCATTAATGACATATAATGTCTCCTATGTTATTTGGATAATAGGATTATCATAATACAAATTGAAGTATAGGTCAATAAAAAATCCCCATGGAAACTAATCCATGGGGACCGAAAAATCAGAATTTAGCATTAGTCATATCTAGTGCTTTTCTTTTTTTTCTAGGACGCTTAAGAATCGGCGTGGAAGTTGGTCGCTTATCACGGCGCAATTTAGGAGCTTTTACACTCGCCAATTTTGCCGCTTTTGCGGGCATCGGTATAACTCGGGATTGCCGATTTACCGGTGCAGAAACGGTCTGTTTAACAGATTGCGTTTCTTGTTTTCTAATGCTTGCTGTATGATTCGATGCTAGCAATAGAGCAATTGCAAGTGGATCGAACACAAACACTAGCGTGAGGATGAGCATTTGAACCGCTTGCTCAAGATTAGAAGCATTTGCCTCTCCATAATAGAGTTTAGCAAGATACTTCAACGGTCCTACTTCAACCTCATTCTTTTTTATTACATTTTCTAGTCGTGATTTCTCCGTTTCTAGTTCTGTAATAACAACAAAGAGTTTATCTTTGTTGGCGACCAACCCATCACGTGTCTTGCGTTGCTGTTGTGCAGCAGCAAGTGCCGATCTGGCGTCTTTCGTTGCCCTACTCTTCTCTGTCATAGTAGATACCGCAGTATCTATCTGGGCAATTTGCTTGTCAAGGTCAGCAAGCTTTTGCCGTTCGATCTTGATTTTACTCTCAATCAAAGGCAATCGAGAAGTTTCCCCGGTTGTCATTTGAATCTGCTGTTCAATATGTGCTCTTGCGAAGAACCCATAAATGCCGAGTGATGTAATTAACATCAGCACGATAACAGCAGAAACTAGATAACTCTTGAGTTTATACCCAAGTGTTTTCCAATGTTGCTCCAGCCAAGCAGCAGTTACTACTTTGGCAACCTCAAGTAATGAAGCAACAATAACGACAGGCCAAAAGGCACCAGAGAACATTGATGCTAGTCCGATCACAGAGATCGTTCCAGCAGCAATGGATATAATAATCGCAACTAATCGTGCGACGTGATTCAGAACCATAAGTCCTCCTTTTGGTCTGATTTCAGTATGTGTAGATTACCATAATCAAAACCAAAAGTCAAGGTCTTTTTTATTTGTTGTCTTGTATATACTTATCTATTTTCTGTATAAATGCTTTAATCTTTTCTACTCGATTTGGCCAATAAATATAAGTTTTGCCTTCATCTTTCATCAGATTAATAAGTAAAGGCATAAATAGTGTTTTCAGTCCTTCCATTTTTTGTTGTGCAGAAGTTTGAACTTCAACTAATTGCTTTTCAAGCAATCGTTCATATTCTTTTAATTCTTCTTCAGTAACAATAGTAAAACCGAAATCATCATCATCATTTTTTATCATTTTTACTCTCTCGAATAATTAGTTAATGGAATCCCCATTCTTATTTTTTTACGATCAGCTTGATATTTTTTATCACTACGTTTAGCATATTCTTTAACAGTATTATGTAATCCTTCTACATGCCCAGGTGGTGTAAGAAATCCAGAATCTGCCATCAATACTCTTTCTCCGTGTGGATGATTTATGCTCATCCCAGTATTATCTTCGTTGAAGTCTCCACCATGAAGTCCTGCTTCTGTTACAGCGGACCTCCATGATTTTACCAATGGATGATCTTCTGTTATATTATGTTTACCATATTCTTGGTGTTGTTGTATATCCATACCAGTAGTTGTACTGCCAAGACCCCTTATCGCATGATTACGCAAAGCATTTAAATAATCTCCCATATCATCCATATGTATTCCATGAATCTTATGGAAATCTGCTGTTTTAATAGGACGAATTCTTTCTGATATTAAATATAATCCTTCTGGATGTGCATGAAATACCGTTGGTATAATACCATGTGGATTTGCAGAATATGTACCATCTTCATGTTTGTGATATGTTCTCAGAGGATCAAAAACAGGATGTACTTCATTCAAATTTTGCAATTGACCCAACATTTTTTGATGTGGTTCACGCACAGAATCATAACTGCTATAATGTTTTATAGCAAACTTATAAACAACAGGAACATGATGGTCCACCACAGTATATGAACCACCATCCTTACTATATTGTCTCAATTTAATTGGAATAGTTACTCCAGCATGTGCTGCTCTTGAAGAACCTTTACCCAATAATGGACCCATCTTTGGACCCATTTGTTTTTTTGTTTGTTCATAATAATCTTCAGGATTTTCTGATTCTTGTAAAATTTGAAGAAAGATTTGAAACTCTTCCTCTGTAAGTAGAGGAAGATTTTGATATTGTTCTCTAAACTCTTTAAAAGATTTCATTTGTTACCTTTATGCAAAAAATGTAGATATTGTGGTTTTCTTTTCTGTTTGCCAACCAATAACATCCAAGATGGTTTTAATTGGTTCAAGAAATGCTTTCTCGAATTGAAGTTCGTAATCTATATATTTATCTAATTCAAGTTGTTTGGGCAAAACAGTAGGCACAGATATTACATTTTCTTGTAATGGATTTGGCATTTTTAAATAACAGAACTTTACCTTTTCCTTATCAAAGATTTCAGAAAACCTGTCAGTCAATTTTCTATCTTTGATTAGTTTGTTGTAAAGTAATGCACCACGAACATGGATTGGTGTACTCTTTTTATAAATGTTTTCTCTATCAAAATACTTATCCATGCCATTTACTCCACGAGGAAAAGCAACATCTTCAAACGGAAGAGTTACAAATGAGTCTCTAAACTCATTGATGAATTTAATAGCATCATCCTCAGTTCCAGTCAAGATAACTTGTATGGCATTCTTAATTGCAAGTCTACAGGAAGCAGGAGTTGAAGATCGAACTGCTTCGATGCCCATCATTTTCAACTTTGGTTTTTCATATTGAATGCCTTCATTGTTCCAAAGATTGGTAATATATCGTTTCTTTGCAATGAAAATTGCACGATCTGATATGCCTTCTCGTTTCATAAACATTGCCTGTTTATAAGCATTCATCTGGTTTGACAAATCGGTATAGATCTTATCTAAGATCGGTTGGATTTTCTTTTCACACAAATTATCAATCGTTTTGATAATCTCTATCTTATCCGTCGTTCCAAATTTAGAAACAACAGGACCAAAATTAAGATAAACAGAATCGGTATCACTTGCAATGCAGTAATCTATTCCATCTGTCTTGAGTATTTTATTTAAGTATGCATTCAAATACTTTTCTGCCCAACGAATTGTTAATTGTCCGGACATAGTAATAGATTCTGCATAATTAAAATCAAACCATCTGAAATAAGTATTTGCAAGAGCACCATAGGCAGAATTGAGTTTGATCTTTGCTGCCATCTGTAGATTCTCATACTTAGCAATCTCATTCTGCAATTCCAGATTCTTGGTTTTCTCGTATTCTTTCTTCAAATCAAGCATCTTATTCTTATACTCTTTTCTTTTATTAAAGAGTTCTTCCATCAATGCAGGAAGAAACCCTTGAAACTCTCGGGTATAAAAACAAGAATTTGCAGTGAAGGATAAGTTTTTATCTATGCAGTATTGTTGAACGTCAGGATTAACTCCTTCCAACAATTCTTCTGTAGAATAAATCTTATCCAGTTTACCACGATAAGTATCTGGTGAGATGTTATAACCCATAATCAAATGTGGATATAGACTCGTCAAATCAAAAGATACGATCCAATCGTGCATTCCCGTTTGCGGATCTTTTACATATCCACCAACTGGAATACGATCTGCTTTATTATCTTTCTTTTGTGGAATTACGATATTTCTATCCAACAAATAATTATGAATAATTACATCCCAGGTTCTCACCGTAGTTAATGCGTCAACAAAATTAATTCCAGAATCGTATGCAAAGGTATAAACAAGATCGAGCAATTTCATCTTGTCGTCTAGTTTCTTTACTAGCAAACAATCACGAATATTATATTCCATGAACTTTTGATGATCGTTTCGATACAATCCTGCCAACGATTCATATTCAGAATAATCTAATTTCTTCTCTCCAAGTTCAACATAACAAATGTTATCTAACTTATATGATTCCTGTTGTGTATATGTGAACTTTTTATATAACTGAAAATAATCAAGAACATTCACACCAATAGGAGTAAATGCCGTATTCTCTTTCCCGTGAGATACTACAGTTCTTTCTTCTAGTATGCCCCATGGGGACAGCATGTCCGCAAATTCTCGTCCTAGCACCCTAGAAATACGATTAACGCAATATGGAATATCGAATAGTTCTACGTTCCAACCTGTAACAACATCAGGACTATATAATTCTGATGACCAGATCTTAATGAACTTATGAAGCAAATCATGCTCGTTCTTACAACGAATATACTTCACTTTATTATCTTTCGTTGCAAAATCACCATACCCAAGAGCAAAGATGATGTCATTATACAACAGTGTAATAGCAGTAATTTTACAATCTGCTTCTTGAATATTTGGGAATTTTTCATCAGTGCTTACTTCGATATCGAGCACTACAGTTTTGATTAGATTTGTATCATATTTGATATTTGGAAAGGTATCATGGATATAAGTATATGCATATTGATTGAGTCCATAGATATTGAACCCATCAACATTGTTATGTGTTTTATAATACTGATGTGCTTCGTAGATTGATTCAAACTGTTTTTTCATAACAGGAGAACCATCGATTGTTCGATACTTACTATCTTTTCTTGAAGATACAAACAAATACGGGCAGTAAGGAACTTCTTCCTTGAATCTTTTCCCATTATCGTATCCACGTACAAGAATTTGACTCTTGTATTGTGCAACATTTGTATAGAAGTTCATTATACCTCTCTTGATCTATAAACAGGTCATATGGCACTAGCATGATCCATTTATGAATAATCGTCAATAACAAAAAAAGAGAAGGAGTTACCCCCTTCTCTTTCCAAATACTTTTTCAAAAAAAGTTACTTTTTTGTTTTTGTGGTATCCTGTACATCTTCAATATCAAACTTTCGTGATTTCTTATGTTCTGGAATAATATTCTCTAGGAATATCTTAAGCATTCCATTCATAAGTTGTGTGTTTTGAATCTCTACCGTATCTGCAATATTGAAAGCACGGGTAAAGGCACGATCTGCAATACCCTTGTAGAGATAATTTTCCGCAGGAGTGTTTGCTGTAATGTTACCAGAAACCACCAACGAGTTTTCCTTTAGTTCAACAGTCAAATCTTGTTTGGAAAATCCAGCAACGGCAACTTCAATTACATACTTATTCTCATCAACCTTCACAATATTGTAAGGTGGATATCCAAAAGACTTTGCGGTATTTCGTGCAATTGAATCAAGTTGCTTTACAGTATCTTCAAAACCAACAGATAATGCACGATAAACGTCTGGAAAAGAATTGTAACCCATGTTATTCCTCCTATTTAAGCAAGGTTTGAATTATGTGCTCCATTAGGCAGCACAACATATATATAGGCAACTTCAGAATCATTGTCAATATACAAAATTACCCCCGGAATAAAATTCCGAGGGTAATTATTATAGAATTGCTTTCTCTATAAATCCGTCAAACATTGCACGAATTGCTTCACTTGTTACTTTTTTGTTTCCCTTTACAGGCACACCGCCCTTAGTATAAACTGCAAAAAGACGACCACGTTCATAGTTCCACTGTTTGTTTGCAGTCCAAGTATCATAAAGAATATTCCATCCTTTATTCTTCACAACATCATCCACACCAAGATTGAAATGCTTGGAATGCATAACAGAACGGTAAGAGATCGGAACAATCTTAACCTGGGTTTTCATCTCGTCTCTCCTAATTGTGATACTAATATAGCACACACAAATACAGATGTCAAGGCCTATTTGTTGAAGGGTTCTCCGTCTAAATCATATCCCACTTCAACATTAGCACACACCAGTTCTACTGGTTCTCCTCCGTGATATACAAGTAACTTATTTGTCGCATCAAGTGTTGCAAAAAAGTCTTGCAAATCTTTAAACAAATGAATTGGAGATGCAGAATCTGTATAATTATTCCGTAGCATTTTAATTGTATAATTGATATGCCAGATTTGATCTCTTGCCATTTCTGTTAGATACGGGATCATCTGCGTTTCATCTAATTCAATTTGAATTTTCATTTTGCCTCACAATTGCACATAACCATTATTGTCTAAACTATAGAACACATTTTTGATATCAAAAGTTGCAATTGCTCTTGCACATCCTGGACACGGTTTCGCAAGACCATAAACAAACTTTTTCTTTTCATTTGTCTCGTACTTCATTCTACATACATATAACGTGCATCGTGTTAGATCGTCAATACTTATTTCTCTCAATGCATTTTTGATACAATCTGTTTCAGCATGTAAGAAAATAGACTCTTTATTCTTACCATACATTGCTTGAAACGGATGTGTTTTCATTTGATTTATACCAAACGAAACGATCTCATTTTTAAGAACAAGACAAGCAGCAATTCGTGCTTGCCTAACAGGTTCAACTGCACTTGCCATCTTAGACAGGATGTTCATATACTTATCGTGTCTGCCACCGAAAGACTTATCTTTCAGTGGCCGTCTCGGTCGATCAATATCGTTCATTTTTATGCTTTACCTTTCTAGTATATTTCGTTTTGTCTCGCACTACCTTTGGTTTGAAAGGAGTGTCTTTAGCAAAAAGAACATATGCTGTTCTAGGTTTCTTTTGTTTTCTCATCTGATCTCTCCTTTAGTTCTTCCATTATAGAAGAACGATTCTCGTCTGTCAAGATAGACCAAACTTCAATTTCTTCAACATATCGTTTACATCCAACACACATCTCTGTGTGTGGATCAATCTTACACACCTTAATACATGGACTTTGCATTGTTTCCTCTATATGAAAAAAGAGTGAGGAACGAATCCCTCACTCTGCGATTTCTCGTATATCCGTGTTGAGAGTGGGTTCCAGTTCTGCGATAAGTTCACGCTCCATCAAATGAGCAGCATCTTTACCACGAACCTTTGCCAGTACACGGTATCCAACATCCTCTACCGTCTCAAGACTTAGCAAAGCCTTAGACAGCTTCCAGGAGTATCCTCTCGTATGAGCATTATACCAATGCTGACCGATGCGTTTATGCATCGACTTACGAACGGATTTATCCCTCAAGAAGGTAATGCCGATATAGGTATCACCTTCTACGTTAAGCTCGTAGATGATGTGGGTGCGGTCTGTTCGACCTTTGCGTTTGCGTCCGTTATTCATACAAGTATAATACCAAACCCTACACCTAATGTCAAGCACTTTTTTGCATAAAAGGTATGCAAAAAAGCATAGGTTGTATATGATTTGTTGTATATATAGGTTGTATATGGTGGACTAAACTCAATTATTTAGATACAACCCAACACAATTACCACATGTATACAGATTACTATGAGTTGTCTTTAATACTTAACACAATTACCACATGTATACAGATTACTATGAGTTGCCTTTACGACCTATTGTATACTTAGCAACGCATTCCCAATTTGGTTTTTCTTTAAAAGAAAGAATTTTGATTTGAGATAATGGTGATCTAGGTTCTTTAATTTTATCAGGAGAAATTAGTTTCAACAATCCCCATTCTTCTAAAAGAGCAGCAATTGTATTTCTTCTACCTTTATCATCATCAGAGAAATCGGTTTGTTTTCCATCTAATGCAAACAATTCTTTAAAATGAACTATAAAATATCTACCTTGTTTATGTAAAATATGACAAGATTGATATAACTTATTTTCTTTTCTGGATGCAACACCGATTCGTGTTAGAGTTTCTTTTATTTTAAGAAAATCTTGTTCCTTTTCTAGTTTCACTTCAACTAACTTATCAATCATCTATCCGCCCTTTTCTTGTTGTTTTTTCAATTCGGATAATTGTTCATCGGTCAAAATAGAAAGAACTTCTCTTGCTTTGACACGATTATATTTATAAACATCACAAATTAGATCAACATCAGAGGCAGATGTCTTTTTCCAAGGCCATTTTTCAAACCTTTTCTTTTTACGAATAGAGTTATAATGGTATTCATATTGGAGTTTTTTATCCAGATGATGATTGATATTCATCTCGTTTGCATGAAATAGTGTATCTGGATATAGAGAAAGTGCCCGATTACAAACAAAGGGCACATATAACGATTCTAGGTATTCATCAACCATTATATGTTCTTTCTTGAACATAATATCATTCACAAAATCAAAAGGGGTCATTGTATATCCTTCAACTTTATCTCTTCAAGAGTGTTGGCACAAGAATCACATATCTTCATTTTTAAAACCCCATCAGAGGTTTTAACTTTAATCTTATTCGGAAATGTCTTAGAATATACACTCCCGCAAAGTTGACAAGTTCTCTTGAAGTATTTGTCCATCTTAGACATGTGTTCTTGCCCAACAATAATTATTTCATCTCACATTCCAACATAATTTCAACTAAACACGCCATTGTATTTATCTCTTTATCTGCGGCAAAGGCTGCCTGATACATATATTTTGATAAGATTAATACTAAAGTTGGTATTGATTGTGGAGTGAAATATGTAGATGCAGTATCATACAATTTACGATATAATGTAGTATCATCATATTCTGCTTCAACCGACCATTTACGAATGCCCGTAAAGTTCTTCTCCTTTATCATACCAACAAGTTGCTTTAATTGAACAGTCTCAAAGTCTGTCAAAATACCAGAATCAATCTTACCAGATACAGAATACTTCTGTAGTTCATTCAGAATCTTTCTGAAATCTGGGAAGAACTTTCTGATTACTTCAGCAACAGCATTCTTATCAAACTCAATGTTTTCTTTTGTTAAAATGTCACGGATTCTCTTATAGAACTGTGCAGCAATTTCTAATCTTTCCTGCTTACTGTAAATAAATTCAACAGTAGAACACCGAGAATGCAAAGGTTCAATGATCTTATGCTTAAAATTACAAGTAAGAATAAAACCACAGTTTGCCGAAAACTCTTCCATAAAATTACGAAGTGCAGGTTGTGTGGCAGTTGTTAGGTAATCTGCTTCATCAAGGATTACATACTTTCTTCCACCAGAAATAGACATGGAAGAAGCAAAATCCTTAATTTGTGTTCTAAGAGTATCAATGTTTCCATCAAGAGATCCATTGATAATCATATAATCACAATTTAGTTCTTCTAGCATTGCTCTGGCAATAGTAGTTTTACCAACTCCAGGAGCACCTGATAGAATCAGATTTGGAATGCTTTTCTGAGATACAAAATCAAGAAAAGTCTGTTTTAGTCTCTCAGGAAGAATGGTTTCAGCAACCGTCTTTGGACGATACTTTTCTACAAACAAATAATGTTCCATAATATAAATCCTTATTCAAAGACCGATTTGACACTTAGTGCAATCCAATATTCAACCACATCACTCTTAAGATGTGCTCTTCCCTCACTACTTAAAGATACAGTATATGTTGCAGGAATCAACTTAAGTTTTTCAGATTCAATAATAGCAGAAAAGGTTTTATCGGTTTCTCCAATCTCTGTAGAGAATACATCCGAACCTTTATTCTTTGTGTTAACTGTTGATATTGATAAAACTCCATCTTCTCCACGGATTTCAATTTCTGAAAATCCAAGAATAGACATTGCTTTAGTAACCCCTTGTAGAATTTCTGGGGTCAAATCAAACACAACATATACAGGCAAATCCTTCATTTCTTTCTCTGGATAAAGAATCAGAGAAGGATCACAATAGTTATATTTTACCTTGCTTCTTCCTTGTCTAATAATCATATGATTATCATGAAAATCTATATCAGATTCCCTATCTAAAGATAGAATACCCAAAAACTTAGACAAATCATAAATACCAACTTTCATAGGAAAAACATCAGAAACCTCTGCCTTTGCGACAGAGGTTTTTGTCATAGTTTTAATAATGTTTCCTGGAGTTAGTACAATCGAAGGGTTCAAAGTTTGAAAGTTTTGTAGAACAGCAATGGTTTGCTGGTTTAATTTCATAATATATCTCCATCATTGCAAAAGGAACTCACCTTATCAGAAGGAATTAAGACGGTCAACCCGCCTTCTTTTTTCTCTTCTTAATTTCATCAAGTTGTCCAGCATCAGCAGTAGCACTAGCACCCAATGCTGCAAGATCAACTAATGATCCACCAAACACCATTGTACCAACGTGTTGCAGTTTCATCCATGGACATAACCAAGTCTTCAACCCTGCTTCTTGCAACTTTTGACAGAACCAATAATCTTCTGATAGATATCTTTTAGAAACTGGATCGATTTCTGCTTGGAAGAACATCATAATTTCACGAGAACCATCAAAATGTTCAGTACGAACATGATCTGGTTTATATGAATATTGTGGGAACTTTTCAACGAAAGTCTGGAATGTCTTTCTACGCATCATCATAAATCCAGTGCCAATTTCTAGCACTTCAACTGGTTGTCCTAATGGAATTGAAGTTTGATTTCCCTTTGGATTGAAAACATAATCACCAACAAATGCTTCTAACTTACCTGGATCTTCATCAGCAAATCCCTTATCAACTGCCATCTTAATCTTTTCCCATGCAATGCACTTCTTGGGATATGGACCACCGATAACATCATATTCGGATTCATCTGATTGTAGTGCAAGCAGAGCAATAACATCATGTGGATTAAACCCAATATCTGCGTCAATAAACATCATATGGGTTGCATCAGAACGCATAAATTCATCACAACAATAGTTTCTTGCTCGGGGAATTAGTGATTCATTGAATAGAAAATACATCTGCAATGCCACACCATAATGCACACACATTGCAGATAAATCAGCAATCGATCTGGCAAACATTCCGCTGCAATTTCCTCCGTACATCGGAACTGCTAGGAATAACTTTTTCTTCTTTAATTCTGCAACGGGAATCTTGATTTCCATATTATTATTTCTCCTTAATCATTGATATAATCACGATAGTATTTATGCTTGTCCTTTTTCAACCATCGTCTTCAATCTCTCTGCAAAATATATAATCTTGTTCAAGTCATATATTTTTTCTGCACCATCCTTTTCACCAAATCTATAACATGCCTTGAATATATTTCCCAATGCAAAATTCATATTCTTGTATTCAATCAAATCATTCAGTTCTTTTGCACTATCTGGTAATTCATAATATGATGTAGATCCACCATCAGATTTTACCTTTGGTTGTTCTTGTTGAACTTGTGGTTGTATCGGATCAACGTATAGAGATGATGTAGTCATAACCATTATTTCATCCTCACTTTCTTTTTTCTTGCTTGTTCTAAATGATAACTGTTTGCTCTTTGTGTAAATAGAATTCCATTTAAATGATCTAATTCATGTTGGAATATTCTTGCAGTCATACCAATAAATTTATTTGTTACAGTTTGCCCGTCTGGATTAGTATATCTTGCTCTAATCATCTTAGGTCTTTTGACCTTAACAATCAAATTTGGAAAAGTTAAACACCCTTCTTCCAAATATATTTCTTCTGAAGAAATATCAACAATAATAGGATTAAAACAACACGTGATAGGTTTACCTGTCATAACAAATGCTCTATAAGGTAGACCCACTTGAGGTGCTGCTAATCCTATTCCATTATTAGCAATCATAGTTTGTGCTAAAATGTGTGCCAGTTCAGATGGATGAATAGGAGGATTTGAAAAATCAAATCTCTCCGTTTTCTTAAATAAGATTTCATCTGTACTAGGAACTAATTGTCTTACCAAACTATCCATTATCTTTTCTCTTTCTTACATCAGAAATGAGTTGTTCAGAAACAATTAAAGAAAATCCTGGATGTATTGATCTATCCAATTCTTGTACAAACATAACAATTGAAGCAGAAATCATTGGCAATCCTGTTTTATCGTCTCCATGCATTTTCATGACATCAATAACAGTTTTGAGAAATCTATCTTTCATTTCCAGAATTGTTTCTGCTTTCACTGCTGTTTCATAATCCATATTATACCCTTTCAATTTTAACAGGAACCACTCCCGATTTTGTCATCGCAATCACTTTAGCAGCAGCAAGAGATAAGTCAATAATTCTTCCTCTAATAAAAGGTCCACGGTCATTGATTGTTACAATTACAGACTTATTATTTCTTACATTTGTAACTCTAACTCTTGTTCCAAAAGGCAAGGTTCTATGTGCAGCAGTCAATGCATTTGGATTAAACCATCCTCCTGAAGCAACTCTTTGTGGTTGCCAATAATAGGATGCTAACCCAGAAGAATCTACATTTCTTGTTCTTGCAACTGTTCTGATTCTTTTCTTTTTTGCAAGTTTTTGTTGCTTCACCTTTACAAGTTTTTGTTGACTTGTTTCAGAAGAAAAACAATTTGGAAAACAATCTATTTGTGCTCTTGCGGGTTTTGTTGTAAAAATAACAAAAACTAAAAATGTCAATGCTAGTGCAAATAAAATGTCTCTAAAAATACGATAATGCATTTTTTTAATCCTTATTTGTTACACCAATCTGGTTTTTTCTTTCCATCATATGAAACTGCAAGTTTCATTGCAATCAATTTCTTACTCAACAAAATACCATCTACATAAACATCTCCAACTATTCTGCCTCCATACTTATCCCATTTTATAAGTTTTATGTCAACCACTTTTGCTTTATTAATTTCTGTAATAACAAAAGATTTTGCTTCTTGTGCTAATTTATTTTCATTTGGACATTTTGCTTTTCCTCCAATTTCTGGACTATCAATACCAGAAATTCTGAGAAGCAAAGTTTGTTTCAATTCTTTTGGTAAAAATTTTGCTTCTATTTCTACAGTATCCCCATCCAACACCCGTAATACTTTATATGGTTCTGCTATTGTTGGGGTTGAAAATGCTAATACTATTGCTAATGCTATTCTTATCATTAGGTCTCCTATTCTACAATCTTTGAAAAGTTCTTTTTCTTTTCAAATCTAATAATATTTTCAAATCGTTCTTGTATTTGATCCGTCTTATGACTAATAACAAATACATTATTTCGTTTTGTTAACGATTGAACAATTTTAATGAATTCTTCAGTACCAGATGAATCTAAAGAAGAATCCATGATTTCATCAAGTATTAGAAGATTCGTTGCTGCTGAATTTCTCATTCTTGCCAATTCTCTCCATGTAAAAAGAATAGCAAGATTCAATCTCATTTTTTCTCCTTCAGAAAAAGATTCAAAGGTAAAAGCATCCCTATATCTGGACTTTATCTTTTCTTCAAAGGTTTCATCAATAGTAAATTGACAGAAAAATTCCATATCGTCCAAATACTTGTTAATCATCTGATTGATAACTGGAATATATTGTTTGATAATTTTTGCCTTAATTCCACCATCTTTCAACAAAACGAGACCAACATTATATAGTTCTCTTTGAGCAAAAAGATGTTCTTTTGTTTTTTTCAAATAATTCAATTTATTAATAGTTTCTGTATCATCAATTTCGACCAACGAATTATTGTTCAAATCTTTGATATCTTTCTCATATGAAGAAATTACTTTCATGCAGAAATTAATTTTAGAAGAAAGTTCAATAAGTTCTTTGTTTAGTTGTTGTAATTCATCTGCCCATGAAATAATTTGCTCTTGATTCTTTTCCAGTTTTGAAATCTTTTCTGATAATTCTTTGAGAATAGATTCGTTTTCTTCTTTCTTTGTAGAAATATCAAGCAATTTCTTATCTTTAAAATCAGAAGTAATATGTTGTTCACAGGTGGGACAAGAATCATTTCCCTGATAGAATGCAATACCCTTCTCATTGCCCTTTAATTTAGATTCTAGGGCAGTTCTCATATTGTATGCCTTATCCAGTGCATTCTTATTTTTCTGCCTGTTCTTGCTTATTTTTGACTGTAATTGATTGCTTTTAATTTCCAAGGAAGAGAACTCAGAATTGTGAGTATCTAATTCTAATTGAGTTTCTTTAATCAATGTTTCTTTTTGAGAAATTAATTCCATGATATCACGAGAAGCACGTTCTCTATGCTTTTTATTCACTTCTAAAGTATTTTCTGCAATCTTGATTTTGGTATCACAATCTGTGATCTCAAACTTGTTTTCTGCTGTTTTATCTTTAAGCAAAGCATTCATGGTTGTGAATATTTGTATATCCAACAAATCTTCAACAAATGCTCTTCTTTGTGCTGCTGGTAATAGCATAAACGGAGTAAAGTTTGCAGAACCAAGAACAACAACCTGACAAAATGATTTATAATTCATTTTAAGAATTGTTTTTTCTAAAATTGATTGATAATCTTTACTGTCTGCTGATTGATTTATCAAAGTTCCGTTTTGATAGATTTCAAATATATTTGGTTTCATTCCACGACGAACTATGTATTTGTTTCCATTGATAGAAAATTCTATTTCTACCAACATATTTTTAGAATTTGTACTGTTGATTAATTGTGGTTTGTTTATATTACGAAACGATTTTCCAAAAAGAACAAATGTTATCGCATCAATCAAAGTACTTTTTCCAGAACCATTGACCCCACAAATTAAAGTATTATTATGAGAATTAAGTTGGATTTCCGTAAACATGTTTCCCGTAGACAGAAAATTTTGCCATCGGATTTTAGAAAATATAAGAATGGTCACATCCTCCACATAATAATTTTAACTTAAAAGGTATTTTTAACCCAATTTCTTTCTAGGTTCTTTTTCCAAGGCAACATTCTCAAATTACTTTTTTCTGATAATGCCTCAGGAGATATGTTATTGTCAAATCCAAATTTTATCGATATGATGTGGTCTAATTGATAACCACCATCAATCCCAGATAATGTTCTTTTATGAGTATTTATGATACTTTTCTGCCATCGGATTTTTTCAAAAGTCAACATATCAAATTTCCATATTGCTTGCTTGCTGATATAAGTCAGAAAATAAATCTTGTAATTGTGGTTTATTTACTTCTACATCAAGACCATCAATCGTTTTTCTTAAGATTGAAATTGTATCTTCTGCTTGGTCAAAAGTCGTTTCTTCAGTAACTAATATACTATGTTCAATGATTTTTATTTCGTTTGGAGATTGTTTCTCTAACTCATTAATAAAAAGATCAAACAAATATGGGTTTGACTTTTTCTTAACAATAACTTTACAATAATTGTTAGTAATATTATTACATGATACAAACTGTTGGATAATATCCTCTAATGTCTTACAGTTTGTATCATCATAATTAATTTGTGTAAAGATAGAATAAGGATTTGCAATGAAAGTAAGTTCTCTTATATTTGTATCAAATAAATGAAATCCTCTAGGACAATCATAATCTGCCCAAGTCATTGGATAAGGAGCACCAAGATAATGAATATTTCCTTTTGATGATTTCTGATGATAATGTCCCGAAAATACCAAATCAAATTTACTTAAAGTATCAGGAGACATACCATGTTCTGATACAACACCTTTATAAAATTCAAATCCTGAAAGTTCAAAATGACCCATACAAATTTGTGCTTTTGTATCATCAATCATTTGCATTGTATGCGATTCATTTTGTGTTGTTATCCAAGGAACTAAAAGAATAGGAGAACCATCAATCACAATTTTAGTTGTGTTTGTATAAACATCAAAAGAATAACTATTCAGCAATTCTTGCAATGCGTTTACTTCGTTCGTATTTTTATGAAATACATCATGATTTCCAACAATCATATGAACAGTATATTCTTGCAACGGATTGAGAAAATCTGTTCTCATTCTTTTTGATGTATTAAAATTAATATATTTTCTTCTATCTACTAAATCTCCCAAATGAATAACAGTATTCACACCCTTTTCCTTTAATGTTGGGAAAAAGGTGTTATCAAAAAACTGTTTTTGGTTATCTAGAAGAATAGTAGAATCTGATCTAGCACCATAGTGTGTGTCACAAACAATAGCAATTAACATAATATTTATTTCTTTGTTGTAATTTTTGGTGCTTTTAAGGTTTTCATATTATGTGTATTAATTGCATCTTGACAGGCACGTTGAATCCTTTCAAGCATCACACAATACATATCTCTTTGCCATTTATTTGTCTTATCATCAGACAACTTTTCAATGTATTCAACGATGATAGGTGGCAGTTTGTTTTTTGCTTCTTCTTTCATATACATAGTTAACCTCATTCAAAAAATTGTTGAATTGTATTAGAACTGACCTTAGCAATTTTCTTTTTCTCTGTCAACTTATTTTCATACTGTCTGACAAATTCATCCGATACTTCATTGAATACAGAATCTTGTTGAGCATAATTATACAAATCATCTCCAACATCTTCAAGCATCAACGATTTCATATTTTTAATTTTTATATATTGTTGTTTCTTCTCTTTGTCAATCCTTCTAATAAAGGCAAATTTAATTATTTGTGTAAAATATGCAAATGGGTTGTTTGTTTTATCTGGATTAAAATTATGAAGATATAGCAAACAATTTTCCACACCATCAGAAATCATTTCATCTTTATATGAATAAGCAAAGAAACTGGACTTGTTTGCCAGATTAGTTGCAATCAATAATATTGCTTCTCCAATATATGAAGGAATTGGAGGAGATTCTTTGTTCATAAGTTTGTTTTGATTGCATTCAATTTTATATTCGCAAATCACTTCATACAATCTTTTGTTATTCACATAATTTCTTTTTCTCATGCTGTATTTTTTCCTTGACGAGATTTCTGGTGCCTGTATAATGACTGTGTCAGTGAAATGTTAATGTAATGATCCTGAACCATCATTTGATTTAATGCTGTTAGAATAACTATCCATCAATGATGCTTCCATCATAATATTCACTGATTGTATTTCTTTAATCATATTCTCTTCATGTACAAAAGAAAATCTTAAGGAATGATGATAATATCTTATCATTTCTTCATGTAAATCTGTTGTAGTAATAATATGATTGGTTGATATTTCACATATATTTGTTGTTGCAAAAGGCATGTATTTTGTTAATACTATTGCTGATTTGCCTCCAGGGGTCATCTTTTCAGATACCACTAATGGACAAGAAATAAGAAGTTTATTATCGTAATAATCTATTATGTCTCCAATAATTTCTTCACCGTTAATAAGTCTTATGTGTTGTATGTTTTCTGACATGCTTCCTCCTATGAGGATTAAATACTAACTCTATAAACTTTATATGGAAATTTCTCTTGATTATAAATCTTAACTCTTTCTATATAATGAAGAATAGTATAATTCTTACTAGATTTCCATGATAAATCGTCTGCAATATCAAATAATGTAGATTTTACTTTACTTTCACTTTTTCTCAATACACGACCAATAGATTGCAACGTTCTAACTCTCGATTTAGATGGTGATGCAAATATTATATTCTCAAGACTCTTGATATTTATTCCAGTAGAAAATGTCTGAACAGAAGCAACAATTATAGCATTTGTTTGAGATTCAACAATTTCTCTCATATCATTTCTTTCTTCTCCATCTACCCCACCATGTATGAAATATACTGGTCTATCAGTAATAGATTGAAGCATACGATGTAATACTTCACCGTGTTTCTCAACATATTGAAATAATATTAGAGTATTACCATTAAGAGAATTTGCTAAGTTTACTATGAACTTATTTCTTTTTTGATTTGATATAATATAATCAATTTCTTGTTGATAATCAAGTTTCTTTGCTGCTTTTTTAACATCATCTGCATAATCAAATACTATGCATTTGACACGAAAATCTGCAAGATGTTTTTCTTCTATTAACTTAGCAGTTGTTGTTACTTCTTTCACAGGACCAAACAATCCTTCAACAACTAATTTATTTGTTTGTGTTCCATCTAAAGTTCCTGTAAATCCAAAACGATATTTACAATTTGCAAGGTTGCACATAATTTTAGTAAGTGATGCTGCTTTTGCTAAATGAACTTCGTCACATATCACTACTTCAAATTGATTAAACCATTCTTGTGGCATACGATATATGCTTTGCCATGTGGAAATTGTATATTGACAATCAGTATCTTTTTCTTTTCCAGAAGTAATTAGATGACAATTTAAATTATAACCATATGATTTAAAATCAGATGCCAATTGATGAACTAATCCTGTTGTTGGAACTATAAATAAAGTTTTCTTGGCATAATATCTGGATATAAGATATATAATAAAAGATTTGCCACTTCCAGTAGGACTTAATAATACTCTTCTACTGCTTCTTATGGCAGATACAAAAGCATCTATTTGATAATCTCTTGGTTCTAAAGGAAGGTTTAGAGAATCAAAGAAATGTCTACTCTCAGTGAGTGAAAATGGGGTATTCGTAAACTCGTTAGTATACGATATATTATATTCTCTATCTTCAGCAAACTTTACGATTTCTTGAAAAAGTCCGTGATAAATTGACTTATTTCTAGGATTATAAAGTCTCAATTTCCCATCCCATGTTCCACGTTTAAATGCGGGCATAAACTTATATCCAGGAACTTGGAACGTGAAATATTCTTTAAGTTCTTCTTCGATGCCTTTATCGGTTGAAGAGACTTTAATATATACTTCATTTATTTTTGAAATTTCTATCATGCTCCAGATAACCACTTTCTTTCTTCAATAAAGTTTTTTATAACAAATGTTCTTCCATTTATTGATTGAAGAATCATTTTGAGATATTCTACTTTTTCTTGTTGCACACCAATTTTCAATTCCATTTCGAGCAATTCCGAATCATAATCAAGGAAAAATTCTATTTCAGATTTGAGAATCTTTCCTCTTTCTGGAATTTTCCATTGTTTTTCTTGCATTACTTCTTTGGTAGGATTAATAAAAAACTCTTTCTTTTCTGCTCTTAGAGTTTTATATGCGTGTTGATGTTTTAGTAATTTTGTTTTTTCAGCAAAGTATAGTTTGATATATTTTGCATGTAGTTGTGGGGTTCTTATTGACTCTTGTCCGATATTGGTGCTATCTATCTTAGAGTCAGAATCCCAACATTTTTGTATATCTTCAAAATACATAATATTCTCCTCTTTTTGTAAGGAGACTACTGAATATGTTGAGTAATGTCAAGCAATTATTTTGGATCATACCCCCATTCTAAATGAGAATTGCCATCAGTGAATATATGTTTTGCTGGTACTCTCATTGCGGCAACATGATATTCGCCATTTAAATGATTTCTACCATGCTCGTGTGCATATTCTTTTGATGTTGTTACCCAATCTCCTGGTCTAATCATATGTCTTATTGGTATTTCTTTTTTCATTGCTTCTTTACGAACAGATAACGGAACTGCTCTAAATATATAAATTTTTTCGTCTGGTTTATCTTTCATCCTTTGTATTTTATTAAAATTAGATTGATCATAATCATTTCCTTGATTTCCATAATATTCAAATCCTTTATGTGAATAAACATCTTTTGGATAAATTCCATTAGAAGTAACATCATGTAAGGGTGCTCCAGTTTCCTTATCTGGCGCTTCATGCTGTCCTTTATAATTTTCAGTGATAAACTGTTTAAATGTATACATTTTTATCCTTTACATTTTTTGGATACTATATGATCTATATCTAAATGTTGCTGATGCTTCAAGATATTGAACATCTTGTGGGGTAGAATCGAAAATCAATGATGATATTGAAATAGGAAAAGCATCTTTAAATACTACTTCATAATTTGGATTTCTTGAAGATGTTAGAATAATCAATGACATATCAGAAGTTATTCCAAGTCCAGTATAAACTGGATTTCCTGATATTGATTTGTATTCATCAAAACTATTTGGAAATCCAAGTTCTCTTATCCAATTATACAACTCAAGATAGTTCTGAAGATCTTCATCAACTTTATAGTTAATCATAAGATCATCAAAATCGATATGATCTCCTGCTTTTGGTATTCTGACGAATGGGTTAGGTTGTTCTGGACCATTTAATACCATTCCTGGAAGATTTACATTTTGAAGAAAGAAATTAACATTGGGGCACTTTTTGATTTGAAATCTGAAATTCAAAGGACTCAGAAAGTTTTTATTTTCTGGAATATTATCAAGTGCTGACATTTTAAATTCTCCTTAATGCTTTGTGATCGAATACATAAATTGAATGTGGTTCATTTCCACCTTCATTAAATCTTACTGCGGCAAATCCTTCACTTTTTGCTTGATTCAGATGTGGTTCTATATCATCTCCTGCATAAATGTGACTCATATCTTTTACACGATTTGTTGGTATTTGTTTTGTCAATACTTCTTTTTCTTGTCCTGATTGTGTAAATTGTCTAGCAAACTCTTTATCTACAGAATAAAATTTTCCTTTTAGTGGTCCACCTTTACGATTGTGTACAGATTCTCCACGATATATTGTTATGTGATTTTCTTCTGTGATATATTGTTTAAACTTCTTCATCTTTAAGATACCTAATTCTTGCGTGTTTTACTTCTGATATTGCTTGTTCTAAATCAATATCAAACCATTCCCCATGTGTTTTTCTGTGTTTAATCGTATTGTGAATAGTTTGTTCAAGTAATCTAACTTGATCATCAGAAATCAATTCAATGTGATGCAATTTAAGTTTTTTTGGATGTCCTGTTTGAAGATTTTTCAATCTTCTTGCAGGATTATTTGTTATTCCAATTTTATATGGTTTTTCTGTTCCACCGATTACATATAGATATGCCATTTTATACTCCTGTTGTCTTATGGAGTATTTATAACAAAAAGGGGAGGCATTTCTGCCTCCCTCAGTAAGACCAGTTATTCTGGTTCTTGTTTAATATTATTTATAAAATTGACTTTTTTACAAATACCAATGTTCCACAATCATATATTCTTTTGTATCCGTTGTCTTCCATATATTGTTTCTCTGTAATATCATTACATATATTTAATTTTTTCTTTGTATAATTTGACCTATGCATTCTTTTTTCGTTTTTTGATAAATCAACATAAGCATATGATGGTGGATTGCGTTTAATTAATACAAACCCATTTTTCAAATATACATTTCCTTGTGACCTTGAATAATCAGCATAGGATATAATATCTCCTTGATATTGTTTTTGAAAATTCTTTAGTAGTTTAGAAAATCCTCCTACACAAGAAATTCCTTGACCAACACAATATCTTGACAGTTCCCACGGATAGTTTTTGTTATACCTGGATTTACAAAAAGTCATAATGCTTATGATTTTATCATCGTCATATAAGGCAAACCAAATGCTTGATTTATCATCACCTTGCAAATGATTTTTATTTAAAAACTGTTTTTTGTCTGTTTGTGATGGTATTCTTATTGTCAATTTCCTCGCATACAATCTTTGGTATGGTTGTTCCAAAAGATTTACCAGAATAGACTTCCATATATCTTGTTTATAGATCCAATCATCACTAAAGATATGAATCAACCTAACACCTACTTTCTCGCACTCAAGTGTTTTTGATATATGATACTTTCTGTCTTTTCTTAATGCAGGGTTGGAGTGTTCTGGTCTAAATGCGTGATAAAACACTCCATTATATTCAATCGCAAGTTTTTTAGATGGAATATATAAATCTACTTCCTTGCCATTCAATAATGTTCTGTCGTTGATTAAAACTTGGTCTTGTCCAATAATAGAACAAACATAATCAATAACTTGCTGATGTTGTCCAGATATTTTATTAAATTTTCTTGGATAACTGTTTGGTTGATTGGTCTCAATTTCGTGATAGTTCAACCACCTACTTACTGTTGCTTTAGAACTACCAACCATTTCTGCTATTTCTTCAACCTTCTTTCTTTGATTACAATGTAAATCAAACAACCATTGTTTATCTTGTAGTTTCAACAATATAAGGGGTTGAGAACAATTGTGTTGAACCATAGGTATGTTATGTTGAATACATGCTTTTTTTATTGGATTAATAGAACAGTTAATCAATTCTGCGATTTCTTCATAAGACTTTTTCAAATCAATTCTTTGATAATATAACCAATCTTTATCATTTAGTTTTTGATAAGTATCTTGATTCAATCTGTGTCTATGAGATCTACTACAATCTGGACCACAATAATTGCTAAATTTATTTTGATATGATTTGTTATATGTTACAGGCAACCCACAGACTATACAGTTAGGGAAAGTTTGCTCCGTATAACCAAGATGTATTGCTAAACAACGAATCTTTAGTGGAGAATCAATCGGCATCCATTGTGTATAATTTATTATTGTTTCACGAAGTTGTTTGTTTACTGATAAAGAAATCATATATTTCTTATCAAAGATTCTTTCGTCACATATTTGTTTGAGATCAATCATTATAGTTTCCATTCTATGGTTTGGTATCTGTTGTAATATAGATAAAAAAGAAGGGGGAATCAACCCCCTTCTAATAATATGTATTGACTATTTTACATCAAGTTTGTAACAAGAACTCTTCTGTAGTAAACATTGCTGTCCTTAGTAAGTGCACCAACACCAGCAGTTGCACCTTCGGCAAATGGATTTGCTACCATTCCATAACGAGTCTTGAATCCAATCTTTGGATGGAATGAGTCTTGATCAACTGCACGAACCATTTGGAGAGGAACGTATGGGCAGTAGAATAGACCGGCATCAAATGCGTTTGATCCCTTATAACCTACGACCATATAGTTTCCACCTGTTGCATATGGGTCGATATAGACACGCATACGACCGTTAAGAACACCAGCAAATGTATTACCAGTATCATCAACATTAAGTTGGTTGCTATTAAGTGCTGGAGCATAATCAAGGATACCTGCCATTTGAAGTGCAGAAGCAACATCTGATGAACAGATTACGATATTGCCCTTCCCTCTACGGGTATCTTTTGCGATCTTATTAGCTTCTCTTTCAACTTGGAACATAAGACCCTTGAACTTTTCAACTGACCAACGACCGTTTGAGTCTGTATCAAGATCAAAGATACCAGAAGTTGTTGTACCTTCTGTAGCACCCTTAGTTGCAGTAACAAGGATTGTACGAACTACTTCACGATTGATTTCTGCAAGAATTTCAGCAGAAAGAATGTTTGATAGTTCTGTTTCTGCATCAAGACCGTGAATTGCCTTAAGATCTTGTGCAAGTTCCATTGTGTATTCTGCTTTGAGAGCACGTGACTTTGCAGTAACGGCAACCTTTTCAATGCTGAATGCCATTTGAGCAAATGCAGTATTGTCAGTTGTACCAAGTGCTTCTGCTTGTGCAGTTGACATTGCTGAACCGAAGTTATAGATTCCTTCTTCAGCAAGGTTTGCTGTTACAGTTGTGTTGCCTGGAAGAGTACCAACATGCTTTTGACCAAGTGTGTTTGCACCAGAAACAACTGAAGAGAATGCAGTATTGACTTCGTTGTAGAATGTTTCTGTGTGTGTTTGGTTAGCATATCTTGCACGCATTGCGAAGATAAGTCCTGTTGGACCTGTCATTGGCTGAACGCCGCAGATATCATAAGCAATAAGATTTGGCATTGCACGACGAACGAGAGAAATAAGAACAGGATCGAAAGTGTCGATTGCACCATCAGATGCTGTAGAGCTAGATGCTCTCATTGCGTTTGCTGGAATTGGATTTTCAACAAGGAACTGGCTTGAATAAGCAGAACCTTCACGAAGTGCCTTTTCTGTATTTTCAAGAAGAACGGCAGTTGTATTACGGCGATGAATGTCCTTAATTGGGTTAAGGTCTTCATGCTCTAGAATTGGCTTCCACTTGTTATTAAGTTGTTCTGTTAACATTTTTGTGTTTACTCCCTAGAATTTCTTTATGGGTTGTTATTATTTATAATTAATTACTTTTTGATAGTTCTTGAAATTGCTTTGGCATAATTAGCAATTTGTGGTTCAAGATATTTTACTTCTTGAGATTGTGTAACTTCTTCAACTTCTTCATTTAAAGTTGAAGGTGCTGTCTTAATGCCAAAATACTTTTCCTTGACAATTTCAAGTTTCTTCTTGTAGTTGTCTGGATTATTTTCAAACTCAACTCCTTCTGTCAAAGTCTTAAACTTGTCTACTTGTGTAAGAGCAAGTCCTTCAGAGACTTCGGCAAAAACCTTTTCTTTGTTACGTTCTTCAACGATTGCATTAAGCTCAATATTCTTTTCAAGTTGTTCGTTAAGTCTTGCTTCTAGTTCTTCAACTTTTTCTGCAAGTGCTTCAACTGCATCAACTTGTTCTTCTGGGAATTGAACATAATGTTCTGCGAATAGATTACGGAGACCCATAATGAAATCTTCTGCTAGTTCGTTGCGCAATGATGTATCAATTGCAACTTTATTTTCTTCTACCCAATTTTGAGCAACATATGACATATAATAATCAATTTGCTCAGTAAGTGTTTCTGTAACTTGTTCTACTTCTTCAGTAAGTTTTGCTTCGTATTCTTCTTCAATACGAGCAACTTCTGCGATAACTTTTGCATTTACTGCTGCTTCAAAAAGAACTGCTGTCTTTTCTTTGAATTCTTCTGAAAGTTCTTCACCGGAAAATAGTTCTGCAACATCTTCCTTAACAGCACCTTTCATAGCAATTGATGCGGCATTCTTGGCAGCAGCATCATCTGGAATTGTGGAAGCAAATTGTTTAGAAGTCATCATAGCAAGGACTTGTTCTAGTTGTGACTTATCCATTGCTGCCATTGATGTCATTGCTTGTGCCATCATGCCTGATTTTGAGGCATCTGATGGTTTTGCTTCGATAGAAGAAGCAGCAGAAGTATTGTCACCTTCCATGGCTTCCTCCATTACTTCTGGTTTCTTCTTCATATTTTTGCCTTTCTTCTTATTGTGGTAAGATTCATTTACTTTTTGTTCAACTCTAACTAAAGCACCTTTAACATCATCAGTTTTGGCACTCCCATCATTAATTTTTTTTAACAATTCATCATGGGATGGATGCTTTTTGGGTATCAGTTTTGGGCCATCTTTCATATGATCTGCATGAACAGTTATTCCTAATGGTCCTGGAGTAACCCGAAATTCTTTCCCCAAACGATCTTTCATAGTTGTTGTTGGCATATTTTCCTCTTTAAAGTGTGAGTTTATTTCTATTTATATTAAAGTGATTTTAGGAATTGCTCAAACAACTTTACTTTCTGTTCTTCAAGTTGTCTTGATGACATTTTCTTAACACTTTCTTTAATCTTTTCTACAAATTCACCAGTTTGTTCATTGTAGAAATATTCTACATTCTCCATGATTCCTTGAACAAATGCTCCTGGTGCTGATGGATCTGCAACAATATCTGCTGCTGTTACAATACGAAAATCGTCTTGTACTTCCATCAATCCATTTTGTCCTGCCTTCAATGAACCTAGTCCACGTGAAGAAACACCAAGATTTGCTCCACCTTCAATCAATCCTCTGGCAATATTTCCCATAGGAGTATCAAGAACTTTTGCTCTACCCCAAACAACACCATTTGATCTAACTTCAAGATTTTCAATGAGGTGTGATACTCTATCAAGATTGATTTGTGGTCCTGATGGATGATTTAATTCACCATAAGCACGTTTTTCTGAAACTACTTCTTTTAGATAACGATTGACTTCGTTTCTCATCACTCCTTCAGAATAAACTCTTCCGTTCTTGTTACCTTTTCCATAGACCATGTAACAACCTTCAATGAAAAGATTTTTCTTTCCATTTTCTGATGCTTCTGTGATGAACGATACTTCATCTGCTTGTTCTAAAATAAGTTTCATGAATTCCTCTTAATATGTGCTAATAAAATTGCCGATCTTTTGTAGATCAATCATAATATAACCGTTTGAAGTACCTATAAGTTCAAGGACAAGAGTTGCACTTTGATCTTTTAGTAATGCTTTACCGTTTCCAGCATAATCTGCCCATCCTGTAGAATCATAAACTCCAACAGTATTTGATCCTCTTTTCACAATCCAACAAGCACCTTCATTTGGTTGAGATCCCCACCAAACTTGTTTAATAACAGCACCTGTTAATATTTCGTTTGATGTGGCAACATTTGAAGTAGAACTATTACCAGCAATAGTTATTGTACTATTGCCGGTAGCATGAATTGTTACTGATAAATTTTGTCTATTATGTACAATTGAATAACTCATGGATTACTTCTTGCTTTTTGTAGATTTTGATGGTTTTTTGTAATTTGGATCTAAAGTTCCAACTACAACCCCTTTACCAGGAACTTTTGCTAATGCCCGTGTGGGGTCCATTGGACCTGATCCATATCTTTCATCTGGTCCTGCGTCTGCTGGACCTAGCATTTCTTTAGGATATTCTGGTGCTCTAATTCTATTTACATCAATACCTTTTAGAATTTTTGACATTCTTTTTGTAGTTGATGGAGGAGATGTTGCTTCTTTTGCTGCTGCTTTCAATTCGTTTCTTTTTGCAACAATGCCTGGGCTTCTTTTGTTGAAAGTATCTTTATATGCTTTTTTTATTGCTATTAAAGATTGTTCGTCTGAAGATTCATTCATCTGACTGTAAGCAATTGCTAATGCTTGCTTTTTATCTGTTACCTGTTTGCCGTGACTATCTTTAAGTTCTCCAGCAGAAAACTCCCGCATAACCTTGGCAATCTTACTTTGTTCTTTTGGTGAAAGTTTTCGGGTTACTCTTTCATCTAATGTTTCAAAATATTCCAATTCTTCAAATTCTTCATTCTTGGGGGTTTTATTTTTTTTCTTTTCTTTTTGATTCAAAGCAACTGTGCGATTTCTAGCAGCAGTGAATAAAGGATGTTCTATTTTAGATTTTTCTTCAATGGTTTCTTCATAAACCTTTTCATCTTCACCAGGATTATATCCATGCTCAGGTGTACGATTTACAGTCTTAATATTCTTTGCATTGAATAAATTATCATCGTTGCCATTTGCATCTTTATGCTTAACAACAACATGCTTGTCCTTGAATCTCTTTTCATCAGGAGATTTAGGTTCATAAACCTCTAATTGAAGAATTTCTTTAAGCGTTTTCATCTGAATCTCCTTCTAAGTCTTCTTCTTCAAAATCGAAATCTAGTTCATCTCCTACTTCAAGATCATCATCCTCAAATTCTTCTTCTTCACTTTCTTCGTAATCTTCTGTTTCTTCTTCTGTGTCGTCATCTTCAGATTCTTCATCATCTGAATTGACTCCCATAAATTCTTGTGCTACTTGTGCTTTTCTTTCAGCAACAGCATCACGAATCTTATCAAGCATTAATTCTGCAAATGTGGTTTGCATACCAACCACATCTTTGTCTAATGTTTGTGTGATAATATCTTCTTTATCAGCCATAATTTATTTATCTCCCTTTTTATCTTCACTTTTCTCATCAGATTTTTGTTTTTTTGCTGGTTTTTTAGCAGCAGGTTTTGGAGGAGGTTGCCCTTGTTCCATTTGTTGTTGCATCTGTTGCATCATAAGTTCTTGATTATATTGCGGATTTTCTATTTCTTCCGCAATTTGTTCATTCATTTCTTCAATTTCTTCATCAGATTGCTTTAATACATTTCTGCGAATCCAAAGATGCGAATAATACTTACCTGCATAATCATCTACATCTCTAAGACGATTCATTCTTTCTGCCATAATTTCCATTTCTTTCAACTCGGCAAAATAATTATCTCTTAGGAATCTAAATCTAATAAATTTCTTGATCTGTTCCCAATCTTCAGGAGCAGCAATTTTCTTCAGTATAAGTTGTTTTTCTAATGCAGCAATGAATAGCATAGAAAATTTATTTCTTACTCTGTCAACAAATTTGGCAAAGTTGACTTCATCCCTAGAAATTTCAGTTGCACGACCTAATGTATATACAGTATCAGGTTTCAATCTTGACATTGGAACTTGCAGTGATCTGTATAATTTATCTTCAAAATATTGAACAGATTCAAGCAATTGTGGTAATGCTGTTCCACCTTGAAGAACATCTATTTGTGTTCCTCTTCCACCTTCTCTGCGTGGCAACCAATAATCTTCAAGCATAGTCATAAACTTACGGTCATCACGAATTTCACCTGTATTTGCATCATATGATAATTTATTCTTATATTTAACCATCATTTCACGAAGATATTGTTCTGCTTTAATTTTTGGCAGATTTCCAACATCAATATAAAATATTCTTCTTTCGGGAGCACGAGACAAATGGTAAATTAGAGAAGAATCTTCTAGTGCTCTCAATTGATTCAATGGTTTAATAGATGGATGGAGATATGATAATACCATTGTATTATTTTTATCCATCAATCCAGATACTACTTGAATAATAGAATCTGGATTAACTCTTACACCGGTTGTTCCTAGTTGAGAGATTATTTTTGAACCATAATTCAATCCTCGTTCATTGTATATGTAATATTCTTTTTTGGTATTTTGGATTACGGCATCTGTTTTGCCATCTCTTTTCTTTGTTACCTCACGAATTTTACGAATCTTTCGAGGATCAATATATCTCAATTCTTTTATACCTTCAGCAGGTCTTGCTTCGTCAATGATGATATGGTAATAACTTCTTCCATCAATATACCATCTTTTAAAAACATCATATGCATTATTTTTGAAATCTAATAAATCGATAACATTATCGAATTCTTGAAGAATAACTTTTTTTAGATTGTCTTGTACTGGGAGATCATCTAGGATTAATTCAACTGTTTTTTTACCATCTTCTGATACGATTGCTTCATTTGTTACTTCATTTACTGCTTTATCGATTTCTGGTTGCAAAGACATTTCTCTGTATTTTGCAACCAGTTCTGCTTCTGTACGAACAGTACCATCTAAATCTATATATTGGCCAAATGTCCCGCCAGCAGCAACAACAACGGCACCATCGTCCTTTACTTCTGGAGTAAAGGACTTTATTGTTTCCTTGGGTTCTTTGCGTTTAATTTGGAACCCAAAGAAATTAAATCCATTGTTATCTGCCATATTATATCAGTCCTTATCTTACTCCAGGAGGAGTAGAAATATCTGCCGTATCATTTCCTCTTTCCGCAGTCAATTCTCCAGAAATCCAATAATCATATGCAAATTCTACATCAAATTGTTCGACTTGATTGATTGCATCCCAATCCAATTGAATTGCATCAACTGTTACTGGAAATGCACCAACTAAAGTACATTTAAAAATTACTCCGGGTTCTTCTTGAATTCCATATTCAAAACCTCCTTTGGAATATTGTTTCACCACGATATTTGCTTTATAAGTTAATGGTGAAGGACCAACTTGTCCTGACATAATGTTTGTTATTTTTCCATTCAATTGTTCGTGCCAATTCATAAATGAGTTTCTGACTAGAAAATCTTCATCGTTCATTACTGTAATTGACCAATTTGGAAATACTCTATCACCTATAATTTTTACTTTTCTTCCAAAGTATGGAATGTCGATAGATTCCACCACTGATGGTGGAATCGAAGATGCTTTTGCCAAAAATCTAATTCTTTCTGGGGAGGTGGTTCCATTGCTTCCAGGAAAAGTAGACATTTCTATTTCAAATAGAGAAGGTCTGGCTCCTCCTAGATTAAGACCTTCCGATTTGAATCGTTCTATATTGAATGTCATTTTTTAATAACTCCTTTGATAATCTTGTTATTTATATCTATTTATTAAAACTGTCCAACAACTTCAGAGAAGTTTACCCCTGTGCGAACGGCGACAAAATTTAGGGTGATAAAATTAATCGAGCGAGCAGGTTTTATATAGATATCACCAACAAATTCGTTTCTATCAATAACTTCTGCGGTGTTGTTTGTGCTGTCACAGACAACAAGGAAATCTGTGATACCACGACGGCCCTGAACATCACGAAGATATGGAACAACAAGATTCTTAAACTGACTACGAGTAAATGCATCGTTAAATTCAAAAAGTGTGAACTTAGATGCAGTTGCAATTGCCTTTTCAAGGACAATGAATAGTCTACGAACATTAATGCGATCAAATGCAGATGGTTTAGCAAGAAGTGTCTTATCACCAAATAAAACAGTTCCTTGACCTGGGAATGTTACTACTGGATTAACTCCTGCTTTATAAAGAGTATCACGGTCTGCTTGTCTTGGATTATATGCAAGTTTAACAATGTTCTTAATTTGACCACGATTAAATCCAGCAGGAGACCACCAAGGATCATTGGTTTGATCAGTTCTAACACAAAGACCAGCAGTATCACCGTTTAATGGAATCCAACGATAAATGTCATTATAACGATCATACATATACTTATAACCAGAATCCATTACAGCATATGAAGTTGAACGAATGTTATTTCTGAAATTAACAACTGCTTCTGCTTCATTACCAATGTTATTAACAACATCACCTTTTTGTGGTGAAATTAAAACAATGCAATCTTTTCTCTTTTCTGCGATATTATCAATTAGATAATTTGCAAGAGTAAATGATCTTGCCTTGCCTTGAAGAATTAATGAAATATCAATGTCTTCGGCAGAAGCAAACTTATCATATGCAGAAAGAAGAATTGATTGTTCAATGTTTGATTCGTCCTTACCATCTCTTCCAAGAGACATTTGGAATGTAACATTGTCTAGTGTTGAACTAACAAGATTTTCTGCTGCTGCTGATGCAGCACCTGCAATATCATTTACTGCATAAACATATTGTGATTGGTCGTTTATAACTGTTCTCCAGTAGTTTGCTCCACCATCGATTGTCTTAGCATCGGTAGCACGAGAAACTGCACGATAAACTTCAAGGATTGTTCCTGGAACACCTGTAATCTTGCCACCTTCATCAGAAACAACAACATGCATTTCATCAGAATTGATTGAAGAATTTCCAAAATTGATTACATAATCAGATTGTCCTGGTGCAGAATCAACTGATGGATAAAATTCCCAATATCTTGTGACAGCATTTGTTGTTGTGCTGTTTGAAACAAATGTGTAGTCTGTAGATAGTGCATAACGATCTTCAAAGTTTATTGTATATGTGGCAGCAGGAGAAACTGTTACTTCTGTTGTGAAAGTAGCATTTGTAACAAGATTTGCAGAAATTGCAACTGTTGTATTAAATGCAGTTGAGTTAATAACATTGTTAACAACAGCATCTACTGCAAAAGTGTTTCCAGCAGTTATAACCATACCCGCATATAGGGCATCAGTATTACTTGTTGCTGCTTCTGAACCACCTGTAGAATTTGTTACTAATACTGTTGAATTTCCAGTTGTGCTTACATAAACATTTGATGCGGCATTACCATAAACTGTTGTATTACCAATTGCAGTGATTTTCATAAATTGTGTACCAATTAAAGTATTGCCAACTTCAATCAGATCTGTTACATTTAGTAATGCTTTTAATGCGGTTGCATTTGCAGAAGCATTGGTGTTTGATGTTGCAGATTGACGAACTGTGGCAGTATTTGAATTGATTGTGATTGGTATTGTTGTTCTTGTGCCATATGAAGAAAGATTAATGGTTGAAGAATAACCAGTAGAATTTCCGCACACTGAAATCTTTAATGAATTGCCCAATTCTCCTGGGAATCTAGCAACAAATTTTACATCAGTATCAAATGTTCCATCTTTTTGTGTGAAGTGATCTTCATTTTTAACTATTTGATATTCTAGATTTGCTACAGCAGCAGTATTTGCTACGGCAGAAAATGCTGTGTTAGATACAAATTGAATTGCATCGTTCGTTGTATTTGCAATTGCATCATCAGTATCTGTGATAGAGAATGCAGTAGAATTGATGATTGATGCAATTGTTGCTCCAGTCGCAACTCCTGAATTTGCAGAAGAAATGACAATTAATCCAACAGAAAGTTCGGAAGTATTACCAGTTGCAAGTGTAACAATACCATTGCTGGATTCAACATTTGCTGTAACAGTAGGGGTTACTCCAGTAGTATTTGCTGCACGTGAAATATAAAGACGATTTCCATAACCAAGGAATGATGCAGCAGTAAACCAAGTTTCTGCGTTTAGATTTGTTGGTTTGCCAAATCTTTTTACTAATTCGGTTTCAGAATCGATTAATACTCTTTGATCGATTGGTCCCCAACGAAAAACTCCACCAAGTGCACCTTCAGTTGTTGAAACTGCTGGTACAATGGTAGTTAAATCAATCTCTCTGACATTAACTCCAGGCGAAACTAAAAATGGCATTGTATTGTCTCCTTTTCAGAGTTGTTATTATTATTGTGGTTAGTGATATTTATCAATTTATCAATTTTGATCCACAACAATCCAATAATCATCTCTATAAGACATTTCATCAGAGACAGGTTCTACTCCATCATCAATAAATCCAAACGGTAACATATCATCGTTTAATTCTTCTAAACTCTTTTCTTTCAATTTCATTAATGTGTTTATATCAGTTAAGTCTTTGAAGAATTTCTGTTCTGTTAACCATCCAAACAAAACTAAACACATAACCAAATCATCATGGCATCCTGATTCTGCTTCATATGAAGCACCTTTTTTAGAAAATGTAGATAACTCGTGAATTGTTTCATAATCATTAATAAGTAATTGATTTTGTTCTACTAATAATTTTAACATAGAACATCCAATTGCTTTTACAGATTTTGTAGTTCTTATTCCTCTATCAGTTCCTGAAGATTTGTAGTTCAGAGTAATTCGTTTTCCTTGCTTTCCAGCAGACTCAGTAAACATCATTGATTCATATTCATAATCAAAATATAACGATTCTGCTACTTGTTGTCCTATATCATTTACTTCAATTAACATAGAACAATTGTTATATTGTCTTCCGATTCTGTTTAATATTTCTGCAAAATCTCCAGGAGTTGTCATATTATCTCTGAACGATAAAACTTGTTGATATGGCATTTCTGTCACATCAAATACTTGCAATGCAGAATAATCTAATCCTTTTCCACGAGAAACATCAGCAACACCAACATATGTCCTGTTTTTCTTTGGTTTTTCATATTGACTAATACCAGCATGTTCTGCTATTGGTGTTTGAGGAACTAATTCTTGTAATTTCCAACCAGCAATAAGAGTTCCTGATGAACCAAGATATTGATTTTCATATTCTTGTGCAAATCTATCATAGTCAAAATTCATTCCTGCAAGAATTTCTTCTTTCCATTTTTCATCTCTGTTAGGAACATTTTGCCACGGAACAGAAATCAATTTGTAATTGTTTTTATTTTGTCTTGCCAAAGATGTTATCTTATAAAAATGATTTAATCCGTTTACTGTTGATACAAGAACAAGTTTTGTAGATGCACCTGATGATATAGTTGGAAATACTGAAGTAAAAAACTCGTCCCAATTATCAATAAATGCTGCCTCATCAATGATTAATAAATTAATTGAATAACCACGAATGTTATTTGAAGAGGTTGCTGCTGCAATAACTCTTGATCCGTTTTCTAATTCAAACGAACCTTTATTCCATTCTATAACACCTTGTTGTAACCATTTTGGCAAATGTTCGTATGCTAACTGTATCCTTGATAGAATTTCTCTTGCAGTTTCTGCTTTATTAGCAAGAATTGCTACAGTTTTATTTGGATTAAAAATAATATACCAAAGAACGAATACAGTAATAGAAGTTGTTTTCCCTGACTGTCTACTGCATTCTGCTACTGTAAACCTTTCATTAAGAACTGTTGTGATGATATCTTTTTGATAATCATATAAAGGAATAGTGATTAGTCCTTGGTCAACATTCACAATTTTCATATGATTTTCAGCAAAGTAGATTGGGTCTTGTGAACACTTAACCATTTCTTGGACTTTTTCAGGAGTCCAATCTATTTGTACATTTGATTTTTTTAGTGTGGATGATCCACGATAACCTTTAAGTTCCATTAATTATGTAATCCAAACTCATCTTTTATTTTATTTAATCTTGCTTTCCACCCTTCACGATATTTTTCATATTTTGGGTTTGCGGTTAATCTATTATAATCCTTTTGTCTTGCGTTTAAAAGTTCGTGTGGATTATCTCCTACGGTATCAATTAATTTTTTTGCAAATCTTGGACCATGATGTACAGATGCATCCAATACAATTGCTCTTGATGGTTTGCTCAGTGTATGATATTTTGGATGTTTTATCATTTCATTATAATATTGTGTTTTATATATTTCTCCTGCTTTTTCGTGTGAGAGATTTTTTATTTCATTTTTTGAAAGTCCTGTTCCTTTTTCACTCACTCCAAACTTTGTTGTTCCTCCAGGATCAGATTTATCTTTTGATAATCCCCCTTCCAACTTGAAAGTTCTTTCAATAAAATCTTCTGATTCTTTTTTATGATCTATAGGATTGTCTAGTCTTCTAATTAAATCTCCTATTTCATCTTTTGGTGGCGCAACATATTTTTTAATCAAATTACCAATATGATCAATTCCACGTCTTGGAGTTACTATTGCAGGAGGTTGCATAGATGTTGGGGGTAGATACCCCGAGTCTTCTTTAAGAAATTGTTTAAAAGTTTTCATTATTCTTTCTTTTGTAATAATGTTAATAAATCAGCAGTTGATCCAACAAATAAATTTTGATTAACAGTTTTTGGTGAATCGTTTGCCTTTTCTTCTTTGTGTCTAATATCAACTTCTTTGGATTTGATTTCCATAAGTTCTTTATTTGCAGTGGTCATTGCAGAAATTAATTCTGTCAAAACTCTGTACACTCTTGGGTCTTGAGATTGCTGTGCCATGTCTGCTAAATCAGACATTGCTCTTGTCCCAACATCAATAACATTGTGCATATTCCCTTTTGCCGTTTCATAATCACTATTAGTTTTAACTGCAACCAAATCTTTTCTTGTTGGTTCTAAAGGAGTTAAATCTAATGCAGTGGCAATAGTATCATCACTCATTCAAAATAATTCCTTCCGATGTTATAATATACCCAAAATCATCATCTACTTCAATCAATGAATAGTCTATAGAAACATTTGCATCTGATGTTGGATTGCCATTAGCATCCAATCCAGGGTTTACTGTTACTCTACCTATAACATCTGTTTCTCCAACAGATGCAGCAACATTTGCTTGTGATCCTCCAGAAGGAACAAAGAATTGAGTATTAGCAATCTTGATAATTGGTTTGCTTACAACTGGACCATACATCCATCCTTTAACCGTAAAATTCAAAGTCCATATGATTGCTCGTCTTTCTTCAAAATTTCCTGCATATGTATCTTCCATACTGATGTTATTAAGAATGATTGGAATATCCATAGCAATATTCATTTCAGGAATTAGGTTTACTGTTGCTGTCCAATCTGGAGTGAAGAATGGAATAATCTGTTCAATGATCTTTGTTCCGTCTTCAGCATTTTTAACGTATACATATAAATTAAAATCAAAATTGTATGGAACTGGATTATATTGTGATTTTAATTTATTTGCATTTGATGCATCTTTAACTACTTGTCTTGATATAGTATTAAGTTTTCTAGAACCATCATAACCTAGACCGGTCATCTCAAATGACATTCTTGGTAAAAATATTGCTGTTTGTCTTGTGATTTCTGGATCGGCATCCACTCGTGCAAGCATTTTATCCTTTGGTGCATAAGACAAAGGTATTTTTAATACTGCAACTGTATTTCCATCAGCATTAGATCTTGTTATTCTTACATCATTAAAAATATTACCAAAATAAATAACCATTTTACGAATAGTTGAAAAATAAAATACTCCGTGTCCAAACATTATTAATACCTCGTACTCTTTTTTCTATTTTTGGCAGATTCTGACATTTTTTTCTTGTGTTCTTCGGAAAATATTTGTTTTGCTCTTGCCATTTTTATTTTTTCTATTGTTTCTGGAGTATGTTTGTGTCCTTTGCCAAACCCGACATCTCTGCCTTTCATTTTTTTACTTATTGTAGTTTTTGTTTCTTCAGAATGTTTTTTCCCTTTATTTCCTTCACTTATTTTTTTTCTTGCTTCTGCGGAGTGTGTTTTGTTAAACATATGGTTTTTAGAACCAAGTTGTGCTAATGCTATTTTTTTCTTACTATCTTCGGAGTGATGTTTGCCGAGCATTCCATAAGTGATATTATCAAAAGGCATTTTTCCTTCACTTATGTTTATCCATTCTTTTTTCCTTTTTACTTTCAATCTTCTCAACACTTTATTTTCCCAGTTTATAGCATCAATTTTGTTTTCAAAAATTTTTCTAATTTCAACTTCAAATGAATTTATGCCATATTCATTAATTAACTCTTTTACTTTTTTACAAGAAGTGAAATATTTATCCCATAAATCTTTAGGGTCACAATTCTTAGCATATCTTACTCCATAATATTTTAGTCCGGTGGGGTGATGATATAGATAATATGTATAAGGTTTCATTAATAATTCTCCTGCAATTTAAATACAATAGTATTTATAATTGGTTTGGGTTTAATACTTTCCATCTGGAGAATTGCCAAAAGGATTGGTTTCTGTCCAATCTATTACACTATCATCTGTTATTTCATCACCAATTCGTTTATTATCTGCTAACGGATCAAATTGCTCAATGTTATCTTGGAATTTAGATGTAACAAGATAATCTCCGTTATTGGTTTTAAGCACCTTACCGTTTGCTGCAAGTAATCCAAAATCAATTGCATTGACTGAAAAATTCTTTTGCAATTTATCAATATCTTCTATGCCAGTTTCTAATACTTCATTAGAATATTCGTATAGTTCACATGTTAAATCATACATTTGCAATTCACCAAGTTGATAGAAGAAAGGTTTATTATCTACATACTTGATTTCAAAGCATTTTTTATTGAGAGGAAAATATATTAAATCTCCTTCTCTAGGTCTTAATAATTCTGCTTCTTCTCTAGTTATTTCTATTTCAAAAGTTCTTCTAGCAATTGATAATATAACTTGATCTCTGATTTCTAATCCAAATTTGGAAAAGAATGAACCTTGACCACCAAAACCTTCAGTTGATTTTGTATATACTTCTATTGTATAAAATGTATCAAATGAAGAAATATCATCTTCATAATAAACCCCATCAAAGTTATTTCTTCTTCTGGGAAGGTAATACATATCTTGCCCATACAGACGAATGCTCTCTACAACAAGATCTTCTAGGAGTTCTTGCTCCATAGAGTTTCCAAAATTGTTGAAAAAAGTTGACGTGGGCATATTCTAATACCTTATGACATAGGTGATGATTGTTTAGTATTTATCATCTTTTTATTATGTTGTTTAAGATGTTCAAATGCCGCATTAATATCACCATTGTTGTGAGAATCAATAGCATTGGAGAGATGTTCCCCTGGCATAGATTCGTCGTATTCATCTTGTGCTTTTTCCAATGCTGCTTTTGATTTAGCAATCAACTCTGGATTTAAGTTTGGTTTATTAATCTCTCCATGAGAATAAACTGGCAATTCATGTGCCATTCCACCTGCTTGTGCTGGAGATGCGGCAAGCATTGTTGCTGCTATCATTGCTCTCAATGATTTTGATTCTAGCAACGAACCTCTTATTTCTTGCGCAGACATTTTATTATTCAATGGTGTATGCCCAAGATTATGTCTTAGAGCATTAATCTTTGTTAGATGAAATTTTTTTTCACTTGCTGAGGTTTTTGGATTCAGATAAGCATGAATAGAATCATTATGTGCTTTTTTGATGTGTATGTCTTCTGGATTATCGTTGCTTGCTTGCATTTCAGCAAGGAATTGTTTGAATGTTAGCATAAATTGGTTGCCCTGTAAAAATGTTTGTTATTCAGAATATTGTCTATTGAATGGAATCCATTTTTTATTTTTGTGATCCCATTTGTCACGAATGTATCTTGCTGGTATTTTGTCTTTTACTTTATAACCACCGTAGTTACCGCCTTTTTCAATAGGATTTGGCATATTTCTACCAGGAATAATTCTATATAATGCTAATTTTTTTTGTATACCAGCTTTCTTATTTGCAGAACTAATTTTCCAAGAACCACTTTTTTCATTTGTTGGATCAGTATCATCCCAATGATCACTTATATGAACATGTTTTGTTTGTTCATCCGCAGCTTTGTTTAAGTCTTCATCATTTGAAAAAGTGTCTCCCCATTTTTTCTTAAATATTTTTTTTGCTTCTTCATGTCCAACAAGAGATGAAAGTGATTTCAAATCCTCTCCAGGTTGTAAATCATCAGGGCCTATATGAAAAAATCTTTTTGGTCTTTTTAATTCTGTCAAATATTCTTCATTTATATTAAAGAATTGTTTGAATGTTAGCATTACCATTTAACCTTATTTGCCCAATAGGCAGCAGACATTTTACCTTTTGCTATATTTTTGGCATGTCTTGCTTTGAATCTCTTTCTTCTATTCGCATATGCTTCTGATTCTCCTTTTTTCTTAGGAGAACCTTTCACTCCTCGTTGTCCAAAACGAATAATCTTTTCTTTACCACCAGAACATGCTTTTACCACATGAGACTTACCAGTTTGAGAATCACCGACTGCTTGTGCTCTTGGTTTATTACATGCCATTTTGCTTTTATCTATTTTTGCTTCAGATAAGAATTGACTAAATGTTAACATAAAATCTCCTTAATTATCCTACAAGATCACTGATAGGTAATGAATACGATATAATCATATCTTGTTCTAACAATCTTATTTCCTCAATTGCTTCATCATATATCTGCTGACCATTAAATTGAATGCCTCCTGGCATAACCATACCAGTAAACTTCTTTAAATTATTTCCCCACTGACGTTTAATCAAAGCAGTGCAATATTGTAACAACCAACGATCTTTCCATACATCAGTAAATGTATCTGGATCAACAATTTGATATGCTTCAACAATAATATATTCTCCAGTATTAACTTTGCTCCAATCAACATCTATATGTAATCTGTTTCTATGTCTATTGTATCTAATAGGTTGTCTTCCAACGAGAATTTCTTCTAGCATAGAAATGTGTTGCATTGCCATATAATATGGAACCAGAGATACATTTGTTAATGTATAAAGATCATTTAATGCAATTTGATATCTAATATTAAATAAATTGTTGGTATTCAATCCTTCACCAATAGTGAAAAGGTTTACTGCACCGATGATATTTTCTGGTAATTCTATATACCCATCAGTTTTGTTTTGTGCTGTTATTTGGTGTTTGTAGTATTGTTTTTCTGTACCATCAAAATGGTAATCCCAATAATAAGTTAATGCTTCATCAACTCTATCATCAACTTGTTCATCTGAAACGTTGATTTCGATTACTGGTGCTCCTAATCTACGGAGGCAATTTTCTTTAAAAGTTGCTCTTGAATTTGGAAATGCCATGGACTTCCTTTACATATAAATATGATTGTGCTATAATTACTATTTATCATGGAGCATATTTTATGTTTAGAAATCCACCAAAAGTGATTGGACATATATCAGCACTAAAAAAAGGACCGTTCGTAGGTCAAGAATATATTATGTCAAAAGTTGACGATGAAATCAAATTATTCAATCGATTGTGTCCTCATAGATTTTATCCTATTGGTGAAATAGGAAATAGTGAAATCAAATGTAAATTGCATGGATTTGGTTTTAATTCTGATGGCAGTCCACAAAACAATCCGTATAAGTTAAACTGTCAAAGTTCTAATAATGGCAAGTCTGGAATTGTTTTTAAAAATTTTGTAGAACCTAATCATAAGTGGGTTGATGATGTTGCCAATGAAACAAATTTAGAATATAGTCATAGTTATACTGGTGAAAGTACTGGAAATTGGTTGTGGTTGATGGAAATTGAGGCAGATTTATTACATATAATAGAGAATGGAGTTCATCCATGGTTAGCATCTCAAATTGATCCATACTCTGTAAAATTAGAAAATGGTGATGGTTGGATATATCAAGAACATCCTAATGGGTGGTGGGTTTATATTTTTCCGTTTATATTTGTAGAGTGGACAAAAGGTTGTTTATCTATAAATTGCACTTTTCCTAATGATATTAAAGAAGAAAGAGGGTATAAATGGTTAACCCAATTATATTATGATCCTAAAGTAACAACAGAGCAGAGAGATATATTCAATAAAATTGAAGATGTTTTTAGAGAAGATGTTATTGTATCAGAATTACAGAAAACACGATATGTTCCATATAAAAAATGTATTAATTCACTTGAAAGTCAATCAGTAATTTTTGGCGAATGGGTTAAAAAAAATAGGATAAAAGAATGATAAATTATGCTTTATTTCCAACATTGGTAAGTGAATTTCACTATGAATATCCTTTGAGATTTAAAAAAGTATTTTTTGAAAGTGTGTTTGATCACTTAAATGAAAATGGTGAATCAAGTGAACAAACATGTCATGTAACAATACATCATGATGAAAGATACAAAGAAATTTATGAGTTTGCCGTTTCTTGTGTCAAACAATTTATTAGAACATATAATGTAAATCCAGATTTATTTGATATAAATGTTGTCAAATCTTGGTTGAACATATTAGGAGGACAATCAAACCCAAATCATAATCATGCAGATGCACACATTTCATTCGTATATTATGTACATGTGCCAGATACTGTTCAAAATTCAATAAGATTTTATAATTATGAAAACAGACACGAACCTTTTTCATTGTTTTGTAAAATGAATAATCAAAATAATATGTGGGATCATTTCAATTCATATACATGGCAATTCAAACCGATAGATGGACAACTAATGGTATTTCCAGCATCATTAAATCATGACACAATAGGACATGATGAAAGATTGTCGTGTAATATAAAAATCGTTGAAGATATTGAAAACAGAAGAATTGCTATTGCTGGAGATATATTGTTAACTCATAAAGAAAAGAATTCAAAACATTTAGGATTACAACCTGTGAAAAATTGGAGATTGTTTGAATAATGAAATACACTACAATTTATAATGATCCAGTAAGAAGAGCAACTGTTTTTGAACCATGGTGTTATTGGGACAATGCATTTACTGATGAAGAATTGCAAAAGATAATTGATTATTGTGAGTCTAAAGAATTATCTCATGGAACTACTTTTGGTCAACAAACAAAAGAAGAAACAGAAAAGATTAGAATATCGGATGTTGGTTTTCATAATAGAAATCCAGAAACGGCATGGATATTTGATAGAGTAAATTTTGTTTTACAAAGTGCAAATGAGATGTTTTATGGATTTCATTTGAATGGTTATGATTCTTTTCAGTATACTACATATGATGCGGAAAAGAATGGTAATTATGATTGGCATATGGATACTTGTATGGGCAGTTCCACTGACCAATTTGAAATTCGTAAATTGTCAATGACTTTGTTGTTGGATGATGATTTTGAAGGTGGTGAATTTCAACTTAATGTAGGAAATCAAAACGAACCTGCTATTTTACCTGCACAGAAAGGTAGAGCATTATTATTTCCATCCTTTATGTGTCATAGGGTTACACCTGTAACTAAAGGGAAGAGAAGGTCTTTGGTAGTATGGTGTTTGGGTCCAAAGTTTTATTAAATATTTAATAAACAGTCAATATATGATTTGCTAGTATAGTTGTTAATATTGTTCAATCTTTTGAAAGAATCTTTTAGAGAAGAATTTATATATAAGTCTTTAAATTTATCATCTTCTTTACTGTATGAATTAAGCAAAACATGAATATCTGAATATGGTTCAATATTATTGAGTTTGTTTTTAACATCACCAAACATAATTGGTGTTGGTGATATTAAAGGATTGTATACATCTCTTATCAATCTTTTCATTCTTTTTATATTACTAACATATTTGTTATTTTCTTTCATATCTTTTGCAACCATATATGATTGTTTTATATGCAATTTTGGAAAATCGTTGGTTGTGAAAAAATATGTATTTTCGTGAAATGATGATGCCATAAAACAGATTTTCAAATCTAATCTAGAATAAAATTTGTTTTCTTTTCTTACTATTTTTGGTTCACCAACACCAACAACATGTGCAGTTTTTTCTTTTCTATTCATAGGTTTTGCGAACCCATACTGTTCTAAGTATTTAATGTTATATCGTTGAATAGCAGGCATAAAATGTGCAAATTGTATGTTTGAACCATCTTCTAATAGATTTTCTTTTTTGTAATAATTTACGAGAGAATCAAAAGTTATATTTACTCTATTATAAATGCCTTTGAAATTTTTTTGCTTTAGATCAAATATAGACTTTTTACCATCAACATTTGGAGAATTAACATTTTCATAATAACAGGTTATTATTTCATCTACATGAATATTATTATCCAAAAAACTATTTAATACAGTCGTAGAATCTGAACCTCCAGAATGATATACTATGACATAATCATATGATTGTCTTATCTGCAATGCCCTTTGTTTACAAAGTTCTTTAAAAGACTCAGTTGGTTCTGTCAACCAATCCCAGTTTTTGAAAGATGTCAAGTTTTCAATGTTTATCAATATATTTTGATTATCAAAAAACATTTTATTATTTACATTTTAATTAATTCTAAAAATTGTTTTTTAGTATATGTAACTTGTGATTTTGGTTGTGTCTTTTTCTTTTCATTGATGCGTAATAGCACATTATTGATTTTTCTGTCAAAATGTTGTCTAAATTTTGGTCTAAAAATAGTTTGATATAAATTTGATTTGAATTTCTCAGATGTGGATTTATCAAATAAATTTACCATAGAATTAACTATGCTTAAATCATACTGAAAAAACGGAATCAAAATGTTATCATCTACTATAATATCTGTGTAATAATCCCATTCCGAAAACCCTGCTAACATAATTCCAGTTGATTTATTGTATCCAACATCACCTAAATGATCAGCAGAAACTATGATACCTCCATTTTCTTGTGCATATTTTGCACACTCAATCAATGCAATAGAATTAAGGGCTTTTACATTTGTAGTCTTTAATAAATCCAAATATTTCTTAATGAAAATTTTAGGTTGAGATATATCAATATATGTTTTTTGAATGTCAGGAAATTCCTCATAAACTAAATCTACATACATTAACTCATACTCATTGCCGGGAGTTTTAACTGTTACTGCGGTAAACGGAATATTTAATCTTTTGAATAATCTGACAACATACTCCGAATCAGCACCACCACTAAATGCTATGTAAATAGATTTGTTCATTGCTGCAATTTTTATTGCAGTTGCTTCACATGCTTCAATAAATTTCATTTTTGTAAAAGAATAGGGTGTTATAGTAACATCAAAATCAATATTTTTGTTAATTAGTCTTTCTTTGATATTTGTTGTTAACCAATTGTTTTCTACAATCATGTTAATTCCCTTAAATAATATTTTCTCGTGTAATATGTTTTCTGTGCATTTGGAACCTCATGCAACAATTTTTGTAATCCATTCTTGTAGTATTTATACATATCACTGTCTGTTTTGTTTTTAATAAAAGTATCTCTAATACTCATTAAAACATTTGATGATTTTTTGGTTTTCATAATCATTGGATTGACCAGTTCATAAATTGCTTTATTATATATTTCATTATAATTTTTCATAAATGTTTTTTTATCTTTCATTATATCAAATACTTTTAACATAGTATATGCTTGTTTTTTGATTATCTCTGTTGAGAGTAAGGTATTTCCCCAATAGAAATTCTCACGATATAAATTACCATCAAAATATTTACCAGAATAATTCATCAACTCTAATTCACTGAAAGAAACATATGGAATTTGTTCAAAAACAGAAATACCAGTTTTTCCAGTACCTGTTACCCAACAGGTCTTTTTGTTATCTTTAACAATATGTTTTGATAAATCATTCCAATATAAATGATGTGGACTTTTCCAACAACTTATATTATACATCCAATAATCTTGATATTCAGATATCAATGAAAAAGATTTTGGATTTCTGAAGTATTCTGTGTAATCTAAAAATGATATTTTAGTGTTTGGCAAATCTAATTCGTTCAATAATTGTTTTACATTTACATATATTTCTCTGTTGTTATTTTCATCAGAACCAAAATATTTATCTTGAGAAAATGCACCAACAGATATGATTTCATCTATCTGTATATTATTGTAATAAAAAGATTCTAATACATTGCGGGAGTCAATACCACCTGATAAACATAATATAACTCTTTCATATGAATCTCGTATCTCTTGTGCTCTTAATTTGTATAATTCTTTTAAAGAAAAAGATGGTTCTGTTTTCCAATCAACAGAACCATATAATGAATCGTTGTAATATATACAACATTCTTTACCAGATTTCAAAGCATCTATATGTGTTTTATAAACATTTTTGTCTGCATCATACCAAAATATTGTCATTATAATTGTTTAATAAATTGATTGATCTCTTCTTCGGTTAAATCTTGTGGTGTAGATTCTGGTGGGATTCTTAACGAACCAATTTCTTCAAGTGTTGTTGTTTTCACTACATTCAATTGTGCTTGATATGTACTCATTGAAGTATCAATTTCTGGATCTTTTAGTTTTTCTTGTGTTTCAAAAAAACCAATTGGACAATTCAATAGAATAATTTTCTTTAATTCTTCTTCTGTAGGTTCTGGAATTGGAATTGATAATGATACATCTGTTCTACATCTTACAGGAGTTCCATCTGGTTTTGTACCAGGAGCAGATGCCAATTCATTTTCAGTAATAGTATCTGTGAAATATCTAACAACAATTAAGTGATCTTGTGGCCAAACTTCTACTATTTTATAGTAAATGTTCATTTAAGTTCTTCTCCTTTAAGAAATAGGACCATTTCTAGTTCCTGTATTTATATATGCTGTAATATTTGAATTGCCTGATACTGCTGGACCTTGTGCACCTGCTGGTCCTGTTGAACCTGTAGATCCAACACCACCGCCAGAACCACCAGAACCACCACTAACACCAGAATAATTATCACCTGAAATTCCTGCTGAACCTAAATTACCACCACCACCACCATTGGCTGAAAATGAAGGAAATCCTGGAGCACCTAAAACACCATTACCTCCAGCACCACCTGTTGTTGCTGTACCTGGACTTCCTGGACTGGAAGATGGTCCTCCAATACCAGCACCACCAGGACCCCCAGCACCAGCGGGAGAACCAGCACCACCTCCACCACCACCACCAGCATAGGCAGTATCTATAGAAGGACCTTTTTTATTTGGAATGCTAGAATAGTAATAACCACCAGCACCTCCACCACCTCCACCACCAGTACCACCAGAACCTCCTGGACCACCAGTACCACCAGAACCACCAGTAAATGTTGCTGATGCATTATCTACATATAATATAACTCCTGGGTTTGAATTTGCTGCAAATGCTGTTCCTCCATTACTACCAGTTCCTCCAGTTCCTCCTGTTGCTCCAGGACTTCCACCAGAACCAGAAGGTGCGGGAGCGCTGTTTGAGAAAAAAGTACCAGGACCCCCTGCTCCACCTGCACCATTAGCACCAGGAGTTCCTGGACTTCCAGCAGGGCCAGTGCCTCCTGTTATAGTAGAATTATTATCTACATACAAAAATGTTCCTGCTTTCCAACCAGTTCCAGTTCTAAATGCTGGAGTTGTGTTAGATGTTGAACCAATATTTGCATTGATAAAACACAATAAATTCAACGGATATAATGGATTTCCTGATGTTGAGTATAAATCAACATTATTTGTTCCGGCAGAAATTGTAACAACTTTAGTAGGTCTTAAGATTGGTATAATAAACATTATTTTACATCCGGTAAGAATGATCCATATAGATTTGTACCATCACAAACAAAAGAAAACACATCTCTTGCTCCTCCTGTTGTTGTTAATGGAGGCGCAACCCCTGCTGTCCATTTAAATACAGAATTCCAAGTCATTGTTCTATTACCGGCACCATCTTGTATAACATGAAGAATATATGTACCAATTTTCAAATTGGTTGGTGCACCAAATGTTCTATTTCCACCTAATGTAACTGTAGCAATTTGTCCCAATGCAGTATTCCAACTAATTGTTGAAGCATCTGTTAATGTTTGTGATTGTACATTTGCTTTTGCAATAGATACTGTGCCAGAAACATCTAGGGTCGTTGCTGGAGATGCAGTTCCAACACCAACATTACCATTAGCAACAAAATAAACAGAAGTTCCTATAGTAAAGGTATTTGATATAGATGCATTAGCATAAGTTGCACTGTTTGATGCTATAGTTGCAATATAAGCAGAATTTACATAAGTGCCAGTAGCATTTGCTATTATACCAGTATTAGCACGAACAGACACGGTTCCTGTACTAGTAATAGTTCCACCAATCATACCATTGCCAGTTGCTACAGATGTCACTCCTTGGTCATCTGTTGCCCAATAAACAGTGGTTCCGTTTGAGTGTAAAACTTGTCCGGAAGTGCCAATACCACCATTTGCTTGTAAACCTACAGAGGTTCCAAGAACAACCCGTGTTGAGTTTGCGGTTACAGATGATCCAACAGATAATGTAGAACCGTTAACTACACCAGTATAAACACCAGTAGAATTAGCAATTGTATTTGTGCCAACAGTATGTGATGTTGCATTAACTACACCAGTATAAACACCAGTAGAGTTGGCAATTGTTGATGTGCCAACAGTATGTGATGCTGCATTCATTGTTCCTGTAGTATAAACACCAGTAGAATTAGCAATTGTACTTGTACCAACAGTGTGTGATGCAGCATTAACTACACCGGTATAAACACCAGTAGAATTAGCAATTGTACTTGTACCAACAGTGTGTGATGCA